TACTTCAAATGGAACAGCAGGTGCCAATGCCGGTGGTTCTACTACTGCCGGAAGTGAAGCTGCTGCAACTACTTCAGATGGAACAGCAGGTGACAATGCCGGTGGTTCTACTACTGCCGGAAGTGATGCTGCTGCAACTACTTCAGATGGAAGAGCAGGTGCCAATGCCGAAAATAGCGATTCTGTTACAAAATATAATGCTGATTTTAACAACACATCTAGCAGTGGATCTGATCAAGATTTAGCAGAATATTATGATGAAGCACCGTCTGAAGGCACAGATGTGTGATCATTTTATTGTATATACATTGTATGATATCTTTCCTTTATACTAGACAGGTAAATATTAGGCGCTTTAATTAAAAGGTTTCATTGTGCCATATAATATTACAAAATCAAACGGGACCCCTCTTGTTACAGTGCAAGACAATACTGTTAACACATCTGCATCCAGTTTAGCTTTAATAGGTAGAAATGCATTAAATTTTGGTCAGGGATTGAATGATAATTTTGTTTCATTGATGCAAAATTTTTCAAGTGTTAGATCACCTAATAATCCTTTGCAAGGACAGCTATGGTATAATCCAGCTCAACAGACACTAAGCGTGTATGACGGAATAAGTTGGAAAACATGGACACCGGCGTTTAATGGTATAACAGGTGTAGCATCTGTAAATTTAAATGCTATTGCAACAATATTATTTGCAACAGTTTATCAAAATCAAATTATTACGGTTACAAGCCATAAAGCAATACCAAGCAATTTATTACCTCATTATGTTGTTATCAACGGGTTTCAGTACAATTTTGCAACATTATTTCCAAACGGAATATTACCGGGAGTAAACATACCATTCCAATATTCAAATAATTTTACATATGGAACATCTACAACTGATAATGCTACTGTATTTGATAATGATATAGGTATAAACGGTACAGCCCTAGCAGCAAACACATTTGTAAATTCCCCAACAATAACTTTAACTGGGTCATTATATGGTAATGCTATTATAACTGGTAGCAGCAATGTTAACATACCTGCAAACATGTCAAATGTTTATATAAATGATTCAAATAAAACAGTTGGCGGAGTTTGGTCTAACGTTACAGTTAGTGATACTGGTATTGTAACTGGTGTTAGCAATGTTTCAATTAATGATATATTTTTAGCTCTAGGATATCCTACTATTGATACAGATTTAATGTCAGTTACTAATATACCAAATACAATGGTTGCTAGAGATGTAAATGCTAATTTTGAAGCAAACATAATGTTTGGTACTGCAACATCTGCATTTTCTTTTTCAAAGCCAGTTATGCTTGGTATAAATGGCGATGCAGTAGGAGCAGTTAGTTTTGATGGAACTACAGATGTTACGATACAAACTAATTTAGCACCAGTTGAAAATTTAGAACAAGGATCTTATAACGTACTCAAAGTAAACAACACCGGTAGAGTAGTATCTGCTATGGTAGTTGACAATATGCCTATAGGCAGTTTGGTATTAATAGAAAATGAAAATTTGGTACCAACTGGTTGGGTATTATGTTATGGACAAACAATTATTTTACCAGATGGTGGCGAAATTACTGCACCCGATCTAAGTAATGTTACTGTTTTAGGTAACCAATATATCATGCGAATTTCATAAATATAAGAAAATATACCATTTTTTAACCTAAAATCTAAAGATTTCAAATATCAGCATTAAATAATCTTGAGTCTGTTGATATTTCACAAAAGGAGAGCTATCACATGAGTAAGAAACTTGAGCAAGTGCTAGAGTATCTGATCGCAGGCAAGCAGGACCAGGCAAAGGAACTGTTGCATCAGGTATTCATTGAGAAGGCCCGTAAGATCCATGAGGACATCATGAGTCATGATGACATGGAAGAAGATCACGACCTTGGTGGTGATGAGGGTGACGACTGGAAGCATGACATTATGGGCGACCATGATGAGCATCTAGAAGAGCTCAGCGACGAGATTGACGCTGAAGAAACTATGGCAGAAGATGAGGACGTCAGCGTTGGTGACGACGACATGATGGACATGCACGACGACATGGGCGGAGACGACATGGGCGGAGACGACATGGCTGCAGACGATATGGGCGGCGATGATGCTGAAGGAATGGAAGGCATTGAAGACACCATTGGTGATCTAGAAGATGCACTTGCCGAACTTAAGGCTGAGTTTGAACGTCTAGAGTCAGGCGAGGAAGATGCTGGCGAAGAAGCTGGTGAAGAAGACGCAGGCGAAGAAGATGCTGGTGAAGAAGCTGGTGAAGAAGACGCAAGCGAAGAAGATGCTGGTGAAGAGTCATCCGAAGAAGATATGGATGAGAGCTGGCTTGAAGAAGATTGGGACGACCTAGCAGAGGCTATTGACCTCGAGAAGGTAAAGGTTCCTGCTTCAGGCGAAGTTGGAAGCGGTACATTTAGCTCAGCTGATGCTAATGCAAAGGCAAAGAGCCCAATCGCAACCAGCCAGACACAGCGCATGGGTGCTAAGCCAATCAAGACTGATGACAAGCATCACAGCGGTTACAACCGTGAAACTGCTCCAAGCAGCAAGGACATGGGAATCACCAATCGTCGCAAGACAGCTGAAACAGGAATGAGCAAGGTCAGCAAGGAAGGTAATAGCTCCGCTGCTCTTAACAAGACAGTTTCAGAGTTTGGCATTGATAAGGATTCAATGAGTCCTCTAAGCAAGAGCCCAAGGAAGTAATACTCCTTAAATTAGCTAAATCACCGCAGTAATCAACACTGCGGTGATTTTTTGCAAAAAAACACGACATTTGTAGTGTAATTTCAATGATATTACTAAATATTTTTTGGCACTCGAAGGGTACCTAGAAAAAATGAGCATATTAGTAGAACACCTAACTTATGATACGGCAAAGGCCGAGGTGATCACCGAGTCAACTGACAATGGTAGCAAGAACTTCTATATGAAGGGGATTTTTGTACAAGGTGGCATCAGAAACCATAATGGCCGAGTCTATCCTGTAAATGAGATACGCAAGGCAGTTGAAGCTATCAATGAGAGCATCAAGAGAGAAGCCGGTGTGCTAGGCGAATGTGATCATCCTCAAGAGCTACAGATACATCTAGATAGAGTGAGCCACAAGATCACTGAGATGTGGATGGACGGTGCTAATGGGTATGGTAAGCTACAGATATTACCCACACCTTGTGGGAACATAGTCAGAACATTATTAGAATGCGGTGTGAAGCTAGGTGTTAGCTCACGCGGTTCTGGAAATGTTAACGATAACGGTGAAGTCAGCGATTTCGATATGCTGACTGTAGATATAGTTGCTAAGCCAAGTGCGCCTAGTGCATACCCCGTACCAATGTACGAGGCTATCATGAATCGCAGGCATGGCCACAAAGTACACGAGCTAGCTGAGGCTGTGAAATTTGATGTTTCCGCACAGAAACATCTAAAGACCATACTCACTGGTTGGATTAATGAATTGAAGTTTTAACAGGAGTTGAGTCTTATGGAAAATCAACTAAAGGAGCTTCTAGAAAACGAGGTGCTTGGCCCAGAAGTCAAGCAGGCGTTGCAGGAAGCATTCAACAACAAGATAAAAGAAACTGAAACCAAGCTGCAGGAAGCTTATGCTTCTCGCTATGAGCATGACAAATCAGTGCTTGTTGAAGCCATGGACAATATGCTTACCGATGCAATCAAGGCAGAACTTTCTGAATTCTCAGAAGATCGTACTGCTCTAATTGCACAGAAGGCCAAGCTAACAAAGGCAACGCTAGCCGCTAAGCGCGTCTACGAAGCCAAGCTGGCTGAGCATACCAAACTGCTAAACGCTTTCCTAAGCAAGCAGCTTAAGGAAGAAGTAGCAGAGTTTACGGCAGATCGCAAGCGTCTAGTTACTCAGCGCAAGCAGATGGCAAAAGAAGTACAGTCCATAAAGGAAAGCAGCAAGAAGCAGCTTGCCTCTAGGATTAACAAGTTGGAAGAGTTTGTGCTCAAGAACCTCTCTGAGGAGATCACAGAATTCCAACAGGACAAAAAGGCTCTAGTTGAACAGCGTGTCAAGCTGGCAGCAGAGAGCAAGAAGAGACTACAGGAAACACAGACCAAGTTTGTTGGCAAGGCCGTTAAGCTGATCGATAAGACACTTAACGAAACTATCCGTAACGAACTTGTACAGTGGAGAGACGATATCAAGGTTGCTCGTGAGAATAACTTTGGTCGCAGAATCTTTGAAGCTGTAGCAGCAGAATATATGGGCAGTTATCTAAGCGAAGGCAGCGAGATCAAGAAGTTGCAAAAGCTACTGTCCGAAACCGAGCACAGGCTCATGGAAGCCCAGTCCGAAACCCAGCAGAAGGCCAAACTCATTGAGCAGGCAGAAGCAAAGGTTAAGGTAGCTAGCGATAAGGCCACCAGGCTAGAAACGCTAAGCGAACTACTGGCACCTTTGAGTCGTGACAAGAAGGCAGTGATGGAAGAAATGCTCAAGGACATCAAAACGTCCAACCTAAGAGAAGCTTTCAATCGCTATCTTCCCGCCGTGATCAACGGCAGCGCACAGAGTAGCCCAAGCAAGACAACACTTGCAGAAACTGCTCAATCAAAGTCCGTGGGGATCACGGGTGATAGGAAGAACAAGCTGAGTGAAGCAGTGGTTGAGGAATCAAACGCAGGCAGCAGCGACATTGCTTCCATACTATATCTTGCAGGAATAAACAAGGTTTAAGGAGAACTGAACAAATGAGCAAGAATCTATTTGAAACTCATTGGACGGCTACCAAGACCGCTCTTTGCGAAGGCCTAAGCGGCAACCGCAAGAAGGTTATGGAGGTCATCCTCGAGAACACTAAGAAGGATTTGCAGGGCAAGTCCGGTATATTGTTTGAGAGTGCAACACCAGGTGCTACAAGCGCAGGTAACGTTGCTACCCTAAACAAGGTAATACTCCCAGTGATTCGTCGTGTAATGCCAACTGTCATTGCTAACGAAATCATCGGTGTGCAGCCAATGACTGGTCCAGTTGGCCAGATCCATACACTGCGCGTTCGCTACGCTGATACGTTTGGTTCACCAAACCCAGTTACAGCTAGCACAGAAGCTCTAAGCCCATTCGATATCGCTAAGTTCTACAGCGGTAATGGCAACAGCAACTATCCAAAGGCTGCTCCAGTTGGAGTGCTTGAAGGTACTGCTGGTAAGCGTTTGAACATCCAGATCCTCAAGGAGACCGTTGAGGCTAAGACTCGTAAGCTTAGCGCACGTTGGACCTTTGAGTCAGCTCAGGATTCTCAGGCTCAGCAGGGCATTGACATCGAGGCTGAAATTATGGCAGCTCTCGCACAGGAAATCACCGCAGAAATCGACCAGGAGATTCTAACCTCTCTCGGCGTTCTTGCTGGTACCACACTAACATACGATCAGGGCGCAGTAAGCGGTACCGCTACCTACGTTGGCGACGAGCACGCTGCTCTTGCTATCTTGATCAATCGTGCAGCTAACTTGATTGCTGCTCGTACACGTCGTGGCGCTGGTAACTGGGTAGTTGTGAGCCCAACCGCTCTCACCATCCTCCAGTCAGCAACGACTTCTGCATTTGCACGTACTACCGAAGGCACGTTCGAGGCTCCAACCAACACCAAGTTCGTTGGTACCCTCAACAACAGCATGCGCGTTTACGTAAACCAGTATGCAGCTGATGACACCAACGTTCTCGTTGGTTACAAGGGCCCGGGCGAAATAGATGCCGCAGCGTACTATTGCCCCTACGTCCCACTAACAAGCTCAGGCGTCATCATTGATCCAAATACCTTCGAACCAGTAGTAAGCTTTATGACTAGGTATGGTTACCTAGAGCTATCCAACACTGCAAGCAGCTTGGGTAACGCAGCTGACTACCTCGCAGGAATTGGAGTTAATACTGCACACTTGAAGTTCCTATAAAACATAGTAACTTCAATAAGTTATATAAAAATAAAACCCAGGAGAAATCCTGGGTTTTTATTAGACTTGTTTTTAATCGAATATACCAATCATTGACAATTACACCTTAACCTTGCATAAATATATCATGCAAGACGCTATTTTAAACAAAGTACACGAGATCATAAAAACATCTAAACCAGATGGTATTGTTACACGACTAAGACATAATGAAGAATTGTGGCCTGTAATTTTAAAATTTACAGAAAATTTTAGTTTTAAAAATAAGGCTGAACAAGTTTATTTTTATTCTCAACAATTAAAATCTACGCCTATTTGTAAATGCAGTAAACCTTTAACATTTGTATCTATCACGTCAGGCTACAGAGAATTCTGTAGTAGATCCTGTAAATATGCTAAAGAAGCTGCTTTAGATAGACGTGTAGCAGCAATGAAGGCGAATGGCGGTGTGGGTTTAGCAAATCCTAAAACATATCTGAAAGCGAAAGGTAAACTACAAGAAAAACATGGTCTAGATGTAACCAATCCTGGACAGATTAAAAGTCATATACATAACATGACTGTAAATAATCCAATGTTTATAGAAAAAAATAGAAAGAAATTAAAAACTATATTTGAAGAAAAATATGGAAAAGATAGATTTAATCCGGGATTACGCAATTGTACTGATACCCAATTAGATTTACTTTCTGACATAGATAAATTTTCAGAAATTATTAAAGGAAAGAGTGCAGTTTCAGTTGCAAAAGAAACAGGGTTAAACCATTCTACTATAATGAGAAGAGCACATAAATTTGATTTATTAAATACTATGATTTATAAGCCACAAAGTGCAATGGAACATGATTTAAAAATTTGGTTAGATAGTAACCGTATATCCTATCAACAACATAATAGATCTATTTTACAAAATAATTATGAGTTAGATTTTTATTTCCCTCAATGGAATTTTGCAATTGAGTTACATGGGTTATTTCATCATGCTGAAATAGCAAGCAATAAAGATAAAACTTATCATGTACAAAAATATAAAGGTTGTCAAATAAAAGGTGTTCAATTATTACAAATTTGGCAAGACGAATATTGGCAGTACAAAGAAGTAGTTCAAAGTAAGATATTATATCTAGCAAATTTAATTACTAATAAAATACCTGCTAGAAAATGTAAATTGGCACCATTGACTAATACAGAACTTGAACGTGATTTTATGAATAAAAATCATATACAGGGATTTGCAGACTATAGGCAATGGAGTTTAGGTGCATGGTATAATGATAAACTAGTTGGAGTAATGGCATTTTCTAATCAAATGAACAGATTAGAATTGGTAAGATATGCTACTACAATTGATAGTGTTATATCAGGATTGTTTTCAAAAATGCTTAAAAAATCAATAGAAGAATTTAAATTTATAGGCACAATCATTAGTTTAAGTGATAACAGAGTCAGTAATGGTAGACTTTACCTGAATAGCGGATTTTCTTATTTAGAAGAGTTAAAGCCAGGACATTGTTATACTACTGATTATAATAGTCGTATTAATAGACAGCACTGCATGAAAACAAAGCTAATTAAGAGACATAATTTAGACCCTGATATTGCTAATGTAATGACAGAATGGGAGTTAGCACAAGAGTTAGGGTATGACAGGTTGTGGGATGCGGGTAAAATTAAATGGAGTTATAATATATGATTATTTTGTGTATACTTTGATAAATTTATATTGTCCGCAATCCCAGATCCTGTCCCATCTAAGTGATTGCATTATCTGCCATTCTGTTAGTGACGGATCATTACCTTTTGCTACTAAACTTTTTTTGGTAAAATTAAACCTATGATGTCGTGTTGCATAATCATTTGTATACCAATAACCTGGCTTAGATGGTATATGCTCTATTTTAAATCCTAACTTATCGTACATGTTACCTCGACTCCATCTTGCATCAGCATAGCTGAATATTAGAGATGGGCTGTATTTGTTTTCAAACGCTCTTAATAACTTGCTAGCTCCCCCTTGTACGGTTTTTGAACTAGCATATCTAAGTAGTTCGTATTCTCCTGTATTGGTCTTATTATTTGTAAAAGCTCTTGCTAATCCAAAGCTCATACATGCTACTAGTTCGTTGTCAAATGATAAACCTATATGTATCTTTGACCCTGTATATCCTTGTAGGTGATTATCCTCATAGAATTTTCTTGCTGATATAGTATCAACTTCTATTATTTTGCATTTTCTAGCAGCTATGCGATTGTTAGAAACGCCAAATATATTTTTTAGTTTGTTTTTAACAATTTCTTTTTTATGAGTCCATTCGTCGCTGAATATTGTTATCAATCGATAACCTTTTTGCTCACATAGTTTCATCTTTTTAATGTGATAATCTTGTTGTTTATTGTGACTTGATTCAGCATGCCAATATAAACCGCAATACTCTATTGCTATACGTTGATCGTGACAAACTATATCAAGTTCATATGGATTTATCAAAGATCGATTTCTTTGTTCAGCTGATATACCTAATTGTTTAATATAATCAAAAACTTCATTTTCTTCGCCACTTTTGAAAGAATGTACGGTTGGGAAACAGGTCTTACAGATTGGAAGATGACCGCAAGAAATCCAAGTGGAGAATGTTGTTTTACATGTATTGCACTGGAAATCATAATGTATTTGACCAACTGTACCTAAGTATTCTTCGGGTTTAGTTAAAAATTCTACATTGCATAATTCCCTAAATTTGGTAGATAGCTTATTGTAATCAAATTTAGAACTCTTTCTTTTTTCCCAAGCTTTCTTGCTGTTCTCACTTAATCTAATTTTACTCTCTGGTAATTGATTTATATTATCAACACCGTATCTTTCCCGTACAGTGCTTCTTGCTTTTTCTTTGATAGCAGTTAACTTCATAGCATTATCTACACCATAACGATCAATCATGGTGGATTTCTGTTTGTTAATCTGTTCTTGAACTGCTAGATCGTTATTATAGAATTCCTTGTGTTTGGCTATTGCTTGGCTGGTTTGACCAGCATTGGCTACACCATACTTGTTTTGATTGGTATTGGATCTCTTATCGTTAATTCGCTTCTTTTTGTCCAATGAATATTCATTCTTTGCTGTAGATACTTTCTGGCTGACAGATTCTTTAGCACACTGACACTCTGCTGCTCTGCCACAAAATCCATATCCGTGATTGAAGCTAATAAATCTCTTGTTATTACCTAACTTGCATATATTTGAATTAATACCATTGAGCACCAAATATGCACGCTCGCTTAGTGTGATAGTGTTTTGTATATTGGCTGTAGCTTGCAATAACCAATTGGAAAGGTCTAGGTCTCTTTTCAAAGTCCCGCCAAGTTGTTTTGGATTAGTAGTTTTTATTAGTTCTTTTAACTTATCTAGCATTTTAAAATCCTATCACTATAAGATATACTTACATTTGAACTTGCTGTCAATACTATTAATCAGATATATTTTGTATGTGTAAGATTCGGATAAATATAATATAGCGTATTTGGAGATTTTACCATGGAGTATGATTGGGTATTTGGACCTGCTGTGATTTCTGTAGATCCCACTTTAGGAAACATAGTTACTGGTATTAACTGGTATTGCGTTGGATATGACAGTGCAAGTGGCAACAATTTCAAAACTAGCGGATTAGTTGCTGCACCTGCTGCAGATTCTGATAATTTCGTCCCGTTTGACCAGTTAGATTCCACAACTGTTTCAAATTGGGTATTTGCATCGGTTGATCAAAATGCTACAGAAGCTGCATTGTTAGCAGAGAGTCAAGTGGTACCTACCGTAGTGCCTTTTAACTTTTAATAGGATTATTATGCGATATATAGATTTATTACCATTACATGAAAGCAGAGGATTTGCTGCAAGACGGCCGGGGGATGAGTTTGTTGATCCAAGTAATTCATCTGATATTGCAACATTTTTAGGTTTGACACTATTACCAAAAGACAACTTATCTTATGAAACTTTTGATGATTTAATGTCTGCGATAGACTCTTGGAAGAAAAAAACAAAAGGAACATCATACGAATTAAACAAGCCTATAAAAAGCATGTTAGCTGCTATGATAGTTAATATGCAAACTGTGCGCGGTCTAGAGCATTATATTTTATACACTAAAGATTTAAGTAATCTAATGGGTAAAATAACAAAAATTCCTGCAGGTGTGATACCCGGTCACGGTGGATATATTCTAAACAAAGACGTTAGTATAAGCGAACGTATCGGATTAAAACCTTCTGATGTATTGACTTCAGAAAGACCAGTTGGTATAAACGCAGTAGCAAAACTACTAGGCAATGCTCGCAGTACAGCAGGCGATAAACCAGTTGATGAGATGCAAGGTTATCTAAAAGCATTAGCAGCCAACAAGGGATTGGGTTATATAATAAAAGGTGGTGCAGCCAATGCTAAATTACATCAAAAGTATTTGGGCGAATGGGCTAGTCCTATTGCGTTAATAACCGGACAATTTGAGCCAAAGTTACAATTGAAAGAAATTCAAGACAATATGACTGGCGGCGAAAGTCTAAAAAAAGGCATGATAATCTATAATACTGATATAAGCAACGCATTATTTGATAGCAGTGTAGTTGTTGGCGACTATACCATAATTATAAGTACCAAAGCTAAAACAGGTGGTGCAGCCGCTAGCCTAAAAGGCTTGTATGATACAATATTAGAAAAAGCTGATAAATTTCCACCAAGCTATTGGCGCAAAACTAAACCTAAAAAATTTAAAGAAATAGTATCAAACATTATGACAAAATCTGCTATAGATGGCGTTTTAGACACGGCAGAGATGGAAGGTATTATAACATCAGTTGACAAAGCTAGAATAACACAAGGATTAGCAAACGAATTTGCAAAGAATACATCGTTTAAACCCACTAGGACTTTGAATGACTATATGTCCCAATATGCAGCTAACTCTAACCATCCATCTTATAGTCTAGCAAAACATGCATTAGCAGCAGTGGTTCGTCAGTTGACCAATAAGTTAAATGACGAAGATTTTACCGATGTAGTTAAACAAATTCTCAATCATGCTAATGTGGTACAAATGTATTTTAATGCTGTAGTAAAAGGTGAAGATTTACAGTGTAACGGATTTGATTTAGTTTGGCCTCCACAATTTGAAGGTAAAATAATGTTTTATGGCGGGAAGACATTTAGTGCTACCGAAATCAAAGGAAAACTTGGATTCAAAATTGGGAAGGTTACACCAGCTGATGAGCCAGACGACAGCTTAGAATTTTCAGCAGCAGCTAAAAAAGCAGAAAAGAAAGCTGCAGATCTAGCTGTAGGTAGGATCACAAAGCCTGGTGAAAAAGACGTTCGCGATATAAAAGTATCTGACAAGATTGCACTGGGTAGAGCAAAGAAAAAGTAATTTTATAATTTACGATTTAATGCATCTAGCACTACTGCTTCAATGTCATCTACAGTGTTGCTTATTAAATGATTGTCTATAACGTATTGTCTAGCATTATCAAGCTTGTTCATATCGGGTGCTTGAAAGTTTCTAAGTAAATTGATTAGCTCGATGTCGTTTGTATAGGTTTGACCCCATGCGTTCAATAATGCTGCACCTGATCCGTGCCTTGCTATCCATGGTGTACGATTTAGCATACTTTCCAGTACAACTGCGCCAAATCCTTCGACATAGCTGTGCATGAGATAGCAATCTGCTTCTAGTATAGCGCTGGTTACATCTGCTTTGTCCTCTATCATCAACGGAATGATGTTACTTGATGCTTTTGGCATGAGATTGCTGCGATTGTCGTAACCTGTAGTAACCAAAACTGCGTTATCTAAGTTAGCAGCTTTGAATACTTCTGTTAGCTCAATCATAGCCTTGTTTGGCCAATATCCTCCGCATGAAAGAAACATGCGTTTTGTTATACCATATTTTTCCTTAAATCCGGGCTCGCCTGTGCTGCGATTTGCATCTATACCCACTCGCACATTAAATGCTTTTGATTTCACTCTGTGTTTGGCTATATAAACTTTATCTTCATGTGTACACCATCCTATATAGCTGCAATCTTGCAAAGCTTGAACACTTGTAGGACTTCCACTTGGCAATATGATCATGTATAGTATTGGATTTGGTATGTTTTTAGCATTGCTGAGCACAAAGTTTTGTACGTTAACATCTGCGCCATGTACTATGATTAAATCCCACTGCCTTAGCAGCCAATTGCCGTCGTTTGTGACATCTATCCCATCTTGATTACCTTGATGTTCTCCTGCTAATATAGCTACCTCATGACCTCGCTTTTTAGCTTCTTTAGCCATGTCATGTACAAATATTTCGCTACCACCAGGATAGGGCCATGCTCTATGTACTACAAACAATAATCTTGCCATACGTTTAACTCCTAATATCGTGTTTATCAAACATAGCTCTTTCTACCAAAGAACAAATGATATGACCAACAGTTATGTGTATTTGCTGTATAAATGGTGTACGACTATCTGGTGCTTGAATTAATATATCGCACAAGTTGCTCATATTGCTTTGATTTGAACCAGTAAATCCTATGACTTTGATATTCATCTTTTTAGCAGCTTCTATTGCTTGTAGTATGCTAGGTGATTTACCAGAAGTTGATATTGCGATCAGTACATCACCTTGGCGACCCAATGCTCGAACTTGTCGTGCAAACACTTGATCATATCCGTAATCATTACCTACGGCTGTTAGTATGCTAGTGTCTGTAGTTAGAGCTATTGCTGGTAACGGGTCTCTATCAAACAAGAACCTAGAAACAAATTCTCCTGCTAGGTGTTGTGCATCTGCAGCACTACCGCCATTTCCTGCTAGCAGTAATTTGTTACCAACTTTGAATGCATCTATTATTGCGTTGGCAGACAAGCTAATAGAATCTATCAACTCTTTGTTAGCTAATGTTCTATCAAAGCTGTCTCGAGTGTCTGATAGATCTTTGATTATTTGATCTATATCTGAGACAACCATGCTTCTGCTCCTTGATGCGATATAGTTATGTTATCTGGTTCGCCGCCTGCTGCTCGTAGCGCAGACCACAACCTAACCCTATCATTTGGTTTCACTAGGAATATGATATATCCGCCGCCACCTGCACCAGAAATCTTGCCTGCAATAGCACCGTTATCAAACCCAGTTTGCAGCAGAGAATCTATAAGTTCATTGCTGACATTTTTACTGGTTGATTTCTTAGCTTGCCAACTTTTGTTTAAAATATCTGCAGCTTGTGATATGTTGCCTCTTAGCAATGACATCTTCATAGAAAATGCGTCAAGTTTTAGCTGATGCATATTGGATATGTTTGACTTCATATTTTTCAATTGATCGTTGATCACTGTGTCGCTAGCCCTAGATCTACCACTGTAACATATCATAATTGAGCTTTCAATATCTTTTTGTGTGCTATCAGATAAGTTTAATGGGTTCACTATAACTTTGTCATTTGCATAGAATTCAATAAAATTAGCTCCGCCAAATGCTGCTGCATAATGATCTTGTTTACCACCTGCTAGTTTGAGGTCTATTCTCTCTATTTCGTATGCAGTGTGTGCTACATCATATCTGCCCAACGGTAGATCAAGTGCATATCTAAACAATTCAACTAATGCAACAGTTAATGCAGAAGATGCACCTAATCCTGATCCAGGCTTAGCATCTATGTATGTGTTTATTTTGGCACCAAAAGGTTGACCCTCGCGCCACTGCTGTATTATGTGATTGTAAACACCGCAATGTAATTTTAGGTCCCCATCTGTTGGTAGCAAGTCTAATGGATACCTGTCAAATATACCCAAGTCGTCCGCTTGTATTTCAACAAATGGCTCGTCAATTAATTTCATAGATGCATGTGCAAATCTATTGACAGCAATATTAACTATTGCGCCACCATGGATATCACAATAGCTAGATAAATCAGTGCCACCACCAGCTAATCCCAACCTCAACGGTGCCCTTGACCTAAATGTGCTTTCCATCAAAGAATCTTTCTTAGCTCTGCTATATGATCATGATAAAATGATTCGTTAGTTATGTCGCTGTAAAAGTTATTGTTATCTAACTTCATCTTCTGCATGTTGCGATGATTGAATAGTTCAGCACCTTCTCTATCTCGCTGTACCATAACTGTGCCGCCTCCCCATTTATGATATTGGTTGGGCAATCCTTTGCTGAATGGTCCAAACGGCATAAATCCATACGGTACATTTGGATCAGAGTGATAATTTACTCTGTAGAACGGCATACCTTTAGTATGTGCAATCCTTTGCCATGCGAATTTAAATGTTTCTTTATCTCCGCCAAAATGGTAATAGATTTCGCAATTGTCTGCGTAATATTTCAGTAAGCCAAATTCAACAGGACATTGATTCTTGTTGATTACCAATTGGCCCGCTTCTATAGCTTCAGCATCATTTATTGGTATATTGAATATAGGCCACATGGGACTATTATCTGCATATTGGTTAGCAGAATCGGTGCTTATCATTTCTCGCCATAACAATATACCTTTGTTTAAATATTCGTCATCGTTAAACAAGAATGATGGATCTCGCAGTGGGTAATTATCACTATCTATCCATAGGTTCTCAGCATAAGTGCTTTCTAACAATGCATATATCTTGCAAGCCCAACCGTGCTTGTGCCCATAACGACTGATAAAATCTTTTGGATTTCCTTTAATTTCTTTGACATATATTTGATTTGTTATTACTGATGCTAATAGATCTATTTGAGATTGATTTAATTCGCCAGTGCGATAAAATATTTCTATAGGTAGACTGCAGTTAAATCTCTTTAATTCTTTCAGCAATACCCACACTGTTGGTAATGCAGAACTATAACATGTAGTAACTATACTACAACCTTCATTGTATTGTTTAGGCGTGTGTCTACTTAGGAAATCGTGTTCCTTGTTGTATAAATCATTTAAGTTGATCTGCATCAGTCAACCATCCTGTTAAATTTGTCTAGCAAGTGCTGATTTACAACTAGATCTTCAACCTTGCCTTTGAAATGATCTCTACTCCAACTCCAGTTGGTGTTCATTGACATATAGTGTGCATAAAACATTTGATCGCTTTCAATCATTGGTCCATTGATGTGATGCACCAACCATTGCTGATTGATATTGTTTTGACTAGGCATGAGCAACCATTTGTAACCTATACCTATCTTGTTATTGTCGTCTGTGCAATAATAATCTTTGAATCGTCGATGTTCAAATGGTACAGTATTTGCTGATTCCTTGTTGACAATGTCATATGGTTCAATCCATATGCCGCGATATCGTATACATTGGCAACTGTTGTTATTCCTGAGAAATTCTGCTATATCTCTGAGATTAATGCCTTTGGTAACAACTAGCTCGTCAACATCATTATTAAGTACCAAAGACGAACCACTAAGATATCTCCACTTAGCGTGCTCTAACATAACATACTGACCGTAGTCACTATCCCAGGGTGCAAAATCGCTACCTTGTGGACCGTATGGATAAGGCCAAGATACAACTCTAACTTTGGCTTTTGTCTTCGATAATGCAGCTTCTAGCTCATTTAGAGAATATTTGGTGCTACCGTTGTCATATATCAAGAATCCGCCTACACCCATAACTTCACTGTGATACCTAATCCATTGTGTTATCCAACTTATTGGATTGTCCTTCTGCAGTGTAACCATAACCGGTATACCGTTAAATTGCCCATCGTTGTGATTGATTTTGATTTCAGTACGCTCAGTGTTGGTAACTAAGTAGATCTTTTCTAATTCTTCTGATACTGTTACTATGGTATAGCAAACTCTATCTAATTCAGCAAACCTAAACGACAATTTTGTTCCATTGTTGGTTTCAAATGTAGCGTTATTTTGCAACCAATCTTTAGTACCATATAGCGGTGCACCTATTAGTAGCACAGTACTTGGATTAAGTTGTGTAGCATCATACCAAAGATTGTCCCAGTCAAAATTATCATCAAATTTCATACCACCGCAATAGTCTATTCTAAGGTGAGGAGGTCTAGCAGGTTCTCTCTTGAATCCCCATGCTAATGGATACTTAATTGTAGACGGAATATCTAGCATATTATATGGCCTTTGTTTAACTGTATCTTGTTTCAATTACTGTTTTCCATTCGGGTATTCTATCATACTGATGCAGTACCGCATGTCTTACACCTTTTGAAGTACATGCATACCCGTCTACCCACGTTGGTTGAGGTTCCAAAAGGTTTGGTGCAAAATTAGCAATCTTGAGAGGATCAACCGTTGTTCCAGCTTGACAAGCCCAACCGTCTTCGCTCATAGTAAACTTTGTTATGCTCTTATAGGGTTCGTGATTTAATAGAACATTATATGCAGCTTGATCTGGATTTAGAACTTGATTACCAGTACACATATTGTAAATCACTAGCCATAAATCTCGCATTATTTCTGGAACACCTGCTTGTACTCCGCAGTTCCATATGGGTTGATCTTTTAGTTTATCATATACCATGGGAAAGCTATTAGCTATATTTTCGTTACCCCAAGGTTCGTCGCAGTATTTTAAACTTTCGCAACTGGCTAATATTTTAGCATCTCCCATGTTGGCAGTAAGCCAATCGCTTGGGTTAGTTTGAAACACTACATCTTTAACGTCTGTATGAATAAGATATCTATATTTGTCTAGATCCATAGTGGAAAAGAATCTATATAAGTCTGCAAATCTCTGTACAACTATTACAAACCTATTTGGATAAAATAGCGTGCCGGTGTTAGGATCTTGATTGAACGCAAACAGTTGGAATTTTTTCTCAGCTAACTTCTTAACAGTTTCGATATCACTGTTATAGATAACCATAACCTTGTCGCCAGTAAATCCGCAATGATCTATGCTATTAACCCAATAGCGTATCTTGTCCCAATCATAATTACTGTAGCAACCTACTATCAGATCTTTTTTCATGCAAGGTATCCAGAGTATATTTCTGATTGTACCTTATCACGGTTAAATGTTGCAATCTAAATCTAAATAATAGCTAGCTCTTAATGAGCACATGAGTTTTAATACATTGTGTGCATTTTTACTTTGCATTATAGCAGTTATCTCTTTAGCCGTCTTGCTATCGTCTTTTATTGTTTGTAGACTTTGTATGTGTTCTCTAATAGCTTGCCAATCTTTACGAGGCCATTTGGGATTAGAAAAATAACCCAATGCTTTGAACCAGCGCATGATCAAATGTGGGTCGTTTGGTATATTTTCAGCAGTTGACGGATTAAACCTTATGATTTGGTTAGCTAAATCTTCTAGTCCTCCGACATAATCATATATTCTACCGTTAAGATCCATGCTGAGACTGTTGATAGTTAAGTCTCTATGCAGTGCATCTTGCTCCCAGCTATTCCTGCGGGTTATCTTTATTTGATCGTCTACTATTGATAGTTTGTAAGAGATGCTGGTTATGTCTATTTTATCGTCGCCAAATTTAGCTTTGATAGTACCGTGACTGATACCTTTTGAATCAAATTCAATACCTTCAAGTTGCAACATGTATATTAGTTCGCTGGGATCGGCATTGGTTGCAAAATCTACATCTCTAGGAGGATGTTGGAGCAAGAAATCTCTAACTGCTCCACCAACTACCCTAATGTCAAATCCGTATCGTCTTATGATATTAATGATACGTTTGATATCAGGAGTGAAAACTTTTTCAAACTCTACACGATCGATATCTTTGATATGTTCTTCTTCTCTTAACATCTAAATATTTATTAGAGACTCAAACGCCATTCGCCTTGCTTGTAACTACTATCTATGTATTCGGCCCATTCTCCATTTAGCCAAATTAATAATTTGCTGTTGAACCCGTTTATTAGATATTGAGTAGTGCTTATGTTAGACACAGAATCAAAGCTAACATTCCATCTCTGTCCATCAAACTCTATTATATCATTGGCGTTTGCATTAATAGAACCCCAAGCTTGAGTAGACCCTCCGATTTTATCTAAAAGCAAGTAATACTGTCCTTGCGTAGCGGTTGGTAGTCCAAAACCTGGTCCTGACTTATTTGGATTAATTATTGCATTGATATTTGGTAATGTTGAAGACGGTAAACTTTGACTGTCGATAGTCCATGTGATTAAATTTTGGTCAGTTGGATCTAAATCTATCCAACCAACTATGTCTAAATCTGGATTATCAATATCTATAACTATCCTAAGTTGACTAGCATTTGATCCAAATTGCGAATATGGCTTCAATGTGCCATATAGGTCAAAAAGGTTCCTCCAACTTAATGTACCTCCAGGGTATGTTATAGGTAAAAGTCCCATATCTTCTACAGGTGTACCAACTATGTCAGAGAAAACATTATTGCCGCCTGCTTTGTTACTGAATTTAATATATTCATAATTGAATATCTCGCATTCGTTTAGCGTACTAGCTAAGGCAGACTTACATGCTGATACTACGCCTAGTAAACTTGTATCGGTAATGTTAACTACTGCTCCATTGAAACTGAAACTAGTTCCAGTAGTAAAAATTGGATTTGCTTTGGTTATGTTTTCAGTTGGTTCAACATATGGAGAAATAATACTACCAGAGTTGGTCCTTAAGCTAATACTATACGTATTGCCGTTCCATGTTAGAGCGATATGTCTATTACCTGGCGTAGTTATTTTCCTGCTATAAAATTCATATTCGCTCCAATCCCATTGCTCTGGAACTTCTTTAATACCAGAAATGATGTTAGTTATAATCTCTTGTATGATAACTTGCTTTTTGACTTTAGCAGGAGGATTTATCCATATTGGCGTTTTGAATCTGAGAGTTGTAACTTCGATTGGATTATCGGTGCCAATAGGTATGCTTCTACTAGACCAATTGATATCTTCCATTTCTATTAAACTTATAGTTGACCAATCTAGTGGATTCACACTTGTTTGTAGCTCTACGCTGGGATTAAACAGCATGAGTATCTGTTCTAATATTTGTTCTTTTATTTGTAAATTATTGCTCCATATATCTACTTGCATTGAGAGATCATATGGTACTGGCATATACCTTTCAACTAAGTATCTGTTACCAACAGTCTGTAGATATCTGTTGTTTTCCGCATCGTATTCGCGTTCGTCAACTCTGATCTTACCCACAAATGTAGGATCTTGTCTCCTAGATGCATTCATTGCTAACCCACTTACGGTGCAAGTGATAAATGGTGCCGGTGGCACTTTGTTTTCTGAATTACCTGAAACAATAGATGCTGCCATCCTGCTTGCATCGCCATATATACACGGTACTTGACTTAGTGTTGTAGTACCCGTACTATCTGGACCTGTTTGTACAGAGAAATTTGAAAAAGCCCTTATGAATTGAAGCCTGTAGTTCCTTAATTGTCCTGTGTACCAAAATTGCATTATTATTCCTTCTGCGATTAGGATGCTAGAATACTTAACGCCCTATGATATCTTTGCATCCTATCGGCAAGTCCGTTATAGCCGCCGTTGATCCTGCGAGTAACTTCTCTAATGTTTTCTGTATCGCTCCATTCGTTTAGAGCTCTAGTGGTCCAATACCAACCGGCAGAGCCCATAGCACCGTCTGTAGTTGTTAGCAGATCCGGATTATCTAAAAGTCTAGTGTCACCGTATAGTGCTTGACTACATTCAGCATAATTATCCTTACCGGTAATCTGCAGTATGCCACGACCGCGATATCTCCATCCGTCTCCCGATTCTTCGTCGCCATTTCCCATTCTACCACCGTAGACTCTATTAGCGATCTTTTCTGGCTGATTGGCGTATTCATTTACACTAACATCTCTAAAATAGCGAGGAAACACTTCTTCTAGTGTAGTAGCGCGATAGTTTAGGTTTTCTTCAAGCTCTCTGTAATCGACACTCTCATGACTGGTTTGTGCAAGGAACATTGCAACTCTTTTAACAGAAGTTACACCAAATGCAGGTAATAAGTTGCCCATGCTTGCAAACCATAAATTTGCATCTTGCAAATTTGGTATACAGGATATTAACTTGTCTTCAGTGAAATCAAAATCAAAACTCATAGTCATTTCTCCTTAGACTATATCCGGGTCTAATTTAGCTTTCAACGCTTGCCTCAGATCTTGTTGCTCGGGTATTGTAGTCCCGTCTTGTAGCGTTGTTGTGTTTGTGTTATTTATGAAGCTGGTTAGCAGTACAGTGGCAGGTGTCCAACTGGTTCTCCAATTTACTTGAGTTCTTACCCATATTCCTGTTCCAGTTACTGGTCCTAGCTCTCGTTTAAACAACATAGCTGGCATATAATCTGTACGTAAGAAATAATCACCTACTAACGGATCGCTTGGAAACGTAGTACCGTTGTTTACAGGTTTGCTACCGTCTGGCGGAATACCGTCTGAAACAAATATACTGACGGGTTCGTCTTGATTTCTAGGTAGTATCCAAAATTGTGCATCTTGAAATACTCTAAAAGGTACTTCTGCTGTAGCTTGATCAACTATAGCATTGTTGATAGCTATTTGGTTATTGTAAGTGCTGATTAAATCTCCAAGTGTTATGGTGTTGCCATTGCCGCTTGCCACAGGATCACCGTTGACATCTGTAGCAGGTAGATTGAGAATTTGACTGAACTCTTGCGTAGCAGGCATTGGATTACATTTGACTCTCCATAGATGATTCCACCATGTTGGGCTCCAACCTTCTGCAGGGCGTGCACCTTCTTGTACTACATAATATTTGGCTATACTAACATCGGCGCCAAGCACTAGGTCATCTCTCCTGTGACATACTTCTATAACATCGCCACTCATCAAGGTTCTGCCAATACAATTGACCATATCATTGAGATGGAATGTCATGAAGATAGTATCATTGCTAAGGAACAACCCAAACTGTCTTAGATCAAACTCAGTATCGCTAAGTTGATAATGCCCTTTGAGGCTATAGACATTTGGATCGTAATTGCGATCTCTATTTTCCATGTTGAGCACATCTTGTATACCTAGCTCTGGTACACTTCCGTTGCCTAGCAGCGTTCCATCTCCGCCCGGTTGTGTTGCATCACCTGTAGCAGGCGCTTGTACAGGACCTAGGTACTTGTGAATCCACATTTCGCTTGCGCTGATTCTATAGTACTCGCTTATTGTGCGATCTATGAATTTGTAGTCATTGGTCTTGACATTTTGGCCCTTCCAAAGGGTAAACGGTGCCATATTACATTCCTTAACTGTTTTATTATTTATCGGGCTCTAATTACATCTATATTATGTAGTTGACATCTACATTTTAGATGCTAGTATGCGATTCTTAACACAAACTGAGAGGGCATATTAATGAATCTTTATGAAGCACAGATCAAGGTAGGTTTTGGACTTGTTCGCGTCACTGTCCGTAGTGATAATACATATCACGCACGTATTATGCTTGAGCGACAGTACGGTTCTGGTAATGTTATCAATCTGCATCAGGTAAATGGCTGAGATCATTAGCTATTTTTTCTGATAATTTAGTGATTTTTGGTATCTTTTTGGTTGACTGTACGAGTCTTTATGCTATTATAGCACATAGACGGAGGACATAATGGCTAGAATTACTTGGATGCCAAACTTCACTGCTATCGGTTCCTTCTCCGAGACGCAAGCTACGGACTGGCAGGATGCTATGGATTGGGCTCGACTTGAAGTTGAGCTTGACGTCCTCAAGGCAGCGTTCCTCGAGTGGCACGATTACATGCAGCTTGAGCATGTGGATTATTTTGCCAAGCTGCCTACGTGGCAATTCCAGACGCTGGGCCGCGTGGCTCTGCTCCTTAACAAGGGCGCTACACCCACTGCTGACACTATGAAGTGGTTCGCTGCTAGGGTGCAGGCTATGATTGCCCAGGTGCCTGCGGCTGTTAATGCTGATGAGCAGGTTGAAGATGACGCTGCTCAGACTGCTGCTCAGCGTCGTACCAAGGAGTACGTTGACCTTTACAGCTTCATTGACGCTGTTAGGGTTAAGTTTGCTGACAACGAGGACGAGCTGGAGACTCAGATTGTTGAGCGTCTCAAGCAGCGCAATCCCAACCGTGCTCAGCTCAAGAAGCTCTACCTGCACTACAAGGAGAGCTTGGCAGATGCAATGGCTGAGAAGGCCAACCCCGAGGTTGCCAAGACCATTGATCCGCTGATTGTTGCAGTGAACGTGTTGGCTAGCTTCACCGGCAATGCCAAGGTTGCTAGCCAGTCCAAGAAGGCCACTGCCAAGAATCAAAAGGCAGTTGCTGGTGTTACTGTCAAGTCCGTTGATACAGACACCAACATCACCAGCGTCAGCCCTGCAATGATTCCTAGATCCAGCGTTGTGGTGATGTATAACACCAAGACTCGCAAGGTTGTGATCTACAGTGCCAAGGCTGACACCAAGCTGAGCATCAAGGGGACCAAGGTTATTGGTTATGATGAGGCAACGAGCTTCAGCAAGACGCTGCGTAAGCCCAAAACGGTATTGCCGTCCCTGCGCGATGCTGCCAACAGCAAGCGTGTGAAGATGGTACTGGACAAGTATGTCAAGGGCAAGGCGCATGTTGTGAATGGTCAAATCAACAAGGACACGGTGATTGTTAAGGTCTTCAAGTAAGACCAAACAATAGAAGCATTGAGCCCGCTGGACTAATCCAGCGGGCTTTTCTTTTGGCTATAAATACTGCACGAGGTAACGTGCCATGGCGATTGAATATAGACAGAAGATAATAAATCAAGTCAAATCTATGTTGGGTGGTTCAATGATTGACATTGAACTCAATCCAGACGACTATCAAACGGCATTGGATTTGGCATTTGATCGTTACAGGCAGCGTAGTGGTAATGCAGATCTAGAATCTTATATGTTTTTGAGCCTGCAATATGAGGTGACTGAATATTATCTCCCAGAGAACGTTACCAGTGTTAGGCAGATATTCAGAAGAGGTACTGGTGAGACTACAGGTGGCACTAACCTAGATCCATTCAGCCTTAGCTACACCAACATGTACCTATTGCAAGCTGGTGCAGGTGGTGGCTATACTGCAGGCTTGCTAACATATGAATTGTTCTATCAATATCTAGATCAGGCAGGGCGTATGTTTGGTCGCGACATCAACTTTACTTTTGATACAGTTACCAAGAAGTTAAGCCTAGTGCGTAAGCCAACTGGCGGCGAAGCATTGCTGATATGGTGTTATATGTATCGACCAGATGAGACCATTCTAGAAGATCCTTATGCTCGCCCATGGATAAGAGATTATACTCTAGCTTGGTGCAAACAGATGCTAGGCGAAGTCTACAGTAAGTTTACAAACGGTTTAGCTGGTCCACAAGGTGGAGTTACGTTGAAGGGTGATGCATTAAAGCAGGAAGCAGTTGCTATGATGGAGAAGCTAGAGAAGGATATTGACCTTTATGTCGACAATGCGGTACCTCTGGGGGTCATAATTGCCTAATGGTTATTCCCAAAGGCTATCTATTGCTATCTTTGCAGCTCTGCTCAGTCGCTCGCTGCCTATAGCAGCATAAATTCTGCTTGGTCTTGGTACATCATTTATGCGAGTCCATTTGGTACTCCACATAAACCAATTCTCGCTTTTTAAATCAAACATGTATAGCTCGCATAGCTTCATTGGTTCTTGATCATAGAGAAATCTATCTACATATATTTGTGCAGGCCATGCAATATCACCTGCTATCTTTAACAAGCTAGCATCGCTAGTAAACACTCCAATTAAATATACCTTCTCGCACCATCTCACAATGAAACTATCTCTACGCAGCTGATCGTCTAACAGTTTGTCGCCAGTTGGCCAAGATCTGTGTATACTTTTATTAGCTCTTAGAAGATAGTTATCTGATTCCTTCATCCTCTCGCTGCTAAGATGGAATATGTTAGGTCCCACAGCAGGTGTATTTGGTGGAACCATATATGCAACATCGTGATGATTGTTTACAGCTTCTGATGAGAATACAGAAGCTAACCCGTCTTGCAGGGTAGTAATTAGCATATTTTCAGATAGCATCGGTTAATAAATTCCTTATGTTGGTATGTAAATTTTCAAGTGTGCTATCGTTATATATTATGCAATTGAAATTTGATTTGGCCCACATCCATTCGCTTGGATGCACGTCATTGGGTATTACATCTTGCTCTGCATAGTTAGTGAACCAATCGGGATCGTGCCCACGGGATACTTTCCACACTTTGCCTCCCATGCTCTTGATCATATCTATTTCATTGGGAAATCTAGTATCAGGTATCACAAAGTTTTTGGTAGGATGAGATTGGCTCAGCGTTAGTAGTTTGCGTTCCATGCTGGCAATCCAAATGTCTTGATGGAATCCTCCTCGGCAAACTTCAGTACCCCAATTTTGAAGTATCCATCGAGGAGTTAGGTTAGGTTTTTCCAATCTTTTGGACCACCACGGGTCTACTTGTTCTCTCCACTCGCGACTTTCTGCAGTATCACCTTCTAACATTTCTCTAGGCCAACAGAATATAGCAGCAATTGCATCTTTCAAACTATCAGCGAAGCTCAGCTTTATAAAGCCGTGTTCTCTTTCTAAGATGTCTGCAACGGTACCTTTACCACTGCCTATCAATCCACATATTCCTATTATCATTCAACACCTTTTTATATATGATAATATCTGAGCAAGTCTATCACAAGACCCTGTTTATAGTACACTGAATTTCATAGGTGTATATAAATAAATGAACAAAGAAACAACTTCTAGGAGAGGTAAAACACATGGCTACATTAGTATCACCTGGAGTATCGGTATCAGTAACTGATGAGAGTTTTTATGCTCCATCTGGTCCTGGTACAGTCCCACTCATTATATTTTCATCGGCAGCAAACAAGTTGCAATCAGGTAGCACAACTACAATTGCGCCTGGATCATTAACTAGCAATGCGGGTCAACTGTATTTGATGACCAGCCAAAGAGATGTTCTTACTACGTTTGGTGTACCAACATTCTATAACGTTGATAGCACGCCGCAGTATGATAATGAATTAAATGAGCTTGGCCTGTTTACACTTTATCAATACCTTGGTATTGCAAACACCGCTTATGCATTGAGAGCTGATATAGATCTCGGCCAACTATCCCCTTCTTCAACTGCACCGGTTGGTCCTGTTCAAAATGGATCTTACTGGTTAGACCTTACAAATTCTACATGGGGTATCTTCCAGTCAAATGGCAATATTAATGGCGCATATGCTTGGGAGGCTATTAAACCACATGTAATATCTAATTCTGAGAACTTAGAGCTTGTAGCTCAAGGTTATTGTGATCCAAAACTAACCAGTAGCAATGATGGTATCATACCCTACGGGTTACCAAACTACAAGTTAGTAATCAACGGAATAACAGTATTCCTTGCTGCCAACGACAGCATCACTAATGTTGCAAGCAAGATTAATAATAATCCCGGTGTTGCTAAGTTAGGTATAACAGCTACAATATTTGCTAGAACAGAGCTTTATGCACTAGGTGACACTGCATACGGAGACGTTTATAATCTTCGTTTAGTAAGCACTGACATTAATGGATACTTTGACTTAACTGGCAGCGAACCCGCAATATTAACTGCATTAGGTTTAGTAGTTGAACCAACTGCAGTAGTTGCACCAGCTAGTTCATTTGGTATAGATGGTAACTATGCCGTTGATACAGTTAGCATTGGATATTACGACACTGCTCCTGCTAACAGAGTTTGGCAGAAGATAACGCTTACAACCAGCAGCACTACAACAGCATGGTGGTTATTTGTTGGCAGCACTGATGCTGATTTCCCAGGTTGGGGTTGGAGAGAATCTGTTCCAAAAGTAATTACTGGAACTGTTCCAAATCCAAGCTTTACTGCTGGACAAACTTGTTTAATTGGTACAGGCGACAGCGAACCTTTAACTATAACAGTTCTGGGAATTTCTCCTGCTACGGTTACATTGGCTCCTTTTGTAGACGCTATCAACAGTGTTATAACTGGTAACAATTTGAATGCAGTTGCAAGCATCTATACAGTTGGCAGAACAAGCTACCTACAGATAACCAATTTTGATGGTACTGATACGTTCTTCAAAGATAATAGCGATGAGACAGGTGCACAACATCCATGGAAGAATGCTGGTATTTCTACCAGTCAAACATATTATGGTTCAGCAACAGGTACGGTAGCTAACCCAACATTTATTGCTCCTACTTATGATACAGCAAGTGCAGCAGTACAGAATCCAGGTACAGGTTATCTAGTAGGTGATTCACTTACGGTATCTGGAGGTACAGCAACTACTATGACTAGCCTATCAGTTAGTAGCTTACAGGTAGTTGGTGCAGTTACATCATTAGGTGGCACTAACTATGCTCAAGGCGACACCCTTACTTTCTCTGGTTCAGGTTACACAACACCTGTTATCTTAACTGTTACCAGTGTGTCAAGTGGTGTAATAACTGGCTTGAAGATAACACAAGCAGGTCAATTTACTGGACCAACACCTCCAACTAGTAGTGTTTCATATAGCAGCCATCAGTCATCACTTGGTTCTGGTGCTACCATTAACTTGACATGGGGTGTTGCTACAGTGAATGTTAGCGTAGCAGGCAACTATACAGTGTATCCAACAAGTCCTGTTGTAATAACAGGCGGTAACGGAAACAATGCAACGTTTAACTTGACTTTTGGATATCTAACAAGTAACACGTTTACTATTGATCCAGGCACAGGTCCGGTTTCAATTACTGTTACTGGAACAACACTAACTGATGTTATAAATGATATCAATGCAGCGTTCCCATCTGGACCAATAGTTGCTTCTGGAATAGTGAGCGGACCAAACAATTACCTGCAGATTACTAACAATAACAGCACTCAGTTTACTCTAACAGATGTTAGCGGATTGCCATTGAATGGTGCAGGTATACAGGTAGGTTATACATACGGAAGGCAGTTGGTATTCCAAGGATATACTCCTTCGCTAACTGTACCATCTGGGCTTGCACAACTTGCTGCTACTAACGTTTGGATAAACACAAGCAGTTCAGACAGAGGTGTCAACTTAGTACTCAACCGTTATGTTGATGGTGCGTATATCCAGCAGAACTCAACTCCTAACCTAGGCTATATACCTGTATATTCTAGCGATAGCTATGCAGATGCAGGTTTTGGTTCAACCAAAACTATTGGCAGCATATATGCAAGATATAACAACTACGGAAGTTCACCTCTAGAAGCAAGCATGATGCTTTATCAATGGAATGGTACTGTATGGGCACAGCTCACATACACACCTAGCTTAACCGCACCAGGCGGCGAGCCAATTGATGGTACGTTGTGGTTTAATACAGCATTCCAGTATGATTTTATGGTTAGTGACGGTCAAGTTTGGAGAGGATATCGTAATGTGTTTCCGGCTACAGATCCAAACGGTCCTATACTAAGCGCATCGCAGCCAGTTTCTCAAAGCACCGGTGCTAATTTAGTAGATAGCGACATATGGGTTGATACATCACAGCAGACAGTTTTTACAGCTTATCGTTATGATGCAACAAACACAACATGGAGACTGATAGATAATACTGATCACAGTACACCAGCAGGAATAATTTTCCAAGATGCTCGTGCAACTGCTGATGGTACCCTGACCGGTAGTACTCTACCAGCTGCAATGGTATTGAGCGATATAGTTGATCCGGATGCTCCTGATGCTCATCTTTATCCTGCACGTTTGTTGCTATGCAATACACGCTATAGCACCGACAATGTGAAGCAGTGGTATTCAAACTGGTTCCCAACTAAGATTGGTGATACTGCAAGATGGGTAACTGCTAGCGGAAATGCACCAGATGGTTCGCCTTATATAGGAAGAGCTGCACAGAGAGTTATGATTGTTAGATCACTGAAATCAGTAATAGCAAGCAGCCAAGATGCTCGTGCAGAACAAAACTTCTTCAATCTCATGGCAACTCCTGGGTATGTTGAATGCTTGGAAGATATGGTTACGTTGAATACTGATAAGGGTAACGTAGCATTCATAGTAGGTGACACACCTTCTACACTTGATCCATCTGGAACAAGCATACAACAATGGGCAACTAATGCTAATGACGTAGCAGATAATGGTCCAAACGGATTAACTACAGCTGACCCATATGCTGGTTTGTATTATCCGTGGGGACTTGGTACAGCACTAGACGGTAGTTCGGTACTAATACCTCCAAGCACGATAGCATTGACTGTTATGGCATACAACGATCAAGTTGCATATCCATGGTTCCCACCAGCTGGATTCAATCGCGGACTTGTTACTAATGCTACAAGTGTTGGTTATGTGAAGTCAGATGGTACATATCAGCCATTGATATTGAACCAAGGTCAGCGCGACGTTCTTTACACAAACAACATTAATCCTATTGCATACATTCCAAATCGTGGATTGGTAGTGTATGGACAGAAGACTTTGAATCCAGTTGCTTCTGCACTTGACAGAGTCAATGTTGCAAGGTTGATTAATTATCTATCTTATTACCTAGATAATTTAGCTAAGCCGTTCTTGTTTGAGCTCAATGATGCTCAGACTAGATCACAGGTTGTTACAGTGTTCAACAGCTTCATGGGTAGCTTGTTGAGTTTGAGAGCACTCTATGACTTCTCAGTAGTTTGCGACTCAAGCAACAACACACCAACAACAATCGATGCCAATGAGCTATGGATAGATGTTGCTATACAACCTGAGAAGGCAATTGAGTTCATCTATATTCCAATAAGGATATTGAACACAGGCGCTACTCTACCATCAAGCACTGGTTATTGATGAATCAAATAGCGGGAGGTTTAAAATCTCCCGCTATTTTCTTGACTTGTAATCTTCATAAAATAGCAAGTTTGTACACTTATATCGTATAATGAATTATGTCTAATACATTCTGCCCAATTCCTTGGATATTTCATGCCGCTAGATCAAATGGAGATATGCGAGTATGCTGTCAAGCTAATATAACAGCTAACAAAGGTATCATACGTAAACTAGATGGTACTGCATATAATGTTGGTATCGATACAGTAGATTCTTCTAGAAATGCTAAACTTATGAGAGCAATGCGCGTTAATATGTTGAACGGCGTATGGAGTGATGAGTGCGGCAGATGTAAACAAGAAGAAAATAATGGCTTAATAAGTCGCCGTAGTTATGAGAATCAAACGTGGAATTATACTATAGAAGATGCTAAGAAAGATACTGCATTAGATGGTAGTATTGATATATTAACTGTTCCAATTACCTATTACGATCTCAGATTTGGTAATTTCTGTAACTTTAAATGCAGAATGTGCGGACCAGCTGATAGTGATTCTTGGTATGATGATCACATAAAGCTTACTGGTAAAGATACATTTGAAGATACATCTGGAGACGTTCAGATAATAGAAGTTGATGGCAAATTTGAGGCAAACGGTTTCGACTGGTACAAGAATGAAAAATTCTGGGAACATTTAGAATCAAATGTACACAGTATTAGACAGGTTTATCTTGCCGGTGGTGAACCTATGCTGATACAGCGCCACTATAAATTTTTAGAATTATGTGTGAGCAAAGACGTAGCCAAAGACATAGTTATAGAATATAACACCAATATGAGTACATTACCTTCTAGGGTTATTGAATTATGGAAAAATTTCAAACAGGTCAAGATAGGTGCAAGCGTTGATGGATTTGGTCCTATACAGGAATATCAAAGACACGGTGCAAAGTGGGATAAGACATTACGCAACTTGCAGATAGTTGATGATCTTCCGGTTAATATATCTGCGTGGTTGACATATACTGTAACAGCATACAACATATGGCATATGCCTGATTTTATGAAATGGAAATTAGAATTGAGCAGTTTTAAGAAGATCAATAGCTCAATTCATAGACCAATAGTAACACATCATGTAGCACATAATCCAAAAAATTTAAACATAAGAGTTTTACCTGATAGGTTTAAATTGGATATAGTTGAGAAATTTAATTCATTTGTGTCTTGGGTTAGAGATTCTAATTATGACTCGCATATTATAGAACAGGCTAAAACCATATCAAATGGCATATGCTCTTATATGAATAGTGAAAGCTATTATCAATCACACTGGGATGATTTTTTAGATTATACATCAAAGTTAGATGCTATAAGATCAGAATCACTTGTAGCAGTTGAACCTAAATTTAAAGAGTATCTTTAAGACCCGCTTAGATACCTCAACAAAGGCCTAATACCTACTGGTTGCCCGCCCTGTGTACGAGCTAGATGTATAGCTTTAGTTGGTAGGAGATCAAAGTCTCTACAAATCTTATCATAATGTTCACCATACTGTTTCCAAAAATATTCTGGACCAAAGTGCTTCATAAATTTGATTCCCATGCTAACCAATGCTTGGGAATTCATAGCAAAATCGTTCATGATCGTTACGGCGCCGTTGGGAACTTCTCTGGCAAATCGTAAACCTATTCGGTTACCTCCCATTCCACCTTTACTTAGACTAATACAAAATGTAGAAACAGCAGGATGGTCAAAATTGAATTCAATACCATTTGAACAACTCAACCAAGCTCCGTCAATGTGAACTGGTATTTTTAATTCATAACATCTGTCTAGTATATTATCCATCAATGGGTGTATATCACCACAAAATGGGAACGGCATAGATATTAACAGTTCTTTGTTTGGCCACAGGTTGTTAAGAGTTGTATATTTGATGTTTGGATTCAACCTCCAATGATACTTGTAATCGTTTTCGAACGTCATAATACCATCGCGTCCGCAACGTTGATATAAATCATCTATAAACTGTGTACATCCGTGTGTTATATCTAACCGAGGAAATGCACGATATCCGCTGAGCGTGTTCAATGTATGCTGATCTAACCATTCTAAAAATGTTTGTTTAAATTGATCCTCTAAGTCTTTGGTATGTATTGGATTTTCTTTGTAAAATGAATCATAAAACCTATTAATAGTATTGTCGTACATTGGTTGAGGTCGATCTTGTTGCAACCATTCTTTGGTATATTGTCTATTTGGATTATCTCGCATGATGCATTTTAATATGTTAAATTGAAATTTCAAACATTAAACTTATATTATGGAACCTTGTATATTACCTTGGATCAATTTTGGTACAAATACATTTGGCAGGCCTAGAACTTGCGGATACAGCGAGATGAAATCATCTCGCAAATTAAAAGACGGAACTCTTTTGGATCATTGGAATGACGAGTATTTCAAAGAAGTACGTAGAGAGTTTATTAAAGGTCAATGGCCTAAAAATTGCAGACGTTGCGAATATGTTGAAAGTTTAAACGGTACCAGTAAGAGAATGGGAGAGAATACTTGGTACTTAAATGATAATAAACATCTTATAGCTCAAACAGCAATTGACGGATCAGTTCCTTATCCACCTTCTCACTTAGATATAAGAGTTGGTACTATATGCAATCTGAAATGCATACACTGTGGTACTGGTGCTAGCAGCAAATGGCATGAAGATAAAACCATGTTAGGGAAATATCCAAATACAGAAGATTACAAGATAGATAACAAATGGATAGAGCAAGATAGCACCATATGGGATAACATAAAGGATAGTATTGGGTTTGTCAAAAGACTTAATTTCTTAGGTGGAGAACCGTTTGCTAATAAACAGCATAATAAATTCATAAAAGATATATGTTCAACAGAACATGCGCAAAATATAACATTATCTTATGTAACAAATGGTCTATTGATTGATCAAGAAATATTAGACTGTCTGTCTAAATTTAAAACTGTTATTATTAGAGTAAGTGTTGATGCACCAAGTAAAGCTGGAGAATATTTTAGATTTCCATTGAAATGGAATAAGTTTATGGATCAATTGAATTTGTTAGACACTCATGCAAGTAAGAACAATAATATTGATCTTGGACTTCAATGGACATGTAGTAACATAAGTATGTTCTATCTAACTAACACTTATACTCTTATGAAAAATTCTTTCCCTGATATCAAGTTTATATTTTGCAATCACGTTGAATGGCCATTGCATATGAGTGCTCAAGTATTACCCAACGATGTTAAAAACGCTATTGCGTTAGAGATAGACAAATACAACTGGGGAATAGATCGCGATGTAGTAATGTTTTACCTTAATCATATGTTTGAAAGAAATCTGTGGGAAGAATACGGTCATACTTTTCTCAATTATCTAGATGATTTAGACACATCTAGGAAGATCGATTGGAAGTATAGCCTTTCTGAAATGAATCTCAGTGCATATGATACAAGATAATATAGAAGGGACTGTAATATGGGCGAGCTTTTTAAAACTGACATAGATATACCAACTGATGCATTTGGTATAGGATTCAAATTATCAGGTGGTGCCGATAGTAGCATAGTATACTATGCAGTATGCAAGGAATTGGCAAGAAGAGATCTAAAAATTCCTGTATACGTAACTACTCTAGACACTGATATAAAACTATGGTACAGTCACTACGCTAAGAAAGTTATTAATTTCACTGCAAACGAAACAGGTGTAAGTCCGGTTAATCATATTACTAATTATATATCAGGCCCATATGACGACGACAGGTATACGGATGGGCAAGACATTATGGTATATAATCTTGTTGATGATAGAAAGATAAATGTTTTGTATAGCGGACTTACACAAAATGCAAAAGTACAAGATCTATATGATGCAGCTATCGGACATCCTGATATCAAATTAAGTTCGGCGCCATTGATGGAATGGTGTATCAATGGTACTGATCCGACTAGGAATGATCATTCTAAACAAGGATATCGCGGTATTGACCGCAAGCATGCATCATTACCGTTTTGGGCAATATATCCGTTTTTGCATCATGATAAAAAATATGTAGCAGAACAGTATAAAGATTATGACGTTATGGAAAAGTTGTTTCCATTAACATATAGTTGCGAGCATGAAAATTCTGAGATAAAGACCAAATTAGATATAGTTGATGGATTCCAAGAACACGCACACTGCGGACAGTGTTGGTTTTGTATAGAACGAGTTTACGGTTTTGGAAAGCTGTAACATGAAGATATGTATAACAGGCAACAACAATAGTGGCTTAGCAGGCGCATTAGCTACAATATATCCATCGGCTACATTTATTAGCAGACATACTGGATATGATCTAACAACTATTGCCGATCAAAATAGATGTGCAAGTATAGCACTTGAACACGATGTGTTTGTTAATTGCGCTGCACTTTGGAAATTTAATCAGACTATTCTGTTAGATACAGTATATAAACTTTGTCTAGACAATAAACATCCAATACATATTATATGTATAGGTAGTACCACTGATAGAGTTAAAAATGGCAAAGCATGGTTATACAATGCTGAGAAGAAAGCATTAAGGGATTACTGTAATACATTAGCATTGGGAGGTGTTTGGGGTTCATCGCCTAAGATAAGCTATCTAAGCTTAGGTACGTTATCTAATAATCAGGAAAAACATCCGGATCGAAAATGTATTGATATGTCTTTAGCTGCTAACTATGTAAAATGGTTGATAGATCAGCCAAGAAATATAAACATAAATGAAATTAGTATAGATCCAATGCAGGATGGTAGATGGTATGAATGATCAACTTAAATGGAGTCAATACGATTTCACTAAGATACCGTTTGATGATATTGTTAAATTTGGCTGATTTTGTAATAATATTTGTATAAATAAGGTATGACATACTACATTGTTTACAAAACGACAAATTTAATTAATGGCAAACGATATATAGGTTATCATAAAACAGATAATTTAGATGATGGATATTTAGGATCTGGATTGGTTTTATTAAATGCTATTAAAAAATACGGTAAAGAAAATTTTATTAGAGAAACACTAGGAATGTTTAGTGATAGTAAATCTGCATTAGATTACGAACGAATGTTAATTACAGAATATGTAATATATAGCGATGATTTTTACAATTTAATGCCAGGTGGTATTGGCGGAGATGCAAAAGGCGAATCATCTCGTAATTATGGTATAAAAAAATCTACAAGTCACAAAGAAAAATTGAGTTCTTTACGAAAAGGTAGATTTACTGGAGAAAATAATCCATTTTATGGAAAAAAACACACAGATGAATTAAAGAAATGGTTCAGTGAAAGACAGATAGGCGATAAAAGTCCTGTATATGACAATACATTGTATAAATTTATAAATCATAAAACGGGCGAATGTTTCGAAGGTACACAATATCAGTTTGTACACAAATTTAACCTTGATTCAGGTAATGTTAATAAATTGGTAAGAAAAGTTGTTACGTCTTATAATATGTGGACGTTAGATGGTAATAAACCTTTGAAAAAAGGTCCAAAGATTGATGAAACTATCTATACAATATATAAGGATGATGAGATATTTGCAGGAACACGACAAGAAATAGAACACATGTTAAAAACATGTATATCTAGATTTTTGTCAGGTAAAATCAAAACATGTAAAAAATGGAAACTTAAATGAATAGTAATCTTAAATGGTCTGAATATGATTTTACTAAAATACCGTTTAATGACATTGTTAAATTTGGACAAAGAAGTTTATTATATAAGGATATTTTTTGTGTAAGTTGGATCGTCGGAAGGTATTGCAACTACAATTGCAGTTATTGTTGGCCTTATGCTAGGAGTAATACTAAAGATTATAGACCGTTTGAACTCAATCGTATGACTATGGATGAGATTAAGCGACAGAGCAGAGAACGAGGATATAACAGTTTCCATTTCAGCTTTAGCGGCGGAGAACCAACGGTATATCCTGATTATCTTAAACTGCTAGCACACTATTCTAACGATACTGAAAATTGCAACTACCAAAGTGTGCATATGACTAGTAACATATCACAAGGAATTCGATGGTTTGAAAAATATGTTGATACGACAAAAGATCTTCACAGAGTATCTGTTACTGCTAGTTGGCATCGCGAACAGGGTATCAAGCAAGGTGATTTAAAAGGACATACAGAAAAATTTGCAGACAAGTTGGTATTTCTGCAAGAGAACGATGTGCAAGTAACTATAAACACAGTAATGGTACCTGAGTGGTTTGATACTCTTTATGCAGAAGCAGAATACTTTCTCAGCAGAGGCATTAATGTTACTCTCAAACCTCAAAGCGATCCCACAGCTAGCAGAGTAGTTGAGGGATATACTGCGCAGCAACTGGCTACATTACACAACGGCATGCCGCAACGAGATTTCACTGCAGTAAAGAGCAAAGTTGTTCGTCCAAAACCTCCGGTTAGCATGCATGCTATGAGCATTAACAATGGTGATGATGCAGCAGTGCCGCAGATTATGCAGGTAGAGTTTGAAGACGATACTGGTAAGAAATGGTACATGGATCAGGCCGAGAGATTCAATGCGTTTGATTTCAATAATTTCAAAGGTTGGGACTGCGAAAGCGGGTATCGCAGTATTATTATCAGAGAACCAGATGGTGCTATCAAACGTAGCTATAGCTGTCAAGATAAACCTCTTGGTTACATTGAGACTGGATTCAAATTGTTTGATAAACCGATGACATGCATAAGCGATGCATGCGTTAGTAGTGCTGATAGTAAGATACCAAAACAGCGATCTATTTCAAGAATTTTCTAGGAGTTGTTCAACTTCTTGCCAATTGCGAATTATTTGTTTCTTTTCATCAAGAGTTAACATTTTTCTAGTTAGTAGCTCATTTTGCTCTAGTTCATCTACATTAAGCGCAGTGTACGATGTATCATCTAGTCCATAGGTCTTTAACACACTGGGAATCAAGTTTACACAATCAGCAACCATTGATTCGTAGTTGATAATGCCGATGCAATCGCATTCATTTATCAATCTGTATCTATATTCGTTGTAAACATTTGTGTAACCTATTTCGGTTTTCAATTCGTCTAACGATACATCAAATGGACGTAACTCTTGTTTAAGTTTGTCTACAACATCCTGTTTGGTGGTAACCCAAACATTAGTATGTCGTGCTATATACCAACTGAGATATCGTTCTAATTGGTTGCGCTTTACTTCTATCCATTTTGCACTATGGTCAGACATCCATCGATCTAAATATGGTATTGCAGAGGGATGAAAGGAATGTTTAATCAACCTATGTCGATGAGAAAAACTATCGTACATCTGTAAACGTTGGTCAAATTTGTTGCGGTCTGTGGTAACGATACCAGTAACCTCAAACCCAACATCGTGTTGCACTAAATTTATTGCATTGTTAGATGGTTCCCACATATCGGTGAACTCTAATCCTGCTTGTCTCAGCAATCTAGTAAAGTAATAGAATGAAAAACTTGTGCCTGTTCTAGGTAATCCTACTAAATGTAGATCGGTCATGGCTGTTCTATAATGTTAGCAAATGGTATGAAATCATCAATAGGTTCGGCATATTGGACTTGAAACACATACCTATCGTGCTCGTTGTTGTACATGGCGTGCACCTTTGTGGTATTCAGTATTACAGGCTGCACCGTATAATGGTAAGTTTCACTCACTGATGAGTTATCATCTAAGCTGTCATAATACGTGACTGGTGCAAATTTATTCAATGAAGGTAACAGTGCAATACTGAGACAACTGGTACGATTTGACGAATCGTCTATGTGACGAGCAATGTGTGTACCTGCTCTAAACAGCGTGAAGATCTAGCCAGTTGATTTGAATGGTATGTAACTGGTCATTTCAGATGCATCGATATCACCTGCATCTGCCCATTCTAAACCGACGCGAGTACCCTTCAAGCTAACATAGGCATTGTAATTACCTACCAATGCCTTTGATACTAGTATTTCTCTAAAGGTAGATGATATGGTTTTTTTGAATTCTAGAACATTCATGTTTTTTCATCCTTTATATAGGATTTATGCAATGTAGCCGCCTATATTTGAAAGATACCGCCGCATGGCATTTCCTGCAATATTTTGCCTAACAAACATCTGATAAATTATAGTATAGTCGAGGGGAAACCATACATGAGATACGTAGAAAAGTTAGATCTAACCTTTGATATAAACGATCTGCTTCGTGGTTTAGAAACCGTGCTTGCTATATGTGACTGGCATCCTCATCACAATCAAATTGGTCTTACACAGTCAATTGGCTCGGATGCAATCGAATCATGGTACAATGCAGCCGGAAGCTTGATTTATAAATGGAGCAACGATCCGTTTGACAAAGACGGTGTATTAAAGAAGATTGATATAGTTAGAGCCGAATCTGATTTTTGTTATTTTGTGCGCGAGTTTTCGGATACTGTTTTTAAAGATGTTTTTGATAAGTTATCTGCGAGGTATAAGCTTGGTAGAGTTAGATTGATGAAGAGCCGACCTAAGACCTGCTTAAGCTGGCACACTGACAGTGAAAAAAGATTACATATTCCAATAATTACCAATCTCGGTGCAAGACTGGTGATAGAAGATACTGCTAATCATCTCATTGCCGACGGTAGCGTTTACATAGCAGATACTACCAAATATCACACTGCATTTAATTCTGGCATGGAAGACAGGATACATCTAGTAGCCTGTTTATTAGATTAATCTTTTTGGTTTACTGCACCATTTGATGCATGCCTTGTTAGCAGTAGTGCATTTTTGTATGGATGTTTCTAATCCATCTTTGAACCATGGGGTAGATAAGATGGTTCCTAGCGGATGTTTGAATACATTTATATCGCCCGACGATCTAAGATTTTGTATGCGTCTTACATTTTCGTCTAGGTCTGGATTGCCGTGATCGGCTTCAGTTTGAATCCAACAGCACGGCCAAACATTGCCCTTGTAATCCATCTGTAGTCTTGCCTGATCGGCTGCTGCGCAGGATATTTGATGCGTGTCGTCTGAATAGATCAGATCTTCAAGTTTGAAATTTCGAATCTTTCGAGTTTCTGGTAGATATGATCTCAGCTGCAAATCGGTCTGGTGTAATTCGTGTTTGATACCTTTGCGATCTGTGTACCTGTACACATCATTGCGTTCTTGAAAGAATCTCGCAGATTCTATAACATCCCAATGATCGGCACCGTGAGCTTTTGTGAGCTCCTTGATCTCATCTAAATACGGTTGATTATGTTCAAAAACAACAGTTAGTACTCCAACGGTATTAGCACATGCGTCTGATAGAGCTTTCATGTTAGCAAGTATCTTCTTGAGACTGGTGTTCCTCCGATACCTAGCATGCATTTCTTGGTTAATACCGTCTACGTCAAATTGAGTGTGCGTGTTTTTCCCGCCTATCAATCCAAGCTGTCTCCACCATTCTGTGGTCCGTGTAGATCCGTTGGTTGTTATCTTTATGATTGTTGACGGAGAACTTTCTCTGACATATCTAACTATTTCTAACAGATCTTTGCAGGTCGTTGGTTCACCATATAATCCTGAGAATATTATCTGATTCATGTGCTGCAAGTCTTCGGGTGAGAATGCTTGCTTGAAATCATTCAGCGACCACTTCTTGCGCTCTAGAAAATCGTAGGTATCTAATGTGCCTGGCTTAAATCTGTCGCATTGTGGGCAAGCAGCATTGCACACAGAGCTAAGCTCTACTAAGACTTTCAGTTTGTTAGAATTGTATAAGTCTAACCACATTATAACACTATGGTTCCTTTGAGTATATCAACATCTCTGGCCATTTGAGCCAATAGATTAGCCCTATGAGATAAACCCTCCGGTATGATGCCCTTGTGTAATAAGCTATTGTTTACAAAATAGTATTTGCCCGGCGTAAGAACGTATCTACCTTTTTCAAAATCCATTACCACTGGGTCGATGGGAACCATGAGTCTGAATCCGTGCATTACTGGTGTTGCATGATCCTTGTGCCAGATTGTTTCCCACCCGTTCCGGCTAATCACATAGTTGTGCCTGAATACTTTAGATTCAAGCTGTCCATATACAAACTTTGCATATTCTGGGACGCTTGGGTCAATATCTGCAGTTCCTTGTATGTTAAGCGGATGGCTGGCATATTTCTCAGTAGTAAACCCTACATGCTTTAGATAGTTGATGACTTCTGCTGCGGGTACCAAAAATTTCTGAAACCTGTCAGACACATAGTGAGGTCGCTCGCTGCCTACCCAATCGTCTAGTTCTTTCCTTAAACGTTCTGGATCTATTGGATCTATAGCTAGCTCTACTACGCAACCATACATTTCTGGAGTTTCGCCGTAATGATGTTCTACTGGTAGTGTTTCGTAGGTATCCATGGGTAGTATGTTGTGTGTCATTGCTATCTGATCAATTTCTTGATAGCGTTTGGCTATGTCGTACATATACATGCCATTTGATAATTCAATTAGATGCTGTTTGTAAACAACATCGTCATTGGATAGTGGCATGCTCATAACAACTTTGCTGATCTTTAGATCAATAGCTTTGCCTATCATCCGATACAGTGCACCAAATTCTGCATAGAAATCATTGTTTGTGAAATCATGCACGATGTAATCTGCGATATACGTGTCGCCGTTGGCTTTGCCAGCAACTAAATGTTTGCCTGTGGTATCTACAACAACCGCATCAGATGACGACAGATCAATATCAATTGATATCGTTGGATCGGTTGGCAGTGTTAGCATGGTTTTCATTGTTTTGTGATTCCCCATTTGATTCTTAACCATATGCGTTCGTGTATGTAATAATCAAGGCTTAGAAACACATGCAGCAGTGTTGCAAATCCGGTAGCACTGCCGATGTCCCCTGTGAAAAGGTAAGTCAACGGCAGCGTTAATAACCACGCAGTTAGCCTGTAACTTATCATTCTCGTTATAGTGCGAGTATGTGTTTCTTTCATAGGATTAACTGCGATGGTTCGAATTTGGTAGCAGAAAATGGATAATAGAAGAAATCTTGCGGTACATCATTGAATTGATGTTGTCCCATATGCTGTAAATCGTCCCAGTGTTTAAGCTTTGATCTAACATGGCTTATTCTTCGAGTAGTATGATTTAATACCATTGCCTTGAGTTTAGACGAGTGAGCATATATTGTAAAGAATAAACCTTTGCATCTCGTAGCTTTGGCAAACATGATATGTCGGTCAAAGAATCCTTGGTCGACGTATACTATTCCGTTATATTTGCTGCGATATGCTTTGAGTATGTAATAGAACATATTTACTCTGAGAAACTTATTTCCTGCAGTGTCGTCGTACACCTTTGCCCCGCCCATGCTTACTACTTTACCATCCTCGAGCGCAACTTCTATGGCATCAAATCCTACATCAAACCATTTACGGTTTGAATACTTGTATGCATCCTCACTGTAATTGGTTATCCACCAATTGTGATTTTCTGTAACTGACAGTAATTCTGTGTCAATGCTTAGATCATCTCTGTAGATAGATTTTCTAAATTCAGCAAGGCGCTGGTCTGTTGGATCGTATATGGTGGTTAGCTCAAAATCTTGCATTATGATAATGATGCTACCATATCATCAAATCTCAGCATCGAATCCCAGGATACCGACACTCGACGATAATTGTCTGGATGGCCAATTTCAGCTTCCCAGGCATTGTGCAGTGATGAAACTCTAAATATTATTGGACGATTGCCGCTAATTATTTCTGCTGGTGTGGTATCTAACGGACAGCTGTAACGTTTCTTATCTACCGGGTCGCCTAGAGCAACTCCTAGCTTTAGAGGTTTGATCTCTATTATCTGGTCGGGTGTTGGTTCAAAGAATGCGGTACCGGCATAGTCGCTATAATAGATCGGGAAGAACAGATTGCTGTCTACGCTTTCGTGATCGTGTGGCAGATTTAGGTATGTGTGCCTGCCCTTGTATTCGAGAAATGTCATGCGCTTGTCTAGATTATATTTCGCTCTGAATTCTTCCATCTCTGGAAACAACGCACTGACCTCGTCAAACGTGCTGTCTCTTAAGAACAGTGCTTCTTTGACAGGCCTATATTTTGGTATCAATTTGATATGATCATAAACATTGCGCAGATAGTCTGACATCATTACGATGTCTGGCACATGCTCTGTTGAATAGAAATATTTGCCGCTCTTGCCAGTTTTGTCCATGATCATTATATTCCTGTCAATCTACGTCTATGTAACCCATATTATGTAAGATAACACAGGATTCTTCCCAGCTGGCCTCAGACATCTCCCACTTGATGATGGTACGAGTCTCACCTTTGGGCATGTTATTGAACCCCTTATGTATGATATCACTGCGGAACAAGCAAGGCATACCAGTGCTGGTGAGCATGGCTTCGGTATGGATCGGCTCTAGATCCTCGACGTTTTCTACTAGATAGCTGTCCTTGTAGAGATCATTCTTGAATCTAACTTCTGTCTTGCAAGTATACCAGGTGCTAGGACTGTGTGCTTCGCAGTTGAGGATGGGCCAGTTGATGCTGGCTGCTCCACCGCTACCAGGTGTACCTTGTATATGCGGGGGAAATTCTCTGGCAAGGCGGTTGGTATTGAGGACAAAGAAGTGTTCACGCAATGACGGTATCTGCTTGCGCAGTTCTACGGCAAAATCATAATGCGATACTTGGCATCTATAGTTAAGACCAAACTTGTAGGTATCGTCTCTGCGTCTTGCTTCTTTTTGTATATCATCCCACTGCTGGAAGCTTAGCAACGGCTTCTTAAAGTTTATGATGTATTTGTTTTCGAACATTGCGATAGAACTTTCTGCTATGAATGTTATATGATAACGGTTCGTCCAAAAACTATCAATAAAGATGTTCTATGGGCGCTTGGCTATCTATGCTTATGATGAGATGATTTCGTGGAGTGCTGCCACCGTTTATCGCATAGTGTTTGACACCCGGATTTACAAACCACACTGACCCATCGGCGGGAATGTGATGCTTGACTTCATTACCATCCTTGTCCCAGCCACCGTTGAAGCATTCTTCGTTGGTATCAAAGGCGATATGAAGCCTAACTCCGTAAAGAGTGTCATAATCGATGTGTGGTTTGACTTCCGAATGAGGAGCAAGGTTAGCAAATCTAGCACGATGAGATCCAGGAAATGCTGCTAAAACCTCTCTTAGATATGGCGGAACATCTTGTTTAACTTTGCGAAACCAACGTTCGTCTGCTTCCGTTTTGCCTTTGGCTATCCTGTTGTCCCAGGCACTGCCCGATTTTTCAGTTCTTTTATCTAGGCTGAACGAGTTGTCGTACTCTGTTAGACTTAGCTGTTGATAACTGGTATGTTCCCAGTCGAGCTCGCAAACATGATTGATACCAGCAAGCTCCTCATCCTTGAAGAACATTGCAGGCAACTTGGTATGAGCTTCGCACATATCGGCATAATCGGAACCTAATCCGTCCCAGACTTTCCCTCTTTCAAACTGTGATAATTCTTCTCTAAGTCTATCGATGTTAAATCTGATATTAAGTGGAGCAATGACGGGTAACTCGTATCGTCTTTTCCATGTTGTAGACATTTTAACCTCCAGTAAACTTCTTGTACACTATTTAAAGATCTGCTCCATAGATGAGGTTTCAAATAAGATTTTTCCATAAGCTCAAATATGATATTACTTGCTTAATATTCTAATAAAAAAATAAGAAATGTCAAATTGCCACCAGCGATCTCCACCAAAATTTGGACTTAGAGGTTTGTGATGGTGATTGTCGTGCCATCCTTCTCCCCACACCAAATATGCTAATGGTGCATTATTGCGGGCATCATACTCGTGGCCATTGTCATTATTGCCATACATATGTGCAAATGTAACTATACTAGATCCTGCATTCCATAAAACGGCAGCCGGTACTAACCATGCATATATAACTGCCATTGGATCTATCATATATAGAATTGCAGCATATACAAAGTTAATTAAGAAATAGTATTTATGCTGCCATTTCATAAATGGATCTCGTAGAAGATCTCCAACGTAACGTATGTTAACTTTTGAAAACATACTCAAATAGTGGGCATAAAACCAACCCTTATGCTTAGGACTATGTGGGTCTCTATCAGAATCTACGTATCTGTGATGTTCTCGATGAATAGCAACCCAAGGTATAGCTGCTCCCGTTAATCCTATGGTAGCACAAAGCGTACCTATGTATCTAAACCATTTTGGTGCTGGCCATGAATCATGACTAAGAAGTTTATGATATGTCATAGTCATTCCAATACATCCATTTAGGAAATATACAAATAATACTATGCACCATTGCCACCAATGACCTACAACTATCAATACTAACACGCTGATATGTGCAATGATTTGTAGTGCTAATAGCAACCATTTGTCTGGTATATACTTAGAAAACATAATCTTATCCTCGATATTAAATTATACAAAATGTTTTATCCAGATTCAACCTACCTAAGGTTTTAAAATTACCGGTTGTCATAAATATATTTGCACGTACAAAAGGAGATTTTACCATGGCAACAAATTTACCAACCAATGGTTCAAGCAGCGCTGGTACACTAAGTAAATTTGGTGTTCCAATAACGTCTGGCGCTTCTCAAGGTTCTGGCATATTGATGCCAAAGTTGAAGTATCGTTATGCTGTTTACCTACAGAATTTTGGAGATGGGCAGGGTGTTACGCAACAGAACATAACACAACAGGTTGTGAGCTGCGGACGTCCTCAAGTCCAGTATAACAGGACTGAACTACACAGCTATAATAACGTGATGTTTATCCCACAGAAACCAGTATGGCAGACGCTTGAATTGGTTGTGCGCGATGATATTACTAGCGTTTCAACTCAGTCAGTTGGTGAGCAACTACAGAAGCAGATGAATTATTTCAATATGACTACTGGTATGGCTGGTATCAATTACAAGTTTACCATGCAGATACTCATGCTAGATGGTAATTATGGTGCAACTGATTCAACTAATGCAGCATTAGAAACATGGCATATAGAGGGTTGCTATCTAGAAACTGTAGCTTATGATAATAATGATTATAGTTCAAGCGACCCTGTACAGATAACACTAACTATAAGCTTTGATAACGCTACACAGGTTATTAATCCACCTTCTCAGAGCAGTACTGGTACTGACGATCCAGGTAATCTTGCTGGTGTGCTTGCTGGTGGTGATGGTTCTTATTAAAATACCCAAGTTGGTAAGGCTCAATAATTTAATACCTAATGCATTGACAAAAAGGCTGTTGGAAACAACAGCCTTTTTTTATGGATAAATATTATCATGGCAACTACTATTTTACGTAATGATCAATTAGCTAGTATATTCTACGGAGCCAATAATCCCGGCCAGCCAATGACTATGGTACCTAAGATTAGGTACATGTTCTATGTCAACTTTGTATTAAATTCTGCAGCACCTAGCATGGATAGTGGTTTTCTTAGTAAATTGGGCAAAGCAGGTACAGTTGGTAACATAAGCTTTAAAGTTAAGACCATAGATAAACCAAAAGTTGATCCTACTGTTGTTGAACTAAATCAGTATAATCGTAAACGTTTAGTATATTCAAAGGTTGAATATATGCCATTTACTGTCAAATTGCATGAAACTGTTGATAGTGCTGTAGTTAAGCTTTGGAAAGATTACTTTACATATTATTTTGGAGATTCTAGACCTAAAACAGCAAATGACCTTAGTTCTATTGGATCTAGTCCAGCTGGATCATCTTTTAATGACTCGTCGGGGTGGGGACTTAGACCAATAGCAGAAGATACAAATTTCTTTACTAGGATAGAATTGTATTCGCTGTTTGGTACTCAATATCAGAAAACTGCATATTTAAATCCTCGTATTACTAATATTGATTTTGAACAATATGATTCAAGTTCATCTGATCCAGAAGAAGTAAGCATTACATTTAAATACGAGGCTATAGAATATAATGCTGTAGCTCAAGTATCTAATTCGTCAGCAGATGGAGTAGACTTTGGATTTGACCAAGACGGTAACACATTAAATGTTCCTGCTACTCTTGCAGGTGCACAAACCGCACAGAGTCCAGGCGATCCTCCTGCTTTATATCCTTCTCCATTAGTTGGATTAAGTACAGGTTCAACTAGCCAATCTGCAGTTATAGCTCCTAGTACTAAATCATTAGTTGTGAATGCACCGCCCGGTTATGCATTGGGATTTACAAGTTCAGGTGTAGTCAACAGTACTATGTCTAATCCTACAAACAATAATTCAACTTCAGTAACGACTGCCGCAGGACTTTTAAATTTTGGAACTCAATGAGATATAGCAATGGCAACTGATTTAACATTACTAAACATTCAACAACAGATTGCATTAAACAACGGCTCTATTAGCATTGTGAATTCTGGTGGCAGTTATCAGTTTGTTGACACTGCTACTGGCAAATCCTTAACAAACGCACCTTCAGTAGGTAATTACCTTTTAAGTAATCCAACTGCGGTTTATCAAACCGGATTGCGTGCAGACGTTTATAATTATGCGTTGGGTGTGTTTGGTGGTAAAACTGTACCAAATGAAGTTGTTGATACTCTTGCAGCTATGGCATCTTATTATAATGCACAGACAGGTCAGTCAGTTACATCTTTGTTTAATAATGGTATATTGCTTGACCAGTTTCTTGCTACGATAAACAACATAAGAGGTAATACTAGCCAAATTGGATATGCAGGATTAAATCTATCGCCAAAATGGACAAATAATCCGGTTCTTAGGGCTAGTATAGCTAAAGCTATAGAACCCTGGGATGCAACAGGAACTTATGCTCAGCGCAGTCAATACAATACAGAATCTTCTGGATTTACCTACTATGCTAGCGACACTGATGTTGTGTATGTGATGACAGAAACTGGTACGTGGGAAGTTTATCCAATAACAGAACCTATATGGCCTGCATAAGGCGATCGATATGACTGGACCATTTCCGCCACCTGTTTAAAATATGAGATTGATATATGCCAAAATATAGTCAGGAATACTTTGTACCAAAGAATCCGCATAAGCTGATAGGTAATGCTAAACCTTTTTATCGCAGTGGGTGGGAACTTGCATTTATGACATTCTTAGACAATCATCCCAGCGTAATACAATGGGCCAGTGAAAGTATCAAGATACCTTATACAAATCCTCTCACAGGCAAGCGTAGTCAATATGTGCCAGACTTCCTTGTGTTATATCAAGACAAGAACGGCAGACAGAAAGCAGAATTAGTTGAAGTTAAACCAAAAAAAGAAGCTATGATTGAGAATGCTAAGAGCAAGCGAGACAAAGCTGCCTTGATACTCAACACGGCTAAATGGGCGGCTGCAATGGAATTTTGCAAGAAGAACGGATTAGAGTTTAGAATTATCAATGAGGATCATTTGTTTCAACAATCAGGTAAGAAGAAAAGATGAGTAATAGCAAAAGATTTAAGAACCTAGAAGAAACCTTTGACTTACCTAGCATAGACGAAGACGATGACGATTCTATGTCAGAAGAAGTACCTAGCATAGAAGACGTTGGTACAGCTCTAGAGCAAGCTAAGAATCTAGAAAAACAATTCCGCAAGATGGATCACTATGATACTCATGATAAGGAAATGGATGAGTTAGCTACGCTTGCCATACAGGCACATAAAGATCTGCAGGATCTTGGTATGAATGTTGAAATAAGGCATGCCGGTGAAATTTTTAGTAGCAGTAGCCAAATGTTGAAGATAGCTGTAGATGCAAAGAACAACAAAGTAGAAAAGAAATTAAAACTTCTCAAGTTGCAGCTAGATAAGATGAAAATAGATCTAGCACACAAGAAGGAAGATGACAGCGTAGATGGTACTGCTGTTAAATTAGACCGCAATGAATTGTTAAAACAGCTGAAACAAATCAATGAAGATGATAAATAACTCTGCATTGGAGTTGAAATCATACCATGAAATCACTTAAAAACTACATAGCTGAATCAACCAAGGTACATGTCTATCACATCAAGTTAGCCATAGAACCAAGTAGTGCGCAGGTCAATGCGGTAGAGTCGTTGCTGCGTGCATACCAACTGGTTGATTTTGGCAAATCAACACGCATACAAGATGACAAATTTGACTTCTTTGATATAACCAGCAAAGACGTTCATTGCATTAGAATAGTAACTGGTACTCCTCTTAGTAGCTATATGATACAGCAACAGTTGAGAGATGTTCTCAATATACCTGAGAAGTATATCGTTGTTCGTGCGGTAAACGAGCCAATCGAGTTGGAAGCAGAGGAACAGCGGTTCAAACAGCTAGCAGCAGATGAAGCTAAGGAAAAAGGCTTCACATTTGCTAGTATGTTGGATACTGATAGAATACATCAGCCAGATGAGAATCCAACACTTACTAATGTATTTGGCAACGAGTATAACAAGAATCTATTAGCAAACTTAGCCAATATAAAGGCTGATCGCAAGAGCATGGAAGTTGAACCTCACATGTCGCTATTCAGTTGGATAGACATGAAGAAAGTTAAGCCTCATGAGCCTATACAGGATGCGTCAGATTTTAACGCACATATAGATACACCTAAGCCAACTTCCGGCAAGAATAATACCGCTGCTGCTATAGATAATCAGTTCCTTGGAACAGAAGGAAACTTTGATGATGGTGCAGCAAAGAATATTGTAAGATACAATGACAAAGGCACAAGAAGGACAACAATAGCTCCGCGTGCAAACAAAAAATTAAAGGGGTAAGATTATGGACATCGAAGAAATCCTAAAGAAGTTTCGCGCGCTAGCTGAATCAGAAGATGAGTGCAATATGACAGCTGAAGGCACATATTGCCCTGTTCATGGTATGGAAGAGTGCTCTATGATGCGCGAAGCTGATGGTGATGAAGGCGACACTGATGCGGTAGATGCAACATCGACTGCTGATGATGATAGCGAAACGCCTGCTTCCGAACCATTTGATAGCGGCGACGACGCAAGATTTGATAAGACTGATCAGGCTGAAAATGAAGACGAAGCCGACATTAAAGCTAAGGATGATGAATATTACGATGCTATCAAAGCTGGTAATGTTCCTGAGGACGTAGTAGAACCAGATCGTTTTATGCGTTATTATGAGAAGAAGTATGGCGTTAGAGAAACCGTAGAAGTAAGTGAAGATGTACACATTACATTAAATGGTCCAGAAGCAGACGCATTTATTCATAGATTGAGTGTTCTAGCTGGACAAGCTGAAGATAACGGCCAATGGTCTCAGGCTACAGAAGTATGCCCAGACTGCGGAATGCCAGAAGACCAGTGTGCATGTGATCACGACGATCACGGCGAATCCTGCCCACATTGCGGAACTCCAATGGATCAGTGCAATTGTGACGGTTCACACGAGGCAACTTTTGGACCAGATGGCGTTACTATGGAAAATGCCGATCATGATTTTGGAAGTCAAGAACACTCTGACAGTGGAGAGCCAGTTGATCTCGACACTTACATGTATAAGGCACCTGATGGTCCGCAGCGTTTAGTCAAGAGTGTTATGGGCGATAATCCGCTAATCAAAGAAGATTCAGAAAAACTCTTTGCCAAGTTAAAGGGCGATTATAGGACTTATGTAGCAGAAGCTGAGTTAGCTGCTAGCAATGCTCCTGGTGCCAATAGTCCTTTGACTGCTACAGACAGGGACGACTTTGAGAAAGACCCATTTGCAGACGAAGAGCCAGTTACGGACGGAAGCCGTAGTCCGCTCAGCATTATAAAGAGGCAGAGCGTAGCAAAATAAACGATGGAGTGAAAACTTTGTTGCTGAACAAATTGCAGTTAGTTACGATTGATATATTTTATTATCGACCCGATTACACAAACATTGTTCAAGAATTTCTCTGGCAAGTAGAAGACACAATACCAGAGTTTAGACGCACTCATAAATTTCTGAATCACTGGCATAAGAATATTGATGCAGTGATTCAGGAAGTGCAGATATGTGTAAATGAACGCAAATACGGCACATATCGATCAGTTGATCAGTTTTTGCAGATAAATTAATGTATGGCAAAGAATGATATAGATTTTACACTGGTTAAACCAGCTCACAGCAAGACCAGTTACACACCCGAGCAGAAAATTCAAATATACAAATGTATGAGTAATCCTTTGTATTTTATGGAGAAATACATGTGGATACAGCATCCTGTTAAAGGTAGGATACCATTTGAAGCATACGAATATCAGAAGAGGCTTGTAGAAGCCTATTGGAAGAACACAAGTGTTATAGCACTTCTTCCTCGCCAGTCGGGCAAGACTACAACTGCTGCAGGATTTTTGTTATGGTATGCAATGTTTAATGATGACGTTACTATTCTCATAGCTGCCAACAAGTTTAGGGCAGCTACAGAAATAATGGAACGCATTAAGTTTGCATATGAAGAATTACCCAACTGGTTGCGTGCAGGTGTGCAGACTTATAATGTTCAAGACATTAAATTTGATAATGGATCTAGAATCAAAGCAACTACCACAACACCCGATTCCGGACGAGGCATGTCTATTTCATTGTTGTATCTAGACGAGTTTGGATTCGTTAAACCTAGGATAGCAGAAGAATTTTGGACTGCTATGAGTCCTACACTTGCAACCGGTGGTAAGTGTATCATTACATCTACCCCTAACAGCGATGAAGATAAGTTTGCTGAAATATGGTTTGGTGCTAGCAAGACCACAGATGAATACGGTAATGAATTATCAGATGGAGTTGGTATTAACGGATTTAGAGCAGTTACGGCACATTATTCTGAAGTACCTGGTAGAGATGAGGAATGGGCAAAAAAGGAACGACACAAGATTGGGTCTGATAAGTTTGATAGAGAATACGATTGTTTGAGCGCAAATACAAATATAACGGTTAGTGATGATAATAACAATATCCATAAAATGACAATTGGGGATTTATTTTCAAAATTATAAATATATTCAAAATAAATAGGTATTGATAAATTTAATAGAGAGTATGTTGTATGCGCGCAGTTCGATATATCACATCAAAAATTGATAATATCAATTATTGTTTAACAAATGGACAATTTGCACGGCATTTGCGCGCATACAACTACACATATCAGCAATATTATGAACAATATATCACCGGTATTGTTGAAACCTGTAAGTATTGTGGTAACTCAAAAAAGTTTTATCAAACATCTCATACTTACGCTGCTACTTGCGGAAAACCTGAATGTCGAGGGTATGTGATAAAGGACACAAAAAATAGCTGGACAGATGAGCAGCGAGCAGCTGATTCTGCTAGCAAGAATCGTGTTAATGCTCTTCGCACAGCAGAACAAAAACAAAAGATCTTAGAAAAAGTTAAAGCAACCAATCTAGAAAAATTTGGTACTGAGTTTTCTTTTCAATCTGATGAAATAAAGGCTAAAGCCGTTCAAACTAAATTGCAACGTTACGGAAATGAAAATTACAACAACAGTAGGAAAGCTAGTGAAAGTAGAATTAACCGATCAAGCGACGACAAACGTGAATCGGCATCAAAACGCCGATTAACAAATTTAACACGGTATGGTGTAGAAAATTCTCTATTACTTAACAACGGTGCATCTAAATCAAATAAAAGTAACTCATTAGTAAAAACTTATACATTGCCATCGGGAAAACAGATAGGTATACGAGGGTATGAACCGTTTGTTTTGGATAAATTATTAAAAATTTATAATGAAGATGATATAATAGTTCATGATAATTTTTCCAAAACAGTTGTTGAAACAATAGATTATATTGCTGTTAATAGACATCATCTAAAATATTATCCTGATATCTATATTAAACCAATAAACACAATTATTGAGGTAAAAAGTGAATGGTGGTGGAATGGCAACGGTGATAGCAAATATAACTCACGTTTTGAGAACAACTTAAGAAAACGATCAGCAGCATTAGCTAAAGGCTACATATATGAAGTATGGCTATTTAAAAATAAATATGATTATAGGATAATTCGTAATGACTCGGATATTTAAACCAAATACCATAGGGTTAAAAGTACAAACTCCGTTGGGATTTAAATCGTTTGCCGGCGTTGCGTACATGGGTGACAAAGAAACTATATTAATAACATTGAGCAATGGTATGTCAGTTAGTTGCTCACCCATGCATAAAATCTTTGTTTCAGATAATGATTATGTACTTGCTAATAATCTTTCAATTGGTCAATATATAATGACCATTAACGGGTTATGTGATATTAGCTCGATAGCACCTACTGGTAAAACCGAACCAGTGTATGATTTAATAGATGTTGGTGGTGGTCATAGATATTATACAGATGGTATACTATCATCAAATTGTCAGTTTTTAACCGCAGATGAGACTTTGATAAATGCTGTTACTTTGTTAAAGTTGCAGGGAATTGATCCAATGTATAAAACTAATGAAATACGTTGGTATGATAAAATACAACCCAACAAGACTTACCTAGTTGCATTAGATCCCAGCGCAGGAGTAGGTAAAGATGCCGCTGCTATCGAAGTGTTCAGCTTACCAGATATGAAGCAGGTAGCAGAGTGGACATATAACAGGACCAGCATACCCAATCAAGTTAGAATCATGCAGAATATTGTTAATTTTATACACAGTGAGATGCGTAAGTTTCCTGATCAAAGAGGCGAACCAGATATCTATTTTACTCTAGAAAACAATAGCTGGGGAGAAGCAGCGCTGCTGACAATAGATGAAATTGGAGAAGATCGGTTCAACGGTATTATGATGCATGAGCCTAAAGCACGCGGTGTTGCTAGATATCGTAAAGGTCTCAATACCAATGGTAGATCCAAAGCATTAGCCTGCACTAAATTTAAGAGTCTATTAGAAGCAGACAAGCTCAAAATATTCAGCAAATCTCTAGTGAGACAGATAAAATTCTTTGTCAGCAAAGGTGATAGTTTTGCAGGCAAATCTGGTGAGAATGACGATTGTGTTATGGCAACATTGCTGTGCGTGCGAATGATGCAGATGGTTACTAGGTGGGATGAGAGCGTTGGTAATCTCATGCGTGAAGATTTTATAGATGAAACCCACGAAGATCCAATGCCAATCTCTATAGGCTTCTGATAAATATATCAACATATAGTAGGATCTTATTATGAGTTTTAACTGGGAAACGATTGGCGATAAAGTATATGGTATACTTGCCGCAGCAGGATATGGCATACAGATGCGAGACGATAAGGGTCAAGCAACTATGGATCCTCACAAAGCCATAAGATTCCTTGCTACTGTAAAGAGTCAAGATCCAAAGCTTGACACGTATAATGTTTTAATTGGTTTGCATGACGAGGACGCATACAGCCATTTAGATTTTAGAACACCTAAAACAGTTTCAGATGCAGACTTTGATACTATCACTAATCTCAAGAACAGCATACAGAAGAATCTTGGTGATATTGAAGGATTGAAGATCAATTGGACACCATTTGGTAGCAGTATTACATTGAAGGATGATCCTGTAAAGAAAATCTCAGAGAGCAAAGACATCAGCAAAGTCTACGGCACAATGAAAAGTAGTTATCAGAAGGTTGGTGAGAGCAAGCTGATCATAAGACATAGCGATCCAATAGATGAAAGCAAGCAAGGTAGTCGTTGGCGCAAGATACGTGCTGTGTTTATAGAGACTAAAGAAGGTGAACGCTTCAAATATCAGCATCCTCATGTATCAGGTGCAAGAGCACTTGCTAGGCATATTAGCGAGGGCGGTAATACCCACGATTTTATAGGTCAAGGTATTGCCAATATGAGCGACGATTATATGAATCTAAAGCGTGCAAACATGCTATTAAGGCATGCAGGCAAACATGATGATTCTGTGCATGTAAGAAATGCCATGAAGGATATAAATCACAATCTTCGCAGGATGAGCGGACCTAGAGGATACAGATCTGCACAGGATTTGATGAAATCTCAAAGCAATCGTTATGACACAGGTGCAGCAGGCAATTTGTCTAAGCAACTGTTAGTTGATTGTGGATGTAGCGATGATACAGATAAAGCTGCACTCGATACTGCAGCCAAATACATAGTTAAAATTGGTTCAAATGTTCATACTACAGAAGTCCCCGGCTGGCTAAAAACAATGTTGCAAAATCTAGCAACCAAGCTTAGCGACAGAGAACACCTTGACCAAATAATGGGTATGACACAGGACGTTGAAGCTGGCAAGATACCGGATGCTACTCAGATAAGATGGGCAGCTGGCCTAGCCAAAGACATCAATGCTCCTGCACAAGATCCCGAAGTTGATCGCATACGTCAACTGAGCGGCATTTAATTTTTCTTATACAATTGACAGATAAGGTACTCCTGCAGCATAAATATAGTTGTTAATAGTAATGCGCGATGTAGCGTTACTGTTATCTTAACACATTATGAGGCACAATAGGAGGCACTTAATTATGGCACTTAGTTTAAAAGAAATCCAGGCAAAACTTCAGGCACAGCAAGACCGCAAGGACCGTACAAAGAACGGATCATTCTCAGGTGAGAGCGGCATTTACCCATTTTGGAACAATCCTGAGGGCAGCACAGCAACAATGCGATTTTTACCAGATGGAGATGATTCCAATGACTTCTTCTGGGTAGAACGCCTAATCATCAAGCTACCGTTCCCAGGTATTAAGGGACAGAACGATGCTAAGCCAGTTGAAGTGCAGGTTCCCTGCATGGATATGTGGAAGCCAAATAGCTGTCCAATTGCAGCAGAGACTCGTCCTTGGTGGAAGGATCCGAGCCTAGAAGACCTAGCTCGCAAGTATTGGAGGAAGAAGAGTTATTTGTTCCAGGGATTTGTGACACAGAATCCAAATCCGCAGGATGTATCTCCTGAAAATCCAATTCGTCGATTTGTGATTAACCCCAGCGTGTTCGATGTTATCAAGAACATTCTTATGCGTCAGGATCTAGAATATAGTCCAACTGATTATGATCATGGTCGAGACTTTTATCTCAGCAAGACCAGCAAGGGTGGTTATGCCAACTATGCAAGCTCAAGCTGGGCAATAAAGGAGCGTTCACTTAGCGATGCAGAACGAGAGGCTATAGACAAGCATGGGCTGTATAAACTCAGCCAGTTCTTGCCCAAGAAGCCAGACGATGCGGGTGTACAGGCTATCATTGAGATGTTCCATGCTAGCGTGAACGAGGAACTATATGATACCGATCGTTGGGGTCAGTATTTCCGTCCAAACGGTATGCGTTTTGATAATGCAGGCAGCGAGTCCAACAGCGCACCTTCTGCACATTCTGAACCATCTGCTAGCAGTGCAACAGCGGCTAGCATCATGAACAGGGTTGCTAAGGCACCAGTTGAAGATACTCCTCCCTGGGATGATGCTCCAGAAGAGAAGGTTGCATCAGCTGAAAGCAAGCCAAAGATGCAGACTCCGGATGATATCCTAGCTGCTATCAGACGCCGCACTCAGAGCAAGTAATCTATAAAACAACACAATGAGGTGGGAGAAATCCCGCCTCTTTTATATAATTGATTAGCTTATACAAGGAGAGCACATGCGCCCGTTTGACATTTCAAAATTTAGAAAAGACCTAACCAAGAGTATACCTGGGGTCAGCGTAGGTTTCCATGATCCAAAGACTTGGATACATAGTGGTAACTTTGCCCTAAACTATGCTATCAGTGGTGATTTTACCAAGGGTATTCCGCTAGGCAAGGTTACAATGTTTGCAGGACAGAGTGGTTCGGGAAAGAGCTTCATCTGTTCAGGCAACGTAGTTCGAAATGCACAGAAGGCTGGGATATTCCCAATTGTAATTGACACTGAAAACGCTCTAGATGAAAAGTGGCTAGGTCCGTTGGGTGTTGATACTAGCGATGACAAGTTGCTGAAAGTTAATATGGCTATGATTGATGACGTAGCCAAACTGATCAGCGATTTTATGAAAGACTATAAGTCTAGATTTGATAAGGTAGATCCCGAGGAACGACCAAAGATTCTATTTGTGTTGGATAGCTTGGGCATGCTACTTACTCCAACTGATGTTAACCAGTTTGAGGCAGGTGAGATGAAGGGCGATATGGGTCGCAAACCCAAGGCGTTGGCATCTCTAGTTCGCAATTGTGTTAATATGTTTGGAGAGTATGATGTTGGGCTAGTTGTAACCAATCACAGCTATGCGTCGCAGGACATGTTTGATCCAGATGACAAGATATCCGGCGGACAGGGATTCATCTACGCAAGCTCTATTGTGGTTGCCATGCGCAAGCTCAAGCTCAAAGAAGACGACGAAGGCAAGAAGACTACTGACGTTCGCGGCATCAGGGCTGCTTGCAAGATCATGAAGACTCGTTATAACAAGCCATTTGAATCTGTTGAGATCAAGATACCTTGGGATAAGGGTATGGACGAATATAGCGGTCTTATTGATCTATTTGAGAAGAAGGGCATTCTTGTCAAAGACGGCAATAAACTAAAATATACAGACAAGACCGGAAATGAACATAAGTACTTCCGTTCAGGTATCACAAATGAGTTATTAGATTTGATCATGCAGGAATGGGATGAGAACAAACTACCTGCTGCTCCATCTGATAATGTCGATGATGCTAATCAAATTGAGGAGTAAAATTTATGGAATTGACCGCCGGACTTATGCTTGATGTATGGGAGTTGGTTAGTGAATACTTGCCCACCAACCGCAAGGAAGATGTAGCTAACAAGATGATCAAGATATTTGCAGACAAAGGGGTGGATCAAGACGACTTTGAAAGCATTAGGGGAGAAGATGGTCATCTAGATACTGCTATAGATAACTTTAGTGAATCAGATCGAGATGAGGACGAGTATGATTACGAGTCTGATGATTACGATAACGATTGACACTAGGCATATATGAGTGTGTAATGATAGCGGCCTCAGCCGCTATCATTTTATTAAAAGGCGTTTTCTATATGTGGTATAGCAAGATAGTCGATAATTTAGCTGAAGTAGTATCGGCTGTTGAATTCTACAACAAAGAACTGTCTGATGCACAAGATGAATCGCGGATAAAGGGCAGCATTGAAAAAAATGCACAAGAACTTAGTGGAATTATGAGCCACAGGTATAACCAATTACAGGAAATTGAAGCGATTTTAAAATACTTAAATATTAAGTATGATAAAATGCGTAGCGACCATTATCGCAAATATAACGAGCGTTATAACAGAGAATTAAGCGACCGCAGCATAGAAAAATACATTGACGGCGAGGACGACATAGTAACTATGTCAATGTTGATAAATGAGGTAAGCTTAATACGCAATAAGTATCTGGGATTAATAAAAGGCTTAGATGTTAAGCAATTCCAAATATCTAACATAATTAAACTGCGAGTAGTGGGCCTAGAGAACGCAACTGTAGAGAATAACACTAGATTATAGTGAATTAAATTCTAAAAAAAGATGCCAAAAAAGTGAAATTTTGGTTGACGGATCCGCTGTAGATGCTATTGTACCTACATAGCAACAACGGAGCGATACTAAATGTCCAATACGCTTGTGCATGTTACTGCTGGTCGTACCCGCGGTGGGGTTGTCGTTACTAATGCTACTGTCAAGCTCATCGAGGGCGAGAAGAAGGACAAGGACGGGCTGTATATTACCGTTGAGGGCGGCAACGTTCCGGGCCTGCGCAACGGTCGCAACCGCATTTACATGGAGAACGTTAGCTGCTACCATGCAGTGAGCGAAGACGGCGCTGCCGTTGTTAACAAGACCAATTTGGTTGTGGAGCGCACGGACGAGGAGATTTCCAAGGACCTTACCGAGACGTTCAACATCCTGAGCGAGATGACCGACGCTGTTGCGAGCGGTATTGTGCGCGGGCTGGTTGTCAGCGGTCCCGCTGGCATTGGTAAGAGCCATACGGTGACCAGCTCGCTGGTGCGTAGCTTGGACCTGCTGGGCAAGCTGAACGGTATGGGCAGCATGTACCAGATCGTCAGCGGCACTGTTAGCGCTGCTAGCCTCTATGAGATGCTGTGGAATTATAAGGAAGAGGGCATGGTGTTGGTGTTTGACGACTGCGACGCTGTTCTCTACGATGAAGATTCGTTGAATATCCTCAAGGCTGCGCTTGACAGCAAGAAGACCCGGCGCATTCACTGGAACACTCGCAGCCAGTACCTCGAGAAGAACGACATTCCCAATAGCTTTGAGTACCAGGGTGGGATCATCTTTATCACCAACGTGAAGTTTGATCAGGTGCGTAGCCACCGAATCTCCAATCACCTCGAGGCCATTGTTAGCCGCTGCCATTACATGGACATTGGCATTGACAGCAAGCGTGAGAAGCTCATCCACATCCGTAACACTGTTGAGCGCAATGACATGATGCGCGAGTATGGGTTTACTGCTACGGAGAAGAAGGAAGTGGTTGATTACATTGTCACTAACCATAACAAGCTCAGAGAACTTTCACTTCGTATGGTTCTTAAGATCTGCGATTGCCGCAAGGCGATGCCGACCAATTGGACCCGGTACGTTGAAAAGACCTGCCACCTCAAGGCTGCGTAACACAACCGGTTAAACAATCTTTCAAGATCTCAATATGAGATCTTGAAATTTACATTGTAATTGATTATATTATGGGTTGACTAGCTAGTGGCTCTAAGAGCACTATGTTTAGTCAACCCATTTTCACATAAGGAGAACACGATGGAACTAAAACCGCTTAATGATAGGGTTGTAGTAAGACGAGTGGACGCAGAAACAGTCACTAAGTCTGGTATCGTAATACCCGATACTGCTACAGAGAAGTCAGACCAGGGTCTTGTATTGGCTGTTGGTCGAGGCCGCCGAGACGAATCCGGCAACCGCATACCGCTTGAAGTTAAGATCAACGATCGAGTGATCTTCAGCAAGTACAGTGGTAGCGTTATCAAGCACAAGGGCGATGAACTCTTGGTGCTCAAGGAAGAAGATATCTTTGCAGTTCTAAACGATTAATGGGAGAATAAAACATGTCAGCAAAAGATGTACAATTTGGAGATGCAAGCCGCGCCAAGCTATACGAAGGTGTAGCTACGTTGGCTAATGCAGTTAAGGTAACTCTAGGACCCAAGGGTCGTAACGTTGCATTTGAACGTGGATTTGGTAGTCCTCTAGTTACTAAGGATGGTGTTACTGTTGCCAAGCAGATTGAACTAAAGGACAAGCTGCAGAATATGGGCGCACAGATGGTCAAGGAAGTGGCATCCAAGACCGCCGATGCTGCAGGCGACGGTACTACTACAGCAACGGTACTTGCTCATAGCATCATCAAGGAAGGCCTCAAGCTTGTGGCAACTGGAATGAATGCTATGGATATCAAGCGTGGTATTGACAAGGCCGCTGCGGCTGCAGTGACCGAGTTGAATGCCATCAGCCAGAGTTGTAGTACGCCAACTGAAATTCGTCAGGTAGCTACCATCAGTGCTAACGGTGATACTGCTATTGGCGAACTCATTGCCGATGCTGTACAGAAGGTCGGTAAGGAAGGTGTCATTACCGTTGAAGAGGCTAAGGGTCTTGAAACTGAACTTGACGTAGTCGAAGGCATGCAGTTTGACCGCGGTTATCTGTCGCCTTACTTTGTAACCAATCAGGAGAAGATGACTGCTCAGCTAGACGATCCGCTAATTCTCATTCACGAGAAGAAGCTGAGCAATCTGCAGAGCCTAATTCCGCTGCTAGAGACTGTGATGCAGAGCGGTAAGCCACTATTGATCATCGCTGAAGATGTTGAGGGCGAAGCACTTGCTACGCTAGTGGTCAACAAGCTACGCGGTACTATCAGAGTTGCTGCTGTTAAGGCACCGGGCTTTGGTGATCGTCGCAAGGATATTCTTAGCGACATTGCTGTATTGACGGGCGGTACTGTCATTAGTGACGACCTTGGTATGAAGCTAGAGAACGTAACTATTAGTGATCTAGGCCGTGCTAAGAGCGTGAAGATTGACAAGGAAAACACAACTATTGTTGACGGTGCTGGCGACAAGAGTGCTATTGATGCAAGGGTTGCTCAGATCAAGACGCAGATTGAAGAGTCTACATCAGACTACGACAAGGAAAAGCTACAGGAACGTTTGGCTAAGATTGCAGGCGGTGTTGCTGTAGTTCGTGTTGGTGGTGCTACTGAAGTAGAAGTCAAGGAAAAGAAGGATCGTGTAGACGATGCTCTTGCTGCTACTCGTGCTGCTGTTGAGGAAGGTATTGTTCCCGGCGGCGGTGTTGCTCTTATCCGCGCTCGCAATGCCATACGTGTACTTAAAGGTTCCAACCACGATCAGGATGCGGGCATAGGCATCCTGCTACGTGCATTAGAAGAGCCTTTGCGTCAGATCGTTGCCAACGCAGGCGAGGAAGGTAGCGTAGTTGTGCGTGCAGTGTCTGATTCAACAGGCGCTTACGGGTACAATGCTGCTACTGGAGAGTATGTTGACATGATCAAGCACGGTGTTATCGATCCAACTAAGGTTGCTCGCACCGCTCTTGTAAATGCTGCTAGTGTTGCAGGATTAGTCCTTACTACGGATTGCACTATTGCAGATTTGCCAAAGGATGAAAAGGCACCTGCAATGGATCCCGGTATGGGAATGATGTGATACTACACTCATATACTCAATGAGGAAAGGGACACTGTGTCCCTTTCCTTTTAATTTTACACAACCGCTTGGCAAAGTAGCATTTATTGCGCATAATGCATATATGAAAACCTGCACAGTAATACTTGAAGACGAATGCAACATTAAACTTGAAGGTCTCGACCTAAACACTAGGCGCGATTGCGTAAAGACGGTTAAGTACTTCTTGCCCCACGCAAGATATAGTGCAGCTTACAAACTTGGTAGATGGGACGGGACAACTAGCTTTTGTACAATTGGCGGTAGAACCTACCTCAATCTTCTTGACAAGATGCTACCTGTATTGGCAGAAAATGGATATACGGTAGAGCTAGATGACAAGCGACACACGTATGATTTTAAATTTGATAAGATAGATGAGAATTACCTAAGCAACATAACTTGGCCTACAGGACACAGAGCAGAAGGTCAACCCATAATACTTCGAGACTATCAAGTTCAGGCTATCAACGAGTGCATTGATAATTTGCAGGGACTCAGTATTGCTCCTACTAGTGCGGGCAAATGTCAACCTCTAAGCAGCAAGGTTAAAGTACCGGGCGGCTGGATAGAAATGGGAGATATATCGGTAGGTGATGTGATAACTATACCAGACGGTAGTACAGCTAGCGTGATTGGAGTGTATGATCCCGGTATCAAAGATGTATACGAGATAACCTTTGAAGACGGACGTAAGGTCAGATCATGCAGCGATCATATATGGAAGGTTCATAATCATAACCGGACTAACAAGTGGAAGCTTTTAAGCTTATCAGAGATAATAGCATATCAAAAAACTAATAATAGACACATATCTGTGCCATTAGCATCGCTAGTTAACGATACTTGTGTTGCAGATCTACCGATGCATCCGTACCTACTTGGTGTACTACTTGGCGATGGATCATTCGGGCATTGTTTTGGTATCACATCGGCAGATGAATTCATACTTAATAAAGTATCTTCTCTTCTTGATTCTGATTATAAACTGTCACATATATCAAGATATGATTATAGTATAAAATTTGTATCTGAAGATGTTCACATGAAAAAGCGATCAGAATGGATGAAACATTACCCGCGTCGTGCAAATGGTACTACACTGCCAAATACAACTTATCAAACCTATCATATGTATAAATCGATAATTAAAGATCTTGGATTGTCAGGAACTCGCAGCCATACAAAGTTCATACCTCAGATATATCTCAATGCAGGATATGAACAAAGGTTGCAGATGATACAAGGCTTGTTGGACACAGACGGGTATGTTGATCGTCGAGGTTGTATAAGTTTTACGACTACAAGCCAAAAGTTAGCTGACGATTTTGCATATCTTATCAGAAGCGTTGGAGGTATTGCTAAACATACTAGAGGCACGAATAGGAAATATCGATATAATAGTGAAATAGTGCCTTGCAAAGATTGTTTCAATGTATCTGTATATCATCCTACTCCTGCAATATTAGTTACCTTGCCGCGTAAGCTAGAAAGAATAAATTCTCGTAATGTTAAACGACAGCCAGTGTTACATATTGTTGACATACAGAAAGTATCAACGGAACCGGTGCGTTGCATAATGATTGACCATCCCGACCATCTGTATTTGACAGACAATTTTGTAGTAACACATAACACACTTATTACTGCCAGCCTTAGCAAGATAGCAGAGAAGTATGGCCGTACTATTGTCATAGTCCCAAATAAAAACCTAGTACAACAGACAGAAGAAGATTATCGAAACATAGGATTAGAAGTTGGAGTGCTGTTTGGCGACCGTAAAGAGTATGATAAAAAACATACTATTTGTACATGGCAGAGTCTAAACGTACTAGACAAGAAGAACAAAGATGCGCTTGACGATGATCAATTATCAGTGTTCCTTGACGGGCTCATTGCAGTTATTTGCGATGAAGTCCATATGGTAAAGAATGCTAATGTGTTACATACCTTATTAACTACGACATTTTCTAGCATTCCAATACGTTGGGGATTAACTGGTACCATACCAGAAGAAGAATACAATCAAGTTAGTTTATATAGTGCTATAGGACCTCTTATTGGTTCTCTCACTGCCAAAGAATTACAAGAAGCTGGGCACCTAGCACAGTGCAATATTAACATACTACAAACTCAAGAAACCGCCGTATATAACGATTATCAATCAGAGCTAAAATATCTAGTGACAAACAAAGATCGATTACAGTGGCTAGCCAATAAGGTTACTGAAATATCCAAGACAGGTAATACACTGGTTCTGATAGATCGTATCGAAACTGGTGAGATACTAAATGAGATGTTACCCGATGCTACATTTATCAGTGGTAAGATGAAGGCTACTAAACGCAAAGAACATTACAAGGAAATTAATCTAGAGAACAATTCAGTAATGATTGCTACATATGGTACAACTAGTACCGGTATTAGTATCAATCGAATCTTCAATCTAGTGTTAGTTGAACCTGGTAAGAGCTTCGTGCGTGTTATACAGAGCATTGGTCGTGGCTTACGCAAAGCGGATGATAAGGATGCAGTTGAAGTTTACGACATAGCTAGCAAGTGTAAGTTTAGCAATAGACATCTGCTCAAGCGTAAGAAGTTTTATAAAGAAGTATCATATCCGTTTGATCAAGAAAAGATTATGTACTAAACCATTGATTATTTGTTAGATATGGCATTGTTGACGGTTAAATAACTGTCAACAATGAAAATACTCACCAACGAAAATCAAGCTTACTCTATCAATCAAATACCAGATGTAATCCAAGACATTAGATATTGTGTTTTGGATTACAGTGATCAATCCAACGTAGATTATTATTTCATGCCTCTTATATTCTTAGAGAGTTTTAATAGTCCATGTGTTGATCTAAAGATAGGACCATATAACATACAGATGCCTCTTGATTGGAGTGTTGTGATAGGTGACATTAATCTAGGCGATCTAGAAATAATGCAACTGATTTACCTCAATGACAAAGACTTTGATGTTTTTGCATTTAATCCTATAAGCGGATATATGCCTAAGTATTTGAAACTTGAAGTTCTCAATATATGGCCAGATGTAAAATGGTACTTTCCAAAATTAAAAAATGGGCATTTGCTAGCAGTACCGTTACAAGATGGTGATTCTCCATTATGTGCTCTTTTTATTAAAGACATTGGTAAGATTACGGAGAGTTTAGATATAAGAAAGATGTTTTGATAAACGAATCCCCTGGATTACTATGGTTCTCCAGGGGATTCGCTCGAGTCTGCTTGATTTCACATCAAGCTAGCTTTTACTGGCTACTTATATGAGCCCAGCCATATCCTGGTAGTGTTGTACCAGTGAATGCCCATTCATACTGATTTCCGCTCCATGTGTAAACGATTCTATCAGTTATCTTTTGAGCATATGCAGATTGTAGTGCTTCTGCAATTTTAACAGTTGGTACAGATGTATATGATCCGCCCGAATCTACCACAACACTTCTAACACTATTGCCTGACAATACAGTGTGTGCTGTAGCGCCTGCAGGTGTAAATGTTACCGCTGGAGCTACTTCATAACCGCTACCGCCAGCTGTTAGGGTAACATTGCTTACATTCCAATTTAGGTTAGCCTGTGCACCTGTTCCTAGTGCGCTGCCAGTGAAAGATACTGGATTAGTAGGTAGGGCAGTATAATCGCCGCTGTTAACTACAGTGTTCATGCTGTATACACCAAAGCGCACATCGAACGTTGCTCCTACACCGCTGTTAGTGTTTGAAGAAGTTGGTGCAAATGGACCAGCTGGCAATGAGTTATTGGTAAACACACCGCTGTTAAGTATGCTGATGCTGGTAATAGCACCGCTTACATTGACGCTGTTGACTTTTATGGACACATTGGTAGCATATCCTGCACCAGCAAAGTTCAACACGTTGTCTTGTGCATAACCAGAACCCAAGTTGTGTGCAGCGGCATCTGACCAAGTAACAGCGGTAACGCTAACATTTGCCTGCTTCTTACTGACATATGTGCCGCCTACTACGTGTAGAGTTTCGCCTGGAACATAATTGGCACCAAGAGCACCTGTTCCGTTAGCAGTAACACCGGCTGATGTTACACTGAGGTTTGCAGTAGCAGTAGCACCTGTTCCTTGTGCACCATATGGAGTAACAGTGATGTTACCCTGTCCTGGACCTGTTACTGGTCCATTTACTAGCTGTACTAATCCGCCGCCGGGAACACCAGTACCGTTTACACTAGCCATCTTGTAAAGGTGTGTGCCTTTCTGAGACACTATATAGCTCTGACGTGCCTGACTATCGCCTGCAGTCCATGCATATCCAACAAGCTGCTGCCCAGCTACGGCAGAATTGCCTATGAATAATTTATTAATTGGTCGTCCCATTTGTTTTTCTCCTTATGGTTGCCGTTCTAGGGCTACGAGGTTGGGATCCCCATAACTAATGAACTGCTCTATTTATGGTGTTCAGTTCTGAACGTACCAGTTATAATCTACATATACGCCGTTAGTTTGATCTCCGTAGTATTGCATGTGCCAGGGGAATTCGCCACCTTTGAAATCTCTCAGAGTATGATCATTGATTCTGGCTGCATATCCGCTGCTACTGTTTGGATACGTAAAATGTATGTAACCGTCTCCGGGATTGGTATAAACTCCGTTAGTTAATGTTATAACACCAGATACTTTTGGACTAGTTTCTGACCAGGTTCTAACTAGATATTTGTTACTACCAACCTGTTTGATAATATCATACCATCCAACAGTTCCATTAATATTGCCATATATTAGCAGTACGTTGGTATTTGGTGGAGGCGGTGTTGTGCCTATTGCATTTTTGGTAATTGGCCTTCCCATTTGTTTACTCCTTTGTTGCCGTTCTAGGGCTACGAGGTTGGGTTCCCCATAACTAATGAACTACAGTATTTATGGACAACTATGCTATCCTTGTAGTCTTGTATAACCGATGTTATAGCGGCATAATATATACAATAGATGGAATGTGCGATGGCAGAAAGTAAACATAAATTAGACATGTTTGGTAAAGTGCTACCTGCACTTGATCGGAGAGATCGTAACTTTTATAATAATCTCACTGATGAAGAGAAGAAGGGTTATTCTGCATTGGTCTTGATGAGAGCTATGAGCAGTTTAGGTGATCAAAATCCTCATGCTGAGTATGAGTTACTTGCAGTAAATGATATTGTAAACATTGGATTTTGGTCTCTCAGTAAACATACAGAACTGCAACATCTCTTGTTGTGTACTGCTGGATTAGGTAGTAAACAATATCATCCTTGGATATCTGCCAAAGGTAAAGTTACCAAAACCAATCTTATTGATCAGTTCTTTATGGAAATGAACCCAGGAATGAATGAACAAGAACTTGAATTAATGCGGTCTCAACATGATCCTAAGAGTATTAAACGTCTAGCACAGGATGCTGGTAAGAGTGATTCTGAGATAAAGCGACTTGTTGAAGATGCTAAATCGCTCAAGTAATAATAAACCTCATGTATGTGAATTTTGCAATCGAGGATTCGTTGAAGAAATCAACTTGATTAATCATAGTTGCGAGAAGAAGCGCAGGTGGTTTGGTAGAGACGAGCCTGCATCTAGATTGGCTTTTATGGCATGGGCTAGATTTTATGAACTTAACAGTAGGTTAGTCAAGCATGGCGCAAAAAAACGCAGTTTTCGAGAGTTTATGGATAGCAAATACTATACAGCATTTGTGAAGTTTGCTAGACAGATCATAGACCTCAATGCAATGGAACCTGCTAAGTTTATTGATTATGTTATTAAAAATAACCTACCACTAGATAAATGGACACATGATTCTGTATATGAAGCATATGTGTCTGAGCTAGTTAAGCATGAAGATCCAGAGTCTGCACTAGCTCGTAATATTGAGTTGATGCAACAATGGAGTCAGCAAAGCGGAGAACCTTGGCAGGATTTCTTTCGAAAGGTTAGTCCCATTCAAGCCGCTGCATGGATAAAAAATGGTCGAATTAGTCCTTGGGTGCTATATAATGCTGACAGTGCTGAATCACTGTTAGATCGTTGTGGTCCAGAACAATTGCAGATCATTCAAACTAGTGCTAAGGTACCGCAATGGAAAATACGCTTTAATAAAAATAAAGAAAGTGCAGATTGGATACGCAACACGCTACGACAAGCAGGTATATGATTGGAGATTAAAAATGGCAGATGATATGGATATGTATGATACTGATGAATTTATAGCACCAGAACCAAAGACTGTTGAACCAACTTTAACAGCTATAGATAGAGGTATGGTTACTGAGATTGAGATTATGGGTAAACGAATAGAAATTGTAAATCCAAGTTACGTGAGGGAGTTACAACGTATTATGCTAGATATGAGCAACAAACTTAGAGCAGCTGATAGAAACATCAATACATTGAATTCTAACATCAAGAAGATGAATTCTCAGATTAATGATCTAAGAGCTCAACTGGCAGGAAAAATTGATCGTGCTTAAACGAGGAGATATAGATATAGACCTAGCAGATCGAACACGAGCTCTTGCAGAGCTTCCGCATGTTTCGGCTAGCATTATCAAAGATGGAAAGATTACCAAACACAATACAGGTGTATATTTCCACGCGGTGCCCATCGATCCTGTAACAGGTCAATGCAGTTGGGATTATGAAGATGCTGACCGCAAGGGCATGTTCAAGATAGACATGCTCAATGTCAGCGTTTATGATATGGTTAGAAATGAACAACACCTATTGGATCTTATGGAGAGACCTATAGATTGGACCGTCTTTGAAGATCCAATGTTTGTATCTAAGCTATTTCATCTTGGACATTATGGCAAATTGACTGCTAAACTGAAACCTCGCAGTATAGAACATATAGCTATGATTTTGGCTTTGATTAGGCCTGGCAAGAAACATCTGCAATCTCGTTGTCTAGAGTACGGTTTTGATAGTATACGTGATAGCATTTGGACGCACGATTCTGGAGAAGCGTACTCATTTAAGAAGGCCCATGCTGTAAGTTATGCAATGCTTGTTTATGTTCATGCGCAAATTCTGGTTGAAAGTTCTGCACAAGATGCTATACTTTTTACTAGTGCTAATTCATCTGGAGCATTTTAATGCCTACTAAGAAACTGGTTCTCAATAGCAAGACTAACATGTTTGGTACCAATCTCAAACTAAGCACTCGAGACGGCTCACATAAATTTTCTGTAGGTAATAATATCAGTTATGATCCTACAAAGAAACTCAGTAAAAAGCTAGAGACTGGATACCTGTTTAGGAGCCCAAAGTTGGATCCAACTGATCTTTCGGAAATTTGGGACACTGTCGAAGGCTTTGCGGGTGCTGCGTCGTTGACAGCAGAAATTGATACCAAGAGCAACGAAGTTACTGCCTACATGCGGATCGCCGAAAAGGGCGACGCTGGTATGTTTGCTTACACTCATAGCTTGTTTGAAAAGTGGAGCGATGAGAAGACAGCAGAAGCCAAGAAGGACAAGAAGAAGGCTCCCAAGCTTGTTGTTAACAAGGACGGAACTGTTAAAGTTCGAGTACAAGTAGAATCCCTAGGCAACTAATATCAATCAATTGCGCGGACCAAAGTTATGGTCCGCCTTTTAATCCTCTTATTAATCATATCTTTGAGATTAACTACCGGACCTTGTAAAATTTCAGTGTCCTTTTTGGCAAAAGTCTTTAGGTATTTCCTATAGGGCGAAAATCTGTTTTTTAGAAACATGTTAATAGGGATTGAGCGGTTGCTCTCCCACCACCATATTTCTCCGCATTCTAAGAAATCTCTTTTCATATCAGCAGTAAAACTGATATCCATTACATATATGCTTACAAACAAATTGTCGGCATGCTGTATTATTCCTAAATGTTCTTTGCCTAAATGATTGATTATGGTTAAAAATGGGAATTTTTCTTGTAATAATTTATAAGTATCTTTATTTGTCATTTTGAACTTTGCATGTTATAAAGCTAGGTTATTTAGTAATCTAATTTGCTAAATATCTAATAACTGCATGAAGAAAAGCTTATGCCACTTGTATACTTATTCAAATTTCCAGAATACATACATCTTGTCAAGGCTGATCCTCTTGCCCCCAACATTAACTGGCCCATGATACAGTATGATACCAAAGTCTTCAAAGGCGTTACGAACAATATTGATTTCGTAGTACGTAACAATGATCGAAAACCAATACAGCTTTTCAACTGTCAATTGGACGCGCAGATTCAAAAGGTAAACACTCCTAGCAACAGTATGGATTTCTTACCAGAGCTACAGCTTATAAAACCTGTGATAATAACAGACGATGTTAATGGAAAGGCAAGATTGACACTCTTACCTGAGGACATACAGCATTGGGACCCAGGTTACTATCAATATGTAATAAAGATATTAAGTGGTTCTGGACAGTCAGAATACTTGTATACTGATGTAAACAAGAACACTTTTGGTTCATTTGAACTTAAAGAAGGTGTTATAAGTAGTTTAGCCCCTGCTATAGAGATTGACAATTCTCAGTTTACTCCTACTCCCGTAAATTTATATGATTATACTATATGGGTGTCTGGTGCAGTTCAAGGTGATGCGCAAACAGGACGTGCGAATGGTACACATACTGTAGCTGTTTATCAAAATAACTTCTTAGGTAAATTTTGGGTACAAGGGAGTTTGAGTAGCGATGCTCCGTTACCAGATGAATGGTTTGAAGTCCCATTAACGCCCACGTTTAATTATTTTGAATTTACTCAATTCAACAATAATATAGGACCCACTCTCATTAATTTCAGTCTCAATGTCTATTGGCTGCGTTTTGTCTATAGACCAGACGTAGCAAATACAGGTACTTTTGGTCGCGTCTTGTATAAGGGCTAAGCTGCCATTATACTATCTATATGTCGTTGATACATGATGTGATAGCAAGACACATACCTGTAAAGCATCGAAACAGCAATAGAGGCTGGAGGATGTTCAATGCACCGTGCTGTCATCATAGAGGACATAGACCAGATACTAGGATGCGTGGTAACATGCTGTTTGCATCTAATGGTGCTATAGCTTACAACTGTTACAACTGTGGTTTAAAGACTAAATTTGATGGTAGAAACCTAAGTAGGAATTTTGAAAATTTAATGGTCTGGTTAGGTATACCAGATGACGATGTTAAAAATATCAAGTTAGAACTACTGCAACATCAACTGGATGGCACTAACAATCCCGTTGCGGTTCAAGATATACGATTTACAACAGACTTTGACGAAGTTGACCTTCCTGAAAATTCAATAGCATTTGATCACATTGCAGTTGAAGATGCAATACCTGAACAATTTGTATCAGTGCTATCTTATTTGAATTCTAGAGGTGATGCTATATTGAATGGATGGGATTACTATTGGAGCCCTAGTACCAAATTGGATCTAAACAATCGAGTAATTATACCATTTTACCATTTTGATAAGATAGTAGGTTGGACAGCCAGATATGCCGGTAGTCCGCCTCACGGAACACCTAGATATTATAACAGTCAATTACAACCTGGATATTTGTTCAATTGTGATGTACTAAACGATCGCAATAGGAAATTTGTTTTGGTTGCAGAAGGCCCATTTGATGCTATAGCTCTGTCTGGTATAGGTACGCTGGGAAGCGAATTGAGTAAGGAACAGATAGCTTGGTTGAATAGCACAGACGCTGAAAAGATAATAGTTCCAGATAGGCAGTTGAAGAATCAAGGATTGATTGATGCTGCATTAGACCAAGGATGGTGTGTTAGCTTTCCAGAATGGGAAGATGATGTTAAGGATGCGGCACAGGCATCTCAGAGGTATGGCAAGCTATATACTATACGCAGTGCAATAGCTAGCCGAACCAATAGTTCGTTAAAGATAGGTATAAAGAGGAAGATGTTTAGATCATGAAAATAGCTCTAGCAACTGGTGGGTTTGATCCGCCTCATAGTGGACACATTGACTATCTAAAAGCTGCTGCTACTCTAGGTGATAGATTGGTAGTAGGTATCAATTCAGATTCTTGGTTGATACGCAAGAAAGGGCAACCTTTTATGCCTGCGCGCGATAGATTGGCAATCATACAGAATCTCAAGATGGTATCGGAAGTAATTGCATTTGATGATCGAGATGGTTCTGGATCAGACGCAATAGCAAAGTTGCTATCGTTGTATCCAAACGATCAGATATTATTCTGCAATGGCGGCGATAGGCTTCCTTACAATACAAGTGAGATGCGAGTGTTTGAAAATGATCCTCGAGTAAGATTTGAATGGGGTGTAGGCGGATTTGATAAGACAAATAGTAGTTCAAAGTTGTTGGACGATTGGGTTACCTATATGAATAATCGTACATAAGAATTATAATTAAGATATAGCATTAGGAAAGACGGTCAATGGCTCAAGAAGAACAAGATTATACTAATGATTATGGTGAAGACAAGCAGAAGCTGTTGATAGATGTAATGCTCAGCAGCGAAGAGATATTCTCTCGATGCCAGAACATCATAAATCCAAAGTATTTTGTCAACAAGTTTAGGCCTGCGGTTAGATTTATAATCAAGTACTCTAATGAATTTAGAGTACTTCCTAAAATTGAACATGTTAATGCCGAAACCGGTATAAATTTTGTTAGAATTGATAATATATCTGTACAACATCAAGATAGCTTTCTCAAGGAGATAGAGGGATTCTGTAAGAATAAAGCTCTAGCATTAGCTGTTACTGATAGTGTTGAATTGATTGAGCATGGCAATTATGGAGAAGTAGAGAAGAGAGTTCGAGAAGCTATACTGATCAGTTTACAGAGTGATCTTGGTACAAACTACTTTGAAGATCCTCGTGCTCGATTGATGAAGATAAAGAGCAAGAACGGTCAGATGACTACTGGTTGGAAAACAGTTGATGATAAACTACATGGTGGTATCAATAGAGGCGAGATCACAATTTGGTGTGCAGGGTCAGGTGTTGGTAAATCATTGTTCCTGCAGAATCAAAGTTTGAACATGGTCAAGCAAGGGCTTAATGTTGTTTACATAACTCTTGAGCTTAGTGAAGAACTAACTAGCATGCGAATGGATAGTATGCTAACTGATGTTGGAACTAAAGAAATATTCCGTAATCTTGATACAGTTGAGATTAAGGTCAAGCAAGCAGGATTTAAGAGTGGATTGCTGCACGTTAGGCAGTTACCGCAGGGCAGCAATTGCAATGACATCAAGGCATATCTAAAAAATTATGAAATTGAAACACAGAAGAGACCAGATGTATTGGTAGTTGACTATTTGGATTTGTTGTTTCCTAACAACAAGAAGATTAATCCTAGTGATCTGTTTATCAAAGATAAGTTTGTAACTGAAGAGCTACGCGGTCTAGCTGTTGAACGCAATATGGTATGTTTGACAGCATCTCAGTTAAACAGGTCTAGCGTAACTGAGCAGGAACATGATCAAAGCATGATCGCGGGCGGTATTTCAAAGATTCAAACTGCGGATAATGTGATATCTATTTTTGCTAGTGCGGCTATGAAGGAGCGCGGTCAATATCAGGTACAGTTTTTGAAGACACGTTCAAGTAGCGGTGTTGGTAGCAAAGTATATCTTGGGTTTGATCCTAATACTTTGCGTATATTTGACTTGGATGAGGATGCTGCTGCACTAGCTAGCAGCACCAACGGAGCCGATGTGTTTAATGAGCTTAGGAGAAAGAATACTGCGGCTACCAAGAAAGAAACTCAAACTCCTCCTCCGTCACCAATGGCTAGTGCAAAAGATCTAGAGAGTTTGAGAAGCCTTATTCGCAGGTGATTAGCTAGCCTTATGTATACGTCGTAGCTGACTCAGAACCTTGCTGGTTGTGCTAGCATCTGCAGCCAATAGTCTATTAAATGCAATAGCTAGTTCTTTGAGCTGTGCAGTATTAGATGGCAACTTACCGGCACGAAGATTATTAAATGCGGCTGCAAATAGTGCAGTGTTCTCAATTCCTAAAAGTTGAGCTAAACTTTTAATTTGTATAGATCCGGTTAGCTTTTCTGGTTTCTTTTCATGTGTCATAAGATCTGTTACAGTCTTATCGGCTTCGATATCAGCAGCATCATTTTGATCAACTTCTGGTTCTACAGCATCAGCTTCGACAATTGTATCTAACTGATTAGCTATTTTTCTGATATCTTCTGCTAAAAATTTATCACTCATAATTATATGCTCCAATATGTAGTACTGGTATTTATCAATTCCAAATGATCGCGCTAAATATCTAACATAATTGCGGACAGGATATATCGTGGCTAATATTAAAAACTTTATAGATGAACTTGACAAAGCTGTTCCAAATAAGAACAAGCACAATGTTATAGAAAGTCGAGCATCACATATTATTGCTAGTGCAGTTAATCTAGTGCATTTGATCAAAGAAAGTTATCCAGAAGCAGAGGCTACTGATCTAGTAAAGAGATTGTATCGTAGCATTATGACAGAAGACGAAAGAAAGTTTTCTAGGAAGATAAGAGAACTAAGGAATCAAAAATGAGGGCTAGCGAATTCGTAACAGAAATGACTCTTAATGAGATTACTCTTGCAAATATTTCAAATTGGTTTCAAAAATATGCTCAGTCTCGTGCTATAAATGCAGGCGAAAAAGAAGTTAGAAATTATACAAATGGTGTAATGATGAACTTTGCTCGGTTTATTGGACGATATAAATTAGATTGGCGAAATGTTACATTGTACGTTATGTATACATTCTTACGTTTACAAATGAAATTATCTGACAGTTATATATTACGTATAGTAAATTCAATAATGAAAGATATAGGGGCTAACGCTTTAACTATAGAGCAGATAAAAGATAAGAATAATGATACCCTAATAGCTAATTTAAAAAAGGTAGGTAATATTCCTTCACAATATGCACAAATAATAAGTGAAAAAATAATAGCAGCGGCTGTACTGCAAAAGCTCGAATTAGAATGGCATAGTCAAGCAAATGTTGCCAAAGATGATGAAGATGATTCAACACAAGACCAAAAGGTTACAGCGCAAGCTCCTAAATCTAAAGAACCAATAGTAGTTAATGGTGAAAAGATTATGCCAGAGGATGAAAGATATGCGCCGATAGCTGCTGCACTTGCTAAACAGGGCATAGCTGAAGATTATGAAAATCTCAAAGAAACAGCTACAGGCGGTGCCACTGCATCAGGAAGTGTAGCTAGCATAGCTAATCCAATGGGCGGAGTAATAAGCAGGACACCAAATCTTTTTGGTTATATACCGGCTAGCGAACCTGATACTCAAAAGAAACGCAAGAACAAACGCAAGAACGCACGTTAACAATGCGATCGATATAAATAATCATGCAAAGAATTTTGCATATTAAAGGAGAAAAAATATGACAGATCTAGTCAATGGAGCAGTGCATGCCGGTGAGTTCCTCTCTGGTAAGATGGACTTCTTCAGTTTTGCTACAACTGTACCAGTTGGTCAGACCAATGTAGAAACACCTGTAGTTGATCTACCAGGATATCAGACTTACCAGACACTTGGTGTTTGGTCAACTGTAACCGTTACCGACGCTTTTGGTAATGCAACATCATATAGCACACTCAACAGCTATCTAGATGCATTCTATCAGCAGCTGAACCTCAACAATCTAATTGCATTGTTTGCCACCCGTGCAAACCCAGTTGCAGTTAGCGTGAAGACTTTCCCAGCTTCTGTAAACGGTTCTGCAGTTAATCCACACAGCAGCGCAATCTTCGCTGACATGGGTTATGCAAACAGCGTTGGTGCAACAGTGTTTGGTAGCTCATACAATAGCACCAGCGACGTTGTTTATGTTGTTAACATAGCAACTGAAAAGACCCTATTGTGGACAGCTAACGGTAATGGTAACTTCGCAGGTACTGCTGCTGACAACACCAACACCAATGGTTACAACGTACTCAGCAACAATGTTACATATGGTGGTCTTGATGGGCGTATAGCTTATGACATGCAGGATGCACAGGTAATTGGCGGTTCACAGAGCTTCTCTGGTGCATCAACCAATTTCTACACACTGAAGAACACTGTTGCTCCATTCGTAAGCGCATGGAATGCAAGCAGCACATCTGCATGCAACGTGTTGGCTGCACAGAACCTCTATCTAGGCGGTTCACTGCTCGCTTAATAACTAAGGTTATTAAACTAGTTAAATTCAAAGGGTGCCGAAAGGCACCCTTTGTCTTATCTAAATGGCTAAATATCAAACCATGAACAATAAATCAACAGCACTAGATAACGTTTTTGATGAAGCAATACAAGTCAAGACACAGTTTGTGAGACAAGACGGTAAGCTTAAAATGGTACGTCGCAAAGTTAAGAATCAAGAAATTAAACCTGCTAAGAAGCAGTTGTTCCCCATCAGTAAGGAAAGACAATGAAATCCCTTAAGACCTATTTCCAAGATTTAACCGCAACATCATCAGAAGGTGTTGCCAATTGTGTGGAGAATGAAGCCATGAGACCCCTCAAGAAATATGCACAGGTTGATTTAAACGGTTCAGAAGGTCTGTATGACACTAATATTGACCGTTGGAGTCGTAATGCCAAACATCACATGGCTAAGAGTGAACTAGCAGGTGCAATGGATTTGCCTATCTTTGAAGAAGGTGATACAGCTATCTATGAGGGACAAGAAGTGTCTGTCAAGATCCCACAGGGACCAAAAGGTACTACTGGTATTATGTTTGAAGGTCATCTCAAGATGGTACATCAAAGTAAACTAGAGAAGATTGAAGAAGGTGTAATGGGTGGATTGCAGAGTCTAAATCCTCTCAATAGAATTATGCAGCTTGCTGGTTTAGAACATACCGGTGCTGTAAGCACTGACACTATTGAAGAAGCTGAAGTTGTGACAGAAGCAGATGCAGCAGGTATGTTGTCACAGTTGGTAGCTTCTGCACAGAATATGCCCCAGTACAAAAACAATGAAGAAGCTGCAAGATTATATGTCATTGGAAGTATACTCAGTGAGATATATCAAGATGTCACTACCAATAAGTTGCAGACTGTTGTTGGACAGGGCAAGATGACAGAATTAACTCCGTTGGGTGCAATGGGTGCTGATCTTATCAAGACTGCACAGAGTTTGTCTCAAGGATCGACAGCGTCATCAACTCCTGCGCAGACACAGGGTCAATCCACAGCACAGGCATAATGCATGAGATTTATAGAGATACAAGGCGGGCTAAGAGTTCCTGTTAGTAATGAGGAATTGGTTGTTGCGGACATCATCCGCAACAATCATGAGCCTATGCCTAAATCAAAATTAAACATAAGAGAACAAGAATTAGCTCGTAATCTTGTACACAAGGGCATCATAGATAGAGTATTGATTGATGAAAAGATGCATTTTGTTTACAATGATATAAATGACTTCTAATAAGTGGAGAAACTATGTCAGTATCACAGCAAGACAGAGATGCCATGAAACGGATATTAGGTGCATTAAATGGCGATCTCACATATGAAGAACCTTTGAATTTGCACGAAAGCCAAACTTCTCAAGTAGAACTAGCTGGCCTAGGACAAGTCACTCAGAAAGACATAACCGCTATGGCAGATGTTCTCAAGAAGTTGAACAATGTCACCGCGCAGGTTGTAACTGAGAGCAAGTTCAATCCTCAGTTAGCTGAAGCTGTTAATACTTCAAAGGTTGAAGATGGTGTTAAAGTAGGTAACTATCAGATAATGATCAAAGAAGATGCCAAGAGAATGGCCGGTAAGCAATATTACAGCATTTATCACAGCCAAACACATGACGTTATAGCAGACGACATTACCTTATATGAAACAGCATTATCGGTAGTTAAACTATTAAATTCTGGCAAGTTTGCAAATTCACCAATAGTTAGAAAACTATTTGAGGCTGATGATAGATATACAGCAAATAAAACTGATGCAATGAGATTTAAATCACTATCAAAGTCTGCTCAGAACAAGATGGATTTTAACAAGAGCGACTTATATGAGAGTCGATACCAATCTAGTGTCAACAATGCTATGGCGGCTAAGAGAGACATCAAGAAGATCATAGAAGAGAGCCGCAGGGGTAAGTGATATGCCTGTGATCATAACTGAATCTGCTGCAAACAGATTTAAATCAATGATAACTCCACTTGGTCCTATACCTAGGATTGAAATTGTAGCTGGAGGTTGCAATGGGTTTGAGAAACGATTCAGTATGGATAATCAACGAGAAGATGATATCTGCATTGATTTACCAAACGGTGCATGTGTCTTGATAGACGGCATGAGTTATGATCTATTGAGTAACAGTACCGTTGACTACAAGACTAGCCTAACTGGAAACTATTTCTCTATTGAAATACCAGAATCAACTAGCACATGCGGTTGCGGAACTAGTTTCAGCTTATAAGATTTGATAGGTTTCTTGATATCATCAAGGTCTTTGGCGTTGATAAATAAATACCATAGCATCATTATGGCCCGCAGTGGGAAAGGTTATCAATGTTTATCAACGATTTCGAAAACAGCAATGAATATAAGCTGCAACAAATCACACACACTCTAAAGAGTGTGCATGGTATAGAACTATCACTAGACGAAGCAACACAAGAAGATCTCAATGCTATACAACAAAGCAGTGAGATCATAAAGAACAGCATAGTTAGTGAAAGCCAGTTTAACACATATAATACCAATCCCGAATATACCAAGCACATGTTGATCATGGAAGCTATACGTTTGTACCTAACTGAGATAGCACCAAAGCGCAGCAAAAAGACCAAAGTCAAAGAAAATGCTGTACCTAGCACTCCCACAACATCAACCACACAGGCACAGAATAAGCCACAGCCTGGCATGATAAATGTTCAGAAAGGTACTGACAAAAAGACAGTTCCCGCAGCACAGCTTGCCAATCTACAACAGCAGGGGTATAGTGTAGTTGGTGACGATGAAATAGAAGAAAAATCACTAGAGGAAATGCCTAGTGTTCGATCAATGGATAGAGCAAGTAGGTCATGGGCCGACAAAATGAAATATTTAGATCGTCAACGCCGTGCGGTCTCTCCATATAAAATAGGCGACGACATTAAACGTCGCGATGCCGAAGCAGATATGGAAAAGGCAAAGGCAGAATATTTTGCAAAGGGCGGCACAGTAAAAAAAGTTGGCGAAACAAGTGATGTTGAATCTAATTCTGAACTTGCATCTCTTATGAAGAAATATGGAATTGAAGAAGAAATTACTGACGAGGGTAATGAATTCTCTGGTGCATTAGCTGCTGCTAAAGCTGCTGGTAAAGACACCTTTGAAGTAGGCGGCAAGACTTATAATGTTAATGAGTCTGTACAGATCAATGAAGCTAAGTTTGATCACGATAGCTATCAGGCTAGCATGGCTCGCAGCGAGCTATATCGCAATACCAAGTATGCGCTAGACATGATGAAGATGATCAAACCTGAAGATGACATACAGCCATGGATAGCAGCAAACCTAACCAAAGCTGCAAATTATCTCGACAAGATATTCCATTATCTAGATTATTACACTACATTTGAACCAAGCCAATTGCCGGAAGATATGGACATGGATCCAGAAGTCAGCAATATGGAGCTTGGAGAAACCAGCGGCAGCATTGCTCGTGAGAGCCTGTTGATGATTGTAGAGTACAGCACCAAATTGTTCAACATGATCCAGCCAGGAGATAAACTAGAAGGTTGGGTAGCTATGAAGCTAACTACTGCTAGCGAATGCGTTAGTAGCAGCAAGCACTATCTAGAATATGCACAGTTTGAGAAGCATGCCAGTGACATGCTGCACGACGTAGACGGCATGGAGCAGGAAGGTACAGATATGAAGAAGCCAATCAAAGAAAGTGTAGGCCAGATGCTATATCGCATGATGATCAATGAAGATCAGGACCTTGCACAGGCACAGGTATTACTTGCAGCCAAAGCATTGAGTGATGATCTGCAAGACATGGCAGAGAAGCTAGCCAAGATGAGTGTTGAGGATCTTATGCCTCTAGTAGATAGCATGAAGGATCAATTTGGTCCAGAGGCTGCTGACGGTTACAATTCTGCTATGAAGCAGTCTCTAGAGAGCTTGTTGAATGCAACTACAGAAGCTAAGGAAACCAGCGACAATGCTATTACCCAGCTACAGGGCGGGCAAATACCAGGTGCAGAAGACACAATGGGCGGGGAAGCTCCTGCTCCTGAAGTACCAGGTGAAGAAGGCGGAGAAGCTGCTATGCCAGAAGTACCAGAGGAACCACTTGGTCGTGCCAAGAAGGAAGAAGAGCCAGAAGCAGTAGCTGAAGCTTGGGGTACTACTATGAAGACCAAAGAAAAAGACAAGGGCATGTGGGACGGTTGGACCGTTGCAGAACTCAAAGCTGAAAAGGCCAAGCTCATGAAGAAGGAAGAGCGCAGTGCAGCTGAGCAAAAGAAAGTCAAGCAGATTGACTTTGCTATCCGTGCTAAGCAGAAGAACAAGTGGGGCAAGATCAAAGAGAGCGAGCAGCTCGATGAGAAGAATAAAGAGAATGCTGCCAAAATGAAAGATCTCAAGCAGAAAGGTGTAGTCAAGAAAGATCCAACGGACAAGATCAGCAAGTTTGATCCTCGCACCGATCTAAAGTTAAAGAAGGACGGCAAAGTAGAGGAAGCCAAGAAGGCAAAGCCAGACTTCCTAGACGTTGACAAGGACGGCAACAAGAAAGAGTCCTTCAAGAAGGCTGTCAAGGACAAAGCCAAAGCTGACAAGAACAAGAAGGTTGACGAAGCTGCTCTAAAAGAAGTTGCACCTCCAGGCAAGAAGGCTGAGGAATTCATCAAGGGCAACAAGGAGAGCTTCAAGAAGCGCTACGGCAAGCGTTGGCAGGAAGTACTGTATGCTACAGCTTGGAAGAAGTTTGGCGACAAGAGCGAGAGCTACGTCAAAGCTGAGAAGATGCTGGAAAGCAATCTAGCTTGGTTAGCCAAAATAGAATCAGCATTTGCTGCTCACAAGAAGCAGTTCTCACGTATGCTAAGCGAAGGTAAAGTTGACGATCCTTTGAATATGGGTTATGGCCTAGATGGCGAGCTTATGCTAGAGCAAATGACTGACATGAACGCAGTTATTGCCAAGTTGCGTGAGATGATCAAGAATGAAGTCAAGCAGGGTACTATAGATTTGATAGTAGCCGAGCAGACTGCAGCAAAGATCAAAACTGTTCAGGAAGCTAAAGCTGCTGCACCATATGGCGTAGCATGGAAGACTAAAGCAGGAAAGACTGAGGCCAAGTTCTTTGAGAACAGCAGCGATCGTGATTACTGGCTAGGTTTAAAGAAGCTTAAAGAAGCCAAGCTGATCAACCCTGATCACTTTGACAAGCAAATCAACAAGCTATCTGGCAAGAAGGATTGATTGCTGATGAGATATGCCGAGCTTACAGCACTGCCCGCAACGCCAGATGAAGCCAAAGCCAGCATATTGGATTTGGTCACGGTAGCTATAGGCAACGGAAAGACTGAGATACCAATGGATGAGGTCCTAGACGTGTTACATCAACAGGGATGGGATCTCACTCGACGCATGATCATGGATATCCTCAAGGATAATGAAATGATCAAGCGCACTACCAAAGACAAGATAATCCTCAAAGGCGACACTGAGGATACAGGCGACGCTTCTCAAGATGAAATTGAAAAGAGCAAGAAGCACGTTGACAAGATGGCTAAGAAAGCTCTGAAGAACCAAGCAGGTAAGATGTAATGGCCGGTAATATGATCTTCATAAATGCAACAGATGCTAGGCAGAATCCTATCAGAGAACATGTTATACACGATGAAGGTAAGGCGATTGAAAGTGCTGTTCTCGATGCAGTGCAAGCTGGATTGTATTCGGTTATTGTAAGCGATGGCACTCCCATGACACAAAGTACTGTTGTGGCTAGCTCTGTCACCAACGTTGATACATCTACTAGCACATTCTTTGTGCCCAATCATGGGTTCTCTACAGGCGATACTGTAAAGGTTAGCGGCACTGGAACATTGCCCAGTCCTCTTGTTAGCACATCTAGTTATTATGTGATATATGTAGATCCAAATAACATCAAATTAGCTGCTACGATGCAGAATGCAATAAGCGGTAGACCTATACCTATAACTATTACTCAGGGTGTTAACAACGTACAATTGGTTGATCAGGGTAGCGGGTATTTGCTAGCTCCTACAATTACATTTACCGGCGGCAATCCAACGGTATCTGCTACAGCTCTTGCTAATCTAGCAAATTACGGTAGCGTTAGCAGCATAGCAGTGATAAGCAACGGTGGCGGATATACAGATGTACCAACAGTTAGCATAGTAGCACAAGGTGCTGGTGCAACTGCTGGTACAGTTAATATGGGAGTAGTAGCTGCTACAGTATCAGCTGGAGGTAGCAGCTATAGGCTAAATGATACGTTAACAGTGCTAGGTGGAACTGGTACCGCTGCTGTACTGACAATTACCGATGTTGACGATACTGGTGCTGTGTTATCTGTAACAGTTACTAGTGCCGGAGCATACTCTGTATTGCCATCACTAAGCGGAGTGTCTACGATAGCTATACCAAGCGGCGGTAATGGATGCACACTTAATCTCAACATGGGTGTAGCAAGTATATCAGTAGCTGCAGGTGGTGCAGGATATACTGCACAACCGTTTGTATCGATAATAAGCAATTCTGGCACAGGTACAACTGCTACTGCATTGGTAACAGCTGGTACAGTAGTACAAGTAAACATAACTAATCCTGGTAGTGGTTATACAGACATTCCCTCTGTAGAGTTTATCAGTGGTGAGAATGCATCTGCAATAGCAATATTACAACCAACCGAAGTAGGCAATATTACTGTCACTAATAATGGTGGCAATACATACACTGACATACCAGATGTTGGTATAATAGCAGCCGGTAGTGGTGCAACAGCTGGTCAAGTATATATGAGTGTTACCGCTGTAACACTAGATGCTAGTGGTGTTAATTATACAGTTGGCGATACGTTGCTCGTAGCTGGAGGTGCAGGTAGTACAAATGCTACCATACAGGTTATGGGAGTTGGTGCTCAAGGACAAATAACTGGATATGTGTTGACAACAGGCGGTATATACAGGCAATTACCTCCGTTGGTTAATAACAGCGTGCTAGGTGGTACAGGTACAGCCGCAACGTTTAACCTAACAATGAGCGTGTATGGTGTAGATGTACAAAATCCAGGAAGTGGTTATGTTACACCACCAACTGTTGTTATAACTGATTCTACCGGATATGGTGCTAGTGTTATATCAACAATTGAAAATGGACAAGTTACTGCATTAACAGTGGTAGCACCAGGCACAGCTTATACAGACATACCAACAATAACTATAACAAGTGGAGAAGGTGCTATAGGTATTCCTTACCTAGTACCAACCGGTGTTGCATCATTCAATATTGGAAATGTTGGATCAGGATATACCTACGCTACTGTGCAAATAACAGGTACAGGAATCAATGCGTCTGCTGATGCCAACATAGTAGACGGTCAAGTAGTTGGATTAGTAGTAGATCAAGCTGGTACTGGATATACAAGCGCTCCTAACGTTACTATACAGGGTGACGGTGTTGGTGCAGAAGCTACAGCGGTCTTAATTCCAACAGCACTCAATTATATTGCTGTAACTGACGGCGGAGATGGATATACAAGTCCGCCTAATGTTGTTATATCTGGTGCAGCAACAGCTACCGCTTCTCTAGCTCCAACCGGTATTGATCGTATTGATATAGTAAACGGTGGCGATACTTATACCAGTGTTCCTATCGTTAACATAATACCTGCAGATGATCAACAGGGATCGGTAACAGCACCTTCCACAAGTACCAGCATAGGATATAGTGTTGGTGCTATAAACATTACAAACAGTGGCACAGGATATCAATCTGCACCAACTGTAAACATCAGTGCACCTCAAGCAACTGACGGCAACATTGCTGTAGCAACTGCTACTATAGGCATTGGACAAGGAAGCCTTAGCATATCATTGTATCCAGCTAGTTTGGATTACTATGCTGTGTGGAAGAATCTAACTCCAAGCGATCCCAGTGTGGTTAGACCTTATTCTGATAGGATGACTACAGTAATCAATTATTTTACCAATCTAGGTTATACTATCACGCAACAGACTAACCCAGCAACCGGTAATACAATGCAGTGGTTGGTGTCTTGGTAATACAGATATTTAGATGAGAAGCACGCTACACGGCCCCGACGAGTTCCTGCTAAAAAGCAAGAAACCTCATATACAAGCATTGGTAGCTAGGGTCAACGATATGTCTATAGAGGACATTGAAAACCTTAATGAAAAATCTGATATCAAGCGTGGTTTGAAAGAACTCAAGAAGAAAAACAATCAAGCTGAGGCTGCACTAGTTGCAACACGCCTTGCAGATATCATGACAGCAAAACATCATCCTGAACTAGCTAGACAAACGGATCAATCTAATACATAATGATTTATGAAATTAAATCAAATCTACACCTACAAGAAACTAGATAGACAGGACGGCGGCGCACAAGGTCGCGTTTATGTTGATGAAATTGGGAATAAGATACCAAGTGTTACAACGATACTGGGTGCTACCAAAGACAAATCTCATTTGGTAGCATGGAGAAAGCGTGTCGGCGATGAAAATGCCAAACGCATCACTGAAGAGTCGGCTGGACTTGGAACTACTATGCATGCCCATCTAGAAGCTCACATACTTGGTGAGCAAAGGCCGGGCGGCAACAACTATGGTAGATTGATGGCCAAAAAGATGGCAGATACTGTTATCTCAGAAGGTCTCATAGACGTTGACGAAGTGTGGGGAGTAGAAGCTCATTTGCATTATGAAAATCTCTGGGCAGGTACTACAGATCTCGCAGGAGTTTTTCAAGGTAAGCCAGCTATTATGGATTTCAAAACTACTATCAAACCCAAGAAGCGTGAATGGGTTGAAGATTATCAGATGCAGCTGACCGCATATGCTATGGCTCATGATTCTCTATACAAAACCAATATACAAACTGTTGTAGTGTTTATGGTTAGTCGAGAGTGCGAGTTTCAAAGATTTGTATGGACTGGTACTGAGTTTGAAGAAGGCAAACTCAAATGGGCTAACCGAGTAAGCGACTATTACGAAAAATATGTGTTATGATTAAGTTATTGGCTTGCTCTTGAAAATTTCAGGATGTGCCTTATCAAAATGTCGCATGATGATGCCAGCTACAGCATGCGCCTGATTCTCAATATCACTGCCCGTCTCACCACTCTTTGAATCTATATCACCATTTAAGAATTGCTTGTAATGAGTCAATTCGTGGGCAAGAGTTCTCATTATGTCTAACGGATGACGGTTCTTGATCTCTATGCTTATGGTTTGATCACCATTCTTGAACATTCCAAATGTTGGCTGTTTACCGGTGATCCCTCCAGTAGTCAACCATTTGATTTTTGGCAATTTATCTAGATCTAATTCTTCCATACAGAGTTTAAGAAATTCTCTCATAGCTTCAATAAATGCTTGATGGTTTGTCATAACTACAGTTCTCTTTTGTTGATATTTATTAAATTTAGGGCACTGATAAATATCATACGCATTGGAGTTGAACTAAAATGGCAATTACATCTATATCAAGGATACAGCATCGTAGAGGCATCAAGACCGATTTACCTGCTAATTTATATGAAGGTGAGCTTGGCTGGTGCTTAGATACTCGAGAATTGTATATTGGTAATGGTCCAACAACCAATGGCAATAGCCAGATACTTAGTCAATATAGTGATAATGATCAATTGATTACACACGTTTATAGAGGTAGTGCATCTATACCTGCAACTACTAATTCTAGTACGGGTACACCAATTGCTAGACCGTTGGGTGCTATATTAGACGATTGGATAAGTGTGAAAGATTACGGCGCTATGGGTGACGGTGTTACAGATGACACTGCTGCTATACAGCGTGCTATAAATGATAGATGGGCTACTCAAGATTTCAGTTGCATAAGGTTTCCTGCAGGTGTGTATTTGGTTAGCAATACCATATATGTACTACCTAATGTATCTTTAATAGGAGAAGGGTCCCAAGCAACGATATTAAAAATGTTTTCAGCTGGGTCAAGCACAACTTGCGTTATTTCTACAGCAGACAGCATTGGCCAAACAGGAACTAGCATTGGGTTGTCAAATGCAGTATTACCTAATAATATTACTATACAAGGTATTACTATTGATACTACTCAAAATTCTTCCATTGATGGTATTAAATTACAGCGTAGTAGTGAGGTACTGATATCAGATTTATCTGTTATTGGCAATTGGACGACTGGTCAAAATCCTCAAATGAATAGTAATGTACCAATGACCAATGGAATTTCTATAGAGACCTTAGGTAGTCTTTATCTAGCAGATGTAGTTAAGATAAGAAATTATAGCGCAAACGGATTTGCAAACGGTATCTATTGTAATGATGTTGCTAGATATATTACTATAGATGTATTTGATATCAATAATTGCTTTAGAGGAGTTGTATTCGAAGCTAACATAGCTACAAACACCAATGGGCCGCGATATGTTAGAGTAACTAACGGCTCATTTAGAAACATAGATTTTTACGGGTTGGTTGTTAGCAGCAGTAACCCTGGCATCGTAAGTGGTAATAATACATATGATACAGTAGGTAATGTATATAATTCTCCCCCAATATTTTTTGGAACATCGAGCAATAACTGCTCAAGTATAAACGATACTTTCTCTAATATTAATGGAAATTTAATAGAGATAGGAAATCCAATAAGTAACATCATAATATCTCCACAAAAAGTTAGTACAGCAATACAGGATGTTACACCAGTTGGACCAGTTGAATTGTTAGATAATTCAACAAACATGAGCACTGGTATTGAATGGAACAGTTCTATAAACAATACTTTGTTCCTTCATTACAGCATCAAAAGAGGTACATCTAGAAGAGCGGGAAAACTTACTGTAATAAGTGATGGCACTTCTGTTGATTTTGATGATGAAGGTGTTGACCTAAATCCAGATGTTTTGGGTACGGTGGGAGTAACTTGGTCTACAACTGTAGTTGATGGTATAATAAGTCTTATGTATAATACAACAAGCACCGGCACTAATGGAAATCTTTGGTATACACAAATGTCTTGGTTTATGTAAGATGTCAAATCCTTTCCTATGTAGCCCAAAGCAGTTGGGTCAGCATTGGCGTTCAGTTAGAGCACAGCTCACAGCTGAAAAAACAGATTTAGAACACCTAAATATAGTAACAGACTTTTGGAGACATGCACCAATATCGGCACCTTTCTTAGATTGGGATCATCCCAACACATGGCCAGATCCTTGGGAATTGATGTCAGAGATGTCATTTGATCCGAGTGCTATAGCGCTTGGAATGGAATATACTCTATTACTAGCTGAAGATCAGAGATGGAATTCAAACAGATTAGAGTTGGATCTGTCATGTTTTGTTGACGGGTCGCAGCAATTAATAGTTCTATCGGTTGATAACACCTATTTCTTAAACATAGAATATGGTAAAGTAACTATGGCAATAAATGCTGCGAAAGAGCTTGTTATACAACAGCGTTACCATTATATTAATAAGACTCACAAGTTTAAAGATTAGCTAAAGGTCTTAAAATAATTTATAAACATGTACGAGAATATCATGATGAGGTGATGTAAATATGTGCTCAATGACGCAATACGTCATTCATGTTTTTCATCTCACGATTCTATAAGGAAGGTTCAAATGTCACTGAGCAATAAGTCTGATATCATGGTTATCAAGAGAGAAGGCAGAAAAGAAACGTTAGATGTTGAAAAGTTACACAAAGTGGTATTTTGGGCAACCGAAGGTATCAGCGGAGTTAGTGCAAGTGAAGTAGAAATTCGCAGCCAAATACAATTCTATCCTGGTATTACGACTACTGATATACAGGAAACTTTGATCAAAGCGGCTGCTGAGCTAATATCAGAAGAAACACCAAACTATCAATATGTAGCAGGGCGTTTAATTAACTATCATCTACGCAAACAAGTGTATGATCGATATGAGCCAAAAGGATTCTTAGACCATATCAAGAAAGTTATCAATGAAGGCTATTATGATCCAGAGATATTATCTTGGTATACAGAAGATGAAATCAAACACTTAGATTCTCATATCAATCACACTAGAGATTATGATATCACTTATGTAGGTATGGAACAGCTACGTGGCAAATATCTAGTAAAGAATCGCGTAACTGGACGCATCTACGAAACTCCGCAGATGGCATACATGCTGATAGCAATGGTGTTGTTCCGTCGTTATGGCGCAGATAGGCTAAAGTGGGTCAAAGATTTTTATGATGCTATCAGCACATTTGAGATCAGCTTACCAACTCCAATTATGGCAGGATTGAGAACACCTCAGAAGCAGTTTAGTTCCTGTGTGTTGATTGAGACTGATGACAGCCTCGATAGTATCAGTGCTACTTCTAGCGCTATTGTCAAGTATGTGAGTCAGAAAGCTGGTATTGGAATTGGTGGCGGTCGTATAAGAGCTATCAACAGTCCAATACGCAACGGAGATGCTAGCCATACTGGTGTAATTCCGTTCTACAAGCATTTCCAAAGTGCGGTAAAGAGTTGTTCTCAGGGAGGCGTTCGCGGCGGCGCGGCTACTCTGTACTATCCAATTTGGCACTTGGAAGTTGAAGACCTATTGGTCCTCAAGAATAACAAGGGCATTGAAGATAACCGTATACGACACATGGATTACGGTGTTCAATTCAACAAGGTGATGTATGAGAGGTTATTGACTGGCGGTAACATAACCCTGTTTAGTCCTCACGACGTACCAGATCTCTATGAAGCATTTTTTGTTGATGTTGATAAATTTAGAGATCTCTATGAAAAGTATGAACGCAGCAGTAAGGTAAGAAAAAAGTCTGTACCGGCTATAGAACTGTTTGGCAGTTTTATGCAGGAACGCAAGGACACCGGTCGTATCTATCTTATGAATGTAGATCATGCTAATGATCACGGGTCATTTATTAAAGAACTTGCTCCTATTAGACAGAGCAATTTGTGTCTAACAGGTGATTCTATGATTAACATCATGGGAACAGATGGTGCAATACAACATATCACACTTCAAAGCTTTGTAGAACAATACGAGCTTGGAGGAATGCATGGCGTTAAGGTTAAAAGTTACAACATAGATACTGATACAGTGACTTGGAATTTAGTAAGTAATGCTGCAAAAACTGCAACGGTTACGACATTAATTGAAATTGAAGATGCGAGTGGTAAAATTATACGTTGTACTCCAGACCATCAGATTTTTACTAAAAATAGAGGATATGTTATGGCTAAAGACCTAAAAGAAACTGACGTGCTATGCACTGAAATATGATTACCAACATAAATACATGCAACGGAGAGGTTGCATGTATAAGTTGCTGTATAAAGATATTATTGATAATGCTAAAGCTGAAAATAGGATTAAAAAACCTAGAGTATATTATGAATGGCATCATATCGTTCCAGATTTTTTATTCAAACATCGATCAAGACGTGGGCCATCGGGGCATTTAGATGGTAATCCTAATTCAGTTGATAACTTAGTATTATTAACTTTCAAAGAACATCTTATGGCACATTACTATCTATATGAAATATACAAAGATACTAGATATGGTTATGCAGCAGGATCTGCATTGCAATTCTTTTATACAAAAGCTACAGGTAAACACAAAAGACAACAGAATTTATCTAAACCAGATGAAGAGTTTTTAAATGAAATGTTGCATTTAAGAGAAATTGGTATAAAAAGTATCTCTGCTGCAAAATCTGGTAAGATGCCAGCCGTTGACGCACATACTAGGGAAAAGATTGGATCTGTACCAGTAGATCATCCAAAGGTAATATCGGGTGAATGGATTCATCATTCGAAAGGACAACCTTATAAAGGAATCTTAAAAGATCAAAAAGGGTCTAACAACAATAATTTTAGAGAAATGACTTTTCAACGCAAGGAACGATTATTCGATTGCGTCTCAAAATCATTGATTGACGGTAACTATTTGTCAATAAAGGCGTTGGTGCAAAATTTAAAAGAAGAATTTACCGAATTTAAAAAAATATCATTGGTTTGGGTGTGTAATAATTTTGGTAACATTAATAATTTAGTAGACGAATTCAACAAGGCGCGCGGTAGATCTATTGTATATTTCAGTTATTATAGAGGTAAAAATCAGCGTGCCGTGTTAAGGAACCATAGCTTAAACTATGTGTGGGTTACTAACGGGTATACCAATACAAAGATTAGACTAGATGAGATTGATGAATATCTAAATAATAATCCAGCATATACGAGAGGTAGAATTAACTATGATAAAGATTAGAACTATAGAGATTAACCCAACTGATGTATACGACATTACTGTTCCAGAAACCTCATGTTTCTTTGCTAATGATATATTAGTTCACAACTGTGCCGAGATCAGCTTACCAACTAAGCCGCTCAATGATATTAAAGATCCAGACGGAGAGATTTCACTTTGTACCCTAGCTGCCGTAAATTGGGGCAAGATACGAGATCCACATGATTTTGAGCGTCCTTGTACTTTGGCTGTACGTGCGCTGGACGAACTGCTGGATTATCAGGACTATCCGGTACTTGCAGCTCGCAACTCAACTATGGCACGTAGACCACTTGGTATTGGTATTATCAATTTGGCCTATTGGTTGGCTAAGAATGATTTGAGCTATCAGGGCATCACAACAGATGGCCTAACCAAATTGCACAATTACACTGAAGCATGGAGCTACTATCTAATCAAGGCCAGCGTTGATCTAGCCAAAGAGAAAGGTGCATGTCCAAAGAGCAATGAGACCAAATATGCTCAAGGTATTATGCCAATTGATACATACAAGCGCGATGTTGATGAGCTCGTAAATCCTATTTACAAGTTGGATTGGGATGCGTTGAGATCTGATGCAGTGGCATATGGCATCCGCAATAGCACGCTTATGGCATTGATGCCAGCAGAAACATCTGCACAGATCAGCAACAGCACCAATGGTATTGAACCACCTCGCAGTTTGATAAGCATCAAGCAGAGCAAGGATGGGGTGCTCAAGCAGGTAGTTCCAGAGATACGTAGGCTCAAGAACAAGTATGATTTACTCTGGGATCAGAAAAGCCCAGTTGGGTATTTGAAGATCTGTGCAATTTTGCAGAAGTTCATTGACCAATGTATAAGTGTAAATACATCATATAATCCCAAGCACTATGCAGAAGAGCAGATACCAATGAGCGAAATGCTACAACATTTGTTAATGCATTACAAGTGGGGAGGCAAGACTTTGTATTATTTCAACACCATGGACGGTGCTGGTGAAATTGATGTGAAGCTGCCAGAGCTAGCTGCAGGACAAGTTGACGACGAAAATTGTGAAAGTTGCACTATATAAAAGATGTTTAGTTATGTAGAATGGTTTAAAGAAACTCTCTTTAATGCTCGAGGAAAATTAAATCCTCGAGCAAGCTCGCCAGTCTGGTGGTCAAATTTTACAGATCAATATGTTGATTTTAAAGAATCAACTATTTGGCTAGATGCAGAAAGTAGCTTTGCAGAAAGATCTTATTGTTATATCAATCTTTTAACAGAAAGACCAACTTGTAAGGTTTGTTCAAATTTTGTAAAGTACAGCAAAGTTAAGAGGGGGTATAGCGAATATTGTAGCTCCGGGTGTGTGACCAAAGACAAGTCTATATTGGAAAAAAGATGTAGAACTATGGTGGACAGATACGGATATGTGAAAAATTTTTCATCTGAAAAACACAGATCTGTCGCACAAGTTGCAATTGAAGAAAAATGGGGTGTTGATCATCCTATGAAGTCTCAAATATTGATAGACAAGTTAAAAAACAAACATATCAACAAATATGGAAGTCATTATACTCAAACTGAAGAATATCAGCAGAAACGTAAAAAAACTTGTATTGAAAAATACGGGGAAGACAGCCATATGAAGTTGCCCGCCTTTCGTGATACAATTGGAAATTTGAATCGTAAATTAACCGATAAAATAAAAGATGAAATAAAGCATGATTACACGTCTGGCATGGCAAAACAGACATTATCTGAAAAATATGACATCAGTTTGAGTCATATGAACAAGATTTTAACTCTTATGGGGTTAGAAACAGATCTTCCTCAGAACAAAATAAATTATAACAAATGTTGGAAATCTTCTGCTGAGTTAGAACTAGTACATTGGTTAACAGAATTTTATCGCGGTCAAATACTGACTAGTCAAAGGTCACTGATATGGCCCTACGAGGTTGACATTTATTTGCCAGAGATCAAACTAGCAATTGAATTCAACGGTACATATTGGCATTCTGATATATTCAAAGATCGCAATTATCACAAAAACAAAATTGAAAAACTAGAATCAATTGGCATAGATTGCGTTATGATATTTGAAAATATTTGGAATGACAGGAAGGACCTAATAAAAAGTAAACTGCTATCAAAGATATTGAAGTTACCTTCTATAGGTGCTAGAAAGTGTATCATTAAACCAATAGATTATAAGATATTGTCTGAATTTACAGAAATCTATCATTTGCAAGGGTCCAGAACTAGTAGAATAAATTACGGTGCATATAACCAAGGCGAACTTGTTGCTTGTGCATCATTTAATAAATTCAGAGATGGGTTAGAGTTGGTTAGATTTTGCTCCAAACAAAGAGTTGTGGGTCTATTACCAAAAATTTTAAAATATCTTAAGATTTCATTTAATGGTCCTGTTTATTCATTTGCTAACAGGTGTTACACTTACAGATATAAGAATTTATACTCGATGAATGGATTTTCTGAGATTGACGTAACTGACCCCAATTATTATTATGTAAAAGGCAAAACAGTTCTAACTAGAAATGCTTGTATGAAACACAAGTTATGTAATTTTTTAGAAAATTTTGATCCAAATATATCTGAATACGAAAATATGAAAAAAGATGGTTGGCATAGATATTGGGATTGTGGTAATATACTTTACAAGATAGATATATAAGGGAACATAGACATGTCATACAGCGTTTTTGATTCTAATAACAAAAAGGATGCTACCAAGGTGCGAGCGTTCTTTGACGATCCTGTCACTATCGCGAGATATGATAGGCAAAAGTATCCGTTTTTAGAAAAACTCACTGAAAAACAATTGTCATTTTTCTGGCGGCCGGAAGAAATTGAAATCTATCGCGATGCTAAGGATTTCAAAGCATTGACGTCTCATGAACAGCATATTTTCACCAGCAACCTCAAGAGACAGATATTGTTAGACAGTGTACAGGGCCGCGCACCAACTTTAGCGTTTGGTCCAATTTGCAGTCTACCAGAGTTAGAAAATTGGATTTTGACTTGGGCGTTTTCTGAGAGTATTCATAGCCGTAGTTATACATATATCATTCGTAACGTTTATCCAGACCCCAGCAAGATCTTTGATGAACTCTTAGATATACAGGAAATTGTAGATTGTGCAGGTGATATTAGCGAATGTTATGATCAGCTTATCAATCTAAATCAAATGCAAACTCTAGATCATCTATCTGAGAAGGAATATGAACACAAGAAGGCACTTTGGTTGTCATTGATGAGTGTTAATATTTTAGAAGGTGTGAGATTCTATGTGAGCTTTGCTTGCAGTTGGGCATTTGCTGAACTCAAGAAGATGGAAGGCAACGCTAAGATCATCAAGTTTATTGCACGAGATGAGAATCTGCATCTAGCTGGTACTCAACAGTTGCTGAAAGTGTTACCTCAAGATGATCCAGACTTTGTTGCTATCCGCGAAGAGACTAAAGATCAAAGTATCAAAATGTTTATTGATGCTGTGAATCAAGAGAAAGTTTGGGCACATTATCTATTCAAAGATGGTAGTATGATTGGACTTAATGAGCAGTTGCTGAACGATTATATTGATTGGATTGCCAACAAGCGCATGACTGCGGTTGGATTGCCTACTCCTTATAAGGGCGGTAGCAATCCTCTACCATGGACACAGAAGTGGATAGCTGGTAGTGAGGTACAGGTGGCACCTCAGCAAACGCAAATTTCTTCTTATACTGTAGGTGGTGTCAAGAAAGATGCCAGTGTAGACAGCTTCAAAGGATTTAGTCTATAATTTATGTGGACTATACCTATTGAAATAACACATGATATTATTGACTTCTGCCAAAAATTAAATTGTGATTGGGTGGGAATGGTTCCAGTTGAATATCATGCTGCATACGATTATGGTAATTGTCATAACAGTGTTCATACACATGTGTCAATATACGGTGGTAGATCTGTGATTGGTTGGTATATTGTATCTGGTTTTGACACCTTACAGGCTGTACGACACACAGTATGGCAGACACCTGATAATGAGCTAATTGACATCATACCTTATAAAGATAAAAGAACATATTGCGTTTTTGTTAGAAGCAAATCGCAAGAAAAAGATTACAGCATTAGTTGTTGTTTTAGTTGTGACATGCTAAAATAAATAAATGATAAAACTAGTACCGATGACTTTGGCTATGATCACCAGTAGAACTTCTTTTAACGAGTCCTGGTTGACAGAAATGCCAGAAGGAGTTGGATCTTTTGAATTGTTTGATATGTTAGAATACCGTATCAAACAGCTCGCAGCTTCTAGCAGCACAGTAATTGATCTTGGCAATAATCTAAAAAAGATAGACGGCAACCAAGTTAAATTTTATTGGTATGAGAAAAATGGTGACATTGTCTTAGCAATAGAATTATCAGTTTCTCAACAATCTCTAACGGTAAATGCTACAGGAAAAAATCCAAAATATAAAGGCTGTCCACCTTTTGCATCAGATCTATATGATGCAATTCTCAAAGATACTGATCGTAGTATTAGAATAATGAGCGATACTCAGTTAAGTGATGAGGGATACGACATATGGAAGCGATTGTTTAATCAGGGGCATAAGATATCGGTTTATGATAGATTAAATCCAACAAAGACATTTCACACATTTAAAAATCTATCAGATTTAGATAACTTTTTCAAAAAAGATGACAGTGATTATAGTCGTTATCAATTTGTCCTAAGTGAATCACGTGAAATGTTTGCAGAAATGCAAAGTTTTTTCAATACAAGACGGTATAGAGAATTAGCAGGTTTATCTCTTGATGACAACTGTGAGTAACATGAAGGTAGCAGTAGTTACACCTTATTACCAAGAGTCCGAAGAGATCCTAACACGTTGCCACGACAGTGTGATGTCTCAAATAGATGCAAATGTTACTCATATCATGGTAGCTGACGGTTATCCCAATTGGATATGTGATACATGGCAAATTCAACATATTAGAATGCCTAACAGTCACTCTGATGCCGGTGCAACACCCAGAGCAATTGGAGCACTCAGCGCATTCAGTCAACAATTTGATGCAGTTGCATTTTTAGATGCAGACAATTGGTATGAACCCTATCATATCAGTGAAATGGTAGACAACATGGCAGCTAACGCTAGCGATGCTGTAATTGCTACTCGCACTATACATGCACTAGACGGTTCACCTTTATATGTTGATGATATAGAAAGTAATGGTGAGAACACTGTTGATACCAACAGTTGGTTCCTAGGTAAAAAAACTGTTAGATTGATGAGCTTTTGGATAACTGATCCTGCACAGCGGTTAGTTAGCGATAAGGTGTTCTTTCATGCTTGTAAAATCAATAACGTAAAAATATCTAGGTGTCATAAACCAACTGTTGCATATGTAACACATTGGGGATGGCATTATCGACAAGCTGGTAAACCAATACCGCTTGATTCGGTTTGGATTGATACTGATCAATTTGGTAACTATATACATATTAAAGAAAGAGATAGGAGATAGATCGTGAAAGCAGTCATTTACACCAAAGACAACTGCCCATATTGCACTAGGGCCAAGGCACTATTGAATAGCAAGGGTGTTACTTATGAAGAGCGCATACTGGATGTGTACGGTAGAGATGATAGAGCTTTAACTGAAAGTCAACATTGGGTTACTAGAGATGACCTTCTAGCAGCATACCCTGCTGCAAAAACAGTTCCGCAGATTTGGTTAGATGATCTACATATTGGAGGCTTTACTGATCTAGATGCATGGTTTAAAGAACACGGCTAATTTTTAAGATAAATAACATAGCATTTAAGTTAAGAGGAGTGCTATGCCGTTAAATCCCCCAGCCTATTTAGGTCAAGATGTTTGGTACAGTCCAAATGTTTATGCCAATATGTCTCCTGTTGCGTTGTGGAAGCCGCCACTTAATCAAAATAGTATTTTGTATAGGTTTACTTTGCCTGAACCAAGTGCAGCTCCTGCACCTGATCCAGGTTTTGCGTCGTCTTATAATGCTGCATTTTTACAACAACATCCTGATGCAGAAGACGGAGGTATACCTGCTTCCCCCGGTGCATCTTCTAACAATCCAAACGGTGTGGTCCCGCCAAACCCAACTAGTTTAAAGTTACCTCCTGGACAAACACCGTACGGGACATTAATAAGCAATTTGAACGGAACATATAATCAAAGAAATCTATGGGACGGCAGTGGTGGCGCTACACCTGAGATTACTAAAGCATTCAGCGATATAGGATGTGGTGTATCACCGTTTGAATGGTGTGCTGCATATGTTGGATCAATGTTATATAGGTCCGGGATTGGAGGTTTGAAGAGTTCAAACGCATTCGATTGGGAGAAGTTTGGCAAACCGATACCAACACAAGATACAAAACAATGGAGAACAGGTGACATAGCTGTTTGGAGTTATGGTCACGTTAACTTCATACTTGCTCCTAGCAGCGGCGGCAGTGCGTTTTATCAAGGTGGTAATCAAAGGATTTATGGTTCAAATCGTCAAATTCTTAAAGAACATCAACTTACGCGAGGCCATAATAGTGTTAACCAAATAATAGCTCTCCGCAGGGGTTGGGAAGTACCTGACAGCGTTACAGGACCGTTGATCACCGGTTAAGTATCTTGCAATATATATCAATGGTGGTGCATAATATGTTATACAATATAAATTATTGGAGACAACATGTTGCTATCAAAGACCATAACACAAGGTGACATCGCCAGCCTCAAGCTGATAACTGGTGAAGAGATAATTGCTAAAGTAACCGACATCAATGCAGAATCAATGACCATAACTAAACCCATGCAGATTAGTATTGGAATGGATGAACGCACAAGACAAGTTGGTATTCAAATGGTTCCATATTTCCTATTATGTGCAGAATCAGATGCTAAACTAACTATTAAGAATTCTCATATCATAACATCAACGCTAGCTAACGAGCAAGCTAAGTCTGGTTATATACATAATACAACAGGTTTAACGTTGGCATCTGGTAATGGTGGTTTGACATCATGATAGAAAAACCATTTCAGGGTAAAAGGACGTTTTGTAAGATCAGCGATCAAAACTTTCCAAATCATACCCATGCTGTAATTGGTATAGGTGTAGATAGCGGAACTACTTTCCGTAGTGGATCGAGGATGGCACCAACGGCGATCAGGGAAGCTAGCATGATGCTTACTGATGGAGTCAATGATGCATTCCCTGTTGATATCAAGAAACACTGTGTTGATCTTGGTGATCTAGCCGTAACTAACGGTAATACGTCTAAAATGCTTGAACAGGTAGAAAACAGCGTAAGAAATACTATAGCATGGAAAAAGCATCCTGTTATACTTGGTGGTGAGCATACCATAACGTTGGCTGCATTAAGAGCTATGAATTCTAGCCATGGTAAGTTGGCTGTAATTCATTTTGATGCACATTGCGATACGTGGAGCACACATTTTGACGAACCCATCGGACATGGTACTTGGTTATATAATGCAATCACAGAGGAATTGGTAGATCCCGCCAAGGTTGTCAGCATAGGGATACGTAGTCCTGCTGACCATAAGTCTAGGATGTTCTTGCATGAAAATGGTGGCACTACATTTACAGCTAGATATGCTAACCAAAATATGGATGCAGTTGTCTCTAACATCAAGAAATTGGTAGATGAATCACCTTGCTATCTCACATTTGACATAGATTGTCTAGATCCGGCATATGCTCCTGGTACTGGAACTCCCGAAGTAGGAGGACTCTCTACCATGTGGGTTCTAGAATGTTTGGAAAAATTGTATGATATTGATTTTGTTGGCATGGATTGTGTAGAGGTAGCTCCCGCATACGATCATTCAGACATAACATCTCTAGCGGCAGCTACAATATGTTGGACCTATCTCAGTATGGTGATTCATAAGCAAAATGCCAGTTATAATACATAATTATAGCACAGAAATTATTATACATTTGACTTGCGGTGCGTGCAGCAATTGGTGGAGCTATGCTACTACTGAAAACTATCGCCCGAAACAAATGTATTGCCCACATTGTGGTACGCTAGCACAATGCGAACTGGTTGACATACAGCATTAAACATGCTAGATATAGTTGCCTTGCGCTTAGCAGAGTGATGTCTGCCATAGGGAAGAAGATAATAGGATGTAGGGAAAAGATAATGTCTCTCCCTATAATCCCGCAGGGCGCTTGTATTTTAATAGATACATCTATAGTTGACATGCTAGATAAAAGAGTATACCATATTAGAAGAGTACATATTTGTCTTGTTCTAATATGTTCTCGTTTTCCATTATAGCATTGACAATCTTACGCCATTGTGCTATACATATCGCGTGCTTGTAGTCTAATGGTAAGATATGTGACATCCCAGACACGATGAGAGGTTCGACTCCTTTCCTAGCACAATTTAATTATAGGGTCTTTACATTCTCATAAACCTGTGCTATAAATAAAATAGCTGTTGTTGATACCAACGGAGATAGCTGGATCGGAAGCGGGAGGCAGAGCCCGCCCACTCCACCAAAGATACATCGTGAGGGGCTAGTTATACGGCGCATTTGAACAAAGTATAACCCACTGTGTAATAGTGATCATAAAGACAGTGAGCGGTGTATCTTTGATGGGGTGGAAACAGGATCGACGGACGTTGAAAAGGTTGGAGTAGATAGCCGTGCGCAAGCGACGTACCGCAAGAAAACTATAAGTGTCAACGATAACGTGGCACCTTATGAGATGAGCCTCGCGGTTTGACCTCAATGGGTTTGGTTTAGCCTGGAAACAGAATTAAACCAAAGAGGGCGGGAAACCGTCCTCTTTTTATTGACAAATATATCAATGATATCATAAACTACTATTGTTACATAGAAATTGTAACATATAAATATGTTGGTGGTAATAGCAGACTATTGCCATCCAACGAGAAATGATAGATACTGACTAAGAACTAGAAATATTATATTTAATTATGTATGGTTAGCCACGCGATGAGCGTAGAATTAACCAGATCTAAATGATGATGTTATTTAAAGTTTTATGAAATAAGTATTTGAAGCTATAGAGGTAACAACACTAGGTGTTGTTACCTCTTATCTTTGGTAGCTCATTGACAAATAACTATAATACATGCTATCTTATTATGATCATGTAAATTCAGTATAAAATAAAATAAACAGAAAGAATTATATAGATGGTAACTGTGAAGAATGATGAAATTGTCAAGCTGAGCGATTATTCTCATGCACGTCTGCGTACAGAAATGTACTTGGGTAGCAGGAGCCCGCATACTCAAATTATAGTAAATTGGGATGGTACCAAATTGGCTCCCGTAGAGATGACGTGGACACCTGCTGTATATTGTGCATTCCGCGAAATACTAGACAATGCTCTAGATGAAGTAATCGGACACGGATTTGGCAGCAAGATAGATGTCACATATGATCCCAAGACTACTGAATTTACTGTAGCAGATGACGGCAGAGGTATTCCTATTGATTGGGATGAAACTGAGAGGATGCACAAGGCAACAATTGCCCTAACACAAGCTCGAGCTGGCCGTAACTTTGGAAATCGTGAGGAAGTCAGAGGAACCAATGGTATCGGAGCGTCTGTGGTTGTCAATTGCAGTGAATACTTTGATATAATAGTACATAGAGACAATCAAAGATTTGCTCAAAGTTTCCACGAGGGCAACGAAATATTTGACCAGCTTGATATCAAAGAACCAAAGATCACTAAGAGCGGTGCCAAGACAGGCACCGAGATAAAATTCAAACTCAGCAAGACTGTGTTCAAGAAGATCAAACTACCTATTGATTTTGTTAGGGCACGTATATTTGAGATAGCTGCCAACCATCCCAAGATACGAATCACTTTCAACAGTGAGCGAGTAGTTGTTAAGCCAACTATTGAAAAGACTATGTTTGCTAGCAACGATGTAATCACCATCGAAGTCAATGACAAGAAATTCAAGAGCAATTATTATCTAGTACCCGGGTTCTCTGCCGACGGCGAATATCTACATACAACTGTTAATGACATTCCTGCATTCAACGGAGGTCAGCATATTGATACGTTCAAGCGACTGTTCTACGGTGGATTGCTCAAGGGTTTAGAGCGAGAAAGCAAGCGCCGCGGATTAACACCCAATAGGTCAGACATTTCAGATGGTTTGTTGATCTACAATGTAACATTCATGCATTCCCCAAACTTTGATAGCCAGAGCAAAACAAGATTAATCAATGATGATGTTGATGGTTATATCAAAACGGTACTAGAGAACGAGGATACGTTCAAAAAGATCATCAAGAGCAACAAAGAATGGATTGATCAAATCTATGCCCGATGTGCTGCTAGAACTCAAAAGAAAGACACTGCCGACCTTGCCAAATTGGGTCGCAAGCTTATGCGTAACAAAGTTCCCAAACTATTGGATGCTAACGGCAAAGACAGGACCAAGTGCATATTGATCATCACCGAGGGAGATTCGGCCAAGGGCATGATATCGGCTGTTCGCGATCCAGAAGTACACGGCGCATTGCCGCTACGAGGTAAGATTCTAAATGTCAGAGGTGAAGCGCCCAAGGTGATCATCGAAAATCAAATCATTCAGGATCTCATGACCAGTATTGGGTGTGTGCTGGGACAACCGGCTGAACGCAAAGATTTGAGATATGGTCGTGTCTATCTAGCTGCTGACCAAGATCCAGACGGGGCCAATATCACAGCACTATTGGTTAATTTCTTCTATTTGCATTGGCCAGAACTATTTGATCCCAATCAAGAACCATTCTTCTATGCGTTCCAAACTCCTTTTATTATTCAAGAGAAGGGCAAGACCAGACACTATTGGTATGCTCACAACTATCACGAGTACAATCCTGCAGATTGGAAGAATTGTCCAAAGCCAACTAGAGCCAAAGGTCTAGGTAGTTTAGAGGAAGCTGATTGGATACACAGTCTTGCTAATCCGCAGCTTATTGCGCTAGTAGATGACGGCAATCTTGGCGAAGTTTTGGATCTCATATTCAACCATGAGAAAGCTGATGCTCGCAAGGATTGGATATCTCTCTAAGGCAATTGACATGAATCACAAAGACCTACGTGCTGCAGTAACTAACAAATTTAATATCAAGCATCCTCCTGGATATTCTATCATTTATAGCGAATTATCTATTACATATATGGATATGTTAACAATTGTAGGTTTAGATATTAATGATCCGTTTAGAGAAGATATTCTAGCACTTAGAAGTTGGGCCAATGAGCACGGTGTTCTTGAAGATTTAAATGACAGACTATATACATGGGCATTATATGATGCGCCTAGTGATGCAATAAGAATTAGATTATTCTTAGATATACCGGATACAGAAACGCGAACAATCTTCGCACTATGTCATCCACACATAAAATGCTAAATGCAAATACTGTAAGTTGCAAACCAAGGGAATTAAAAAGATGGCACGGGAAGAATTGCAAGAAAAACAAGTAGAAGTCCTCACAGCATATGGGAATACAACTGACTATATAAAGAATACAAGTAGGGATTATTCTATATATGTATGTCAGAGCCGAGGTATTCCAAGCATCTGCGACGGTCTCAAGGATGCACAAAGAAAAGCCTTGTTTATCATCAAACCTCTAACTGATAAGATTAAAACTATATCATTAGCAGGTTCTATGATATCCTCAAATATCTATCTACACGGAGACGCCAGTGCAGCAGAAACTTTAAGTTTGATGGCTGCTCTCTATTGTAATAATGTGCCATTCTTGCATGGTATAGGCGCGTTTGGCACCAAAGTTGGTCCAACTGACTGGGGTGCTCCTCGTTATACATATCTCAAGAAATATGCTATGACTGATTCTTTGATTTATCCAGATTATGACATCATACCTCTCAAAGAGAATTACGATGGTTCTGTCATGGAGCCTAAAAACTTCTTGCCTCTGATTCCTCTTGTACTACTCAATGGTATTAGTGGTATTGCAGTGGGATGGAGTACAGAAATATTACCTCATGCTCTAGATGATTTAATAAATGCAACTTTAGCAGCTATCGACGATGCACCGATACCAAAGTTGATACCCAAGTATGATTATCTTGATTGTAATGTGCGTAACATAGCAGGTAATAGCTGGGAATTTACCGGCAAGGTACGTTTTGATGGCAACACTATCTGGGTAGAAGAACTACCTCCCGATCTTAGCTTGGAGAAATTTAAAGCTCGTTTGAATCAAATGGAAGACGAGGAACGCATCAATACCTACATTGATCGCAGTACCAAAGACATTAAAATTGAAGTACGCTTCAAACGTGGTACTATAGCTGATTGGACAGAAGACAACGCTATAGATTTCTTCAAGCTGCGTAGCAAGGCAACCGAACGCATAGTTGTACTCGATTGGGCTGGCGATAGCATTAAACAATATGAGACTGCAGAACAATTGGTTAAGGAATTCGTCGAATGGCGGTTGGGATTCTACAAAGTACGTTACCAGCGTATGGTTGATGAGGTTACGGCTGATCTCTGCTATAATCTAGCGTTGAAAGCGTGTTTTGATGGAAACTTGCCAGCATTTTTACCAACTGCTGCAAACAAGAAAGCAATTGTAGAACAGATCAAGATACTAACTGATGGTATTCCAATTGGAGACGATCAACACAGCCAAATAGCAGCATTGCCCAGCTATAGATGGGCCAAAGACAGTTATCAGGACATCTTGGATAATATTGATAAGCTTAGTAAAACTTTGGCAGATTACCAATCAATATTGGCTAGCCCAAAGAAACAGCGCGAAATCTACAAGAAGGAAGTACAGGCTCTCAAGAAGTTACCAAAGATTGATAGGTGATTGTTGGTTGACAATATATCACTTACAATGTAATTTCATTCTGAATTAACCAGAGAGGATAACGTGAAAACTCCAACTTTAGGAGAATTGTTGGCTAATAGTCAACGTGTGCTAATCGGCGTTAGTGGTGGTGCAGACTCTATGGCATTGCTACATATGATTCACCAAGAACGCGACAATTTAGCTAAAGATTTCAAAGTTCTGCATGTAGATCATCAGATTAATCCTAATAGTGCTGCATGGGCCAAGCTTGTGGAAGATTATTGCGCTAGCATTGACATGCCCTGCGAAGTGGTCACAGTTGACGTGTCGATGTGGGGAAATAATTTAGAGCAAGCTGCTCGAAAAAGCCGTTATGATGCATTTTCAAAACAAGATTGCGATACCATTGTGCTAGCTCACCACGCTGACGATCAGGTAGAAACATTCTTTCTCAAGTTGTTCAGGGGTAGCGGTCCCAAAGGGTTGAGGTGCATGAGCCCAAATTCCCCCTGTTGGTTTGACGAGAGCAAACGAGTCGTGCGACCATTGCTAGACATGTCTAAATCGCAACTTGTTGAATATGTTCATGACAATAATATCCCTTATGTTACAGATCCCAGCAATGTTGATATCAGCTATGATCGCAATTGGATTCGACAGTGTCTAGTACCAACCATTCAAGAGCGCAATGAAATTGCAGACATCAACATCCGCAAAGCTGCTGCTATTCAAGAAGAAGCTTATGGGTTGATGACTGATCTAGCTCGTATTGATCTTGATAATGTAAAGATGTCAAATGGTGATTTAGATTGGAAGAAGCTGCGTTTGCTGAGCGTGCCACGAGTTAAAAATTTAGTGATGTTTGTTTGTGCAGAAAACAACATTATTGATGTCAGTATTCACCATGTTGAAGCCTTTGCTAGAGGTCTCATCAATGCAGACTACGACAGCAAGAATGAGCTAAGGCTAAGAGACTTTCACATGTATAAGCGCGGTCGCCGCGTTATCATTGACTGATTTCAACTATATATAGTATAATTATATTTGTGCATCGAGACAAGCCATGAGTGCTATACTCGAATGTGCTACCAAACAGGAGAGAACCATGACTAAAAAACATGCTATCGCGTGTGTAATAGCGCTTTTGGCGTCTGCATCAACTATGCAAATAAACACTGCATCGGCTATTGAGAATAATTCTATTGATATACATCATAAACATACCCGTCATATGAAAAATGAAGCTAATGAATCTGTAACAACAAATAACATTGGTCATAATAAACATGCAGTAGACAATACATTAAATTCTAACCAATTGTCAAACACAAATGATAATGTGCTGAATGTAGCAAGTAACTATATTGGTTTGAAATCCAGCACCAATCGATTTGAGCTTATGGATTTATTTAGGGGTGAGTTTTTACGTAATATAGATCCAACTCGTATACCATGGTGTGCAGCATTTGTTAATGCTATTTTGAAAAAGTCTGGTACCGATAGCACGCATAGCCTTGATGCAAACAGTTTTATGACATGGGGACATACCACCAACTCTCCTAAAACAGGCGATATAGTTCTTCTGAGGTTTGGTCGCCACACAGGTATTGATCACGTTGGTTTCTATCTTGATACTGTGGTTGTAGATGGAGAACATTATATCAGAGTTGTAGGCGGTAATCAGAGTCACCAAGTGCAGGTGTCTTATTTCAGGCCTACACAAGTAGTGTCATATAGAACTGCTAGTTAATTAGGTACCTCGGTTAAATTTAACAACCATACTCTTAGCTACCCAACCAACAAAATTTAATTTATTGTCTATACATATCATATAAACAATTATTGCATATCAGTGCATTTTGATTGTTCATTAGGTTGGAGAGATTATGAAGGCAAGTTTCTCTAGATTCATCTATAAATCTAGAGAACTTATCGCTGGGCCAACTGGCTATATCTGATATCAAATCTATGATCTTTTGCATTCTAATGTTACCATCCACAATATCGTCATAACTTTCATCTATCCAGTTGCCAAACGTCTTGTATCCTAGATTTCTAAGTTCTGCTAGAGATCCTGTAGAATTTAACATGATGAATGGTTGGCAATATCTAATAGGATGGAAGGTCTTCTCACTGAAGAATATCGAATCTTCATAAAACATAGTTTCAGTAACAATGCTCATACCGGTACGAGAATAATAATAACCAACATTGTTGTTTTCATGGTAATTGGCTAAGTTTGGTGTCCAGTTGTCTGTATCTACAATCATTGGTAGTTTTGGATACAGTTTTTCTAATGATTCTATTGTGATTTTATAGTCGGGTGTGACTGAGGGTAATGCTATTCTAGCATAGTCTAATATATCAATGTCAAATGAATATTTGCTGAAGCTGATAACAAAATAATCTAACAGGTTTGCTTCGTATAATTTAGATAGTAGTAATAACCTGTGTGGTCTATGTATCCTATTGAACGAAAGGAATCTTTTTATTAAAGGCAGCTTGATGTCAGACCGGTGTCCTTCTTTTGCCAAGTTTCGTGCTATTCTTTCAAAAGTTAAATTTACCAAAGGTCTAATATTGTAACCTTTATTGGCAAAATGGTCATTTGCATTAATTGACCCTGTAATAAACAATACTCTATCTAACGGTATATTTCTTTTGAGCATGAATGATTCTGCTGCATGTACCCGTGCATCATCATACCAACACTCTGATGCAAGATTAATAGCTATGAACCCTAATTTTTTGTGCAAACCGTCTATCAATAATGGATTAGACAAAAACTTATCTAACATTGGACTATCTTCTGCGAAGATGTCTCTGTCATAATACCATTGCAATACATATATCCATTTGTCGTTCTGAGATAGGTCTTGTACATTTTTATATTCAAATCTTGGATCGTGATCGAAGATGTCGTTTAACGTATCATCTTGGAAAAACCAATCTTTGTCCAAATCAATTGCCCATGGTCCTATTAAATTGTCGCCTATCCAGTTCCATTGAGGTTTACCTTCTTTGGATTCGTGGAACAATATATAAACTTTGTGATCGGACATTTGTGATATTTACCAACTGTATATCACAAGAAAAATGTGCGTTTGACAGATCGCAGCACACGACGTATCATTATAACAGTGACGAGGTATCAACATGAATCTAAAAATATTTGGATTATCCAACAAAGTAAATCACAAGATGATACGTTGTGCATCCCATTATTATATTGATAAACTAATGACAGATCATTCTGATGTTAAAGTGAATTTAAGGTTTATGAATGGACTTATTGATAAAATGAGTACCAAAGCACAAACCAAACAGAATCTGCATTCTTTTACTATCAACATTGACTGTGACATGGGCGTCAATCAAACTCTTAGATCTATTGCGCATGAAATGGTACATGTCAAACAATTTGCACAGAAGCAGTTGATATATCATGCTGATGACAATTTGGTATATTGGAGAGGTGACATTGTGTCGTGGAACCAGCAAGATTTAGAGGTCTATTATAATAGTCCATGGGAAGTTGAAGCAAACGGCAGAGAGATTGGACTATATGAGATGTTCAAAATACACTGGAGAAAAATCAAACGCAAAGAACGTTTGAAAATTTCCAAAGCTAGCTGTTGACAAATACAAAATCAATGCTATATTAAATGTCACGCAGCAATAGGGAGTTTATCATGGGTTTGGATATGTATCTTGAAGGTCGCAAATATCTAACTTCAGACTGGGACGATCCTCAACAGGATGTTACCGAAGATGGATTTAGACTCAAAGAGAAGACCCTAGAACTTGGCTATTGGAGGAAGCATCCAAATTTACATGGATATATTGTGAATAATTTTGCTGATGGTGCATATAACTGTCAGCCAATTGTTCTAAATGAGCCAGATATCAAAGATATCATTCACGCTATCAAGTACGATAGTTTGCCGCACACTACTGGCTTTTTCTTTGGTACTAGTACTGCACTTGACAGTCCTTCATACGAAGAAGAAAAACAAGAAGATATTGAGATTTTTAACAAAGCTTTGAAATGGCTAGAAGTTGATGAACCCAAGACACATAAGAGTGTAATTTATCAAGCAAGTTGGTAACAGGATAATGTATACAGTATCAACTATATTGAAAACTATAGGAAGCGTTGTGCGCAATGTGTTCCTATATGGATTGTTTTGCGGGTTGATATTTCTAGTAGTTACGCATTATGCTAGAGAAGTATCTGTAATGTTGTTTATGCTGATGGCATTGTCTGTACTGTGATCTTACATTTGATTAATGTACATTAATCTCGCGTATGTTATAAAAATACGCGAGATTTTGTTAAATTTTTTTGGTTGACATATCTTCTGCAGATGCTAATATCTAGCTTGAGGTTCGCAGGAGGACGTTAATATGTACAATGACAACCGTAATTTTGACCGTCAGTTCCGCTTGTTCAATATAATTTTCTGGACGTTTTTTGTTATTGTGGTTGTGGGAATTGGAACCATTTGGTATCTTACTATTAGCAATTTCCTTCATTATTCTCAGAATCCCGCCGAAATTGGGCATTTTATGGGCGAAATTGTCAAGGGTTTCAATGACACAAAATAATGGTTGACCAAATATATTCAATGTGTTAATCATAGGCAAACGCAACGGAGACGCTACAGTGGTTACTCTCGATTACCTTCGTACGGAATTTCCAAGGCTCAAGATGGGTCAGGCAATCACAGGCCGTATTCCCATGTCGTACTTTGAAGCTAATGAAGCATAAATACGTCGCATTGCTAAGGATGCAGCCTTGAAAATCTTTTATCGAGGACCTCGCCGCAGCAATCGCAGCTTGGGTCGTCCTACCAATACACGCCGCTGCGATGCTGTGGCGGTTGTGCTCTCGGCTTAAGGAGTATCGCAAATGTCTACAGATAATAACAGTTATCGCAGCAATATGGACTTTCCTGTTGAAGCCCTTGCTATTGCCATGTGGGGTGTTAGTAACAACGGACCTCGCGATCTAGAAGATCATGAGATTGTTGAGCGTGCTGCTCGAAAGATTGAAACTCTCAAGAAGATGATTTTGGCAACTGGCTTCAGTGAAAAGATGCTCAATATCATCATGGAAGAATAAAATAGTTGACAGCACCCCATAAGGTGCTAGTGTGCAATATAACGAAACAAGGAGATACCCATCATGTTGTATACCGTTTGGCTCGTTAATTTCAATACTGTTGTTTATGAGGGACCCGACCGTGATGCGGCTATGGCTGCTGCTATTCGCACAGGTCTTGAATGTGCAATGGCCTTTGATAACAAGGTTATGAACTGGAGCCCCGTTGGTGGCTGGCGCTATCTTTGCTGAATTACAGGAGAATCAAGTGGATTATCGCACTACTGAAATTGAAACTGAGTTTGACGAACAGGGTAACTGTACATATCTAGTCATGTGTTTTGTTAGGGATCAGAGAGAGCCTGTTGATATTCAGCGATTCTCTGAGCTCGCAGATGCACGTAAGTTCACTCGCCGTTGGTGTAACGGTACTGTGTAAATAGAAACATCAACTAGGAGAGAATTATATGACTGATCGCAAGACTGATGAAGAAGAACTAGTGCAGGATATGCCTATGAAGCTCTAGAAGAGGAATTTGGAGAGGGAGTTGACTCCTCCGTTGAAAAGTTGGTTATTCAGGCAAATGACTTTGAAGAACTCTATGCCAACTTGGTTAATGCTCTGGGATATGACCTAGCAAGTGCAGTATTTGAGCAGATATCTAGTGTACATGTGATTAATGGCAAACTTACAGAGTCTCCTGCCACTATTTACGATACTATCCACTAAGGATTTGCCGCCAAGGTGTAGCGTTAAATTAAAATCATTATTTTGAGGAGAACCGTGTATGTTTGGAAAATTGTTTGGATCTTCAACTTTTTTGCCGCCGATGCCTAAACCGGTTGAGTTGCCACGAATGCCAAAGGTAGGAGGCAATTGGAAGGAGGATTTTGTCAAAACTCCTTATTTTAGGACAGACTGGTCTATAGCTTCGATTATCTGTGTGATTAGGACTATGGGATTGCTAGACACCGAAATAGTACCAGACGAGTTCTTTTGGGAATGGGCCAGGCAGTATGAGTTTAGAAACGGTATTACAGAAGGTGACCGAGAACTTGCTAACAAAATAATGAGTGTATATTCAGCTTGGCATTTTATGAAGGCAGAAAAAATTGAACGTAAAGATCTAGCCGATAGGTTGGTGAAGTTTTGGAATCTCTGTCAGCAGTATATTATAGATAACGATATTATTTTGTGAGTTAAAATAACTGTTGACACAGTTCACAAAGATGCTATAGTTGCGACATAGGGCAATAGAGGAGCTTAGCATGTATTACAGATATGCTGCGTACAATAGCAAGTCTAGCCGTAAGAAGACTCAATCACAAGTCCCTGTTGTTGAATATCCTATTGCAGATGTTTTTGCCGCAGCCGCTGCTGCTCAGCGTGTCAATGGCGAGTATGTAAAAGAATCACGTATTGAATACCGCAAGGTTGGCAATAACGAAGAAGCTGTGCAGATCACGCCCAACAAGATTCTTATTCGCAAATTCCTTTCAGATAGTGCTGATCAAATTACTGATGATGATCGAAATGAAGGCGCGGCAGTCCGCAGCTATTGGAAGCTCAAGATGTTTGCGCTTCTGCAGGGTAATGCATCTGACTATATTTCAAAAGCCGTTGAACTAGCTAGCAAAGAGACTATTGCAAGCAATGATGCACTTAGCCTTGCGCTGATATCCAGCTTGCCTGCTGGTTATATTCGAGGCATGGAACGCGATGTTCGCGACGAGGTTAAACAAGATGCAGTGTTACTGAGTGAGTATCAAGGCCGAGAAGGCGATCGCATTAAAGGTCGAGTGCAGGTACTTGATTGCATTTACAGTCAAAAATGGCTATGCTATTATGTCACTGGCAAGATTGGTAACAATGTGTTCATGTGGGCGTCAAAGTCTGAGATCAATAGTGGCTCTGAATTTGAATTGCAGGGACGTGTTAAACGACACCGTGACAATAACATTACGCAACTAAATTATGTAAGACTTAAATGAGAACGCTAATGTACAGACAACCAATGCTCAATCCAGGAGATGTATCAATGAAAGAACTAATGGTAATTGTAGGCGCGATAGTAGTTTTAGCAGCTATTATTCTGTCGCCGTTAGCTGTTATTTGGTCCGTAAATACCCTGTTCAAAACTGGTATTGAATACACATTTGTCAATTGGTTAGCTATGCTGGTATTGCAAGGTGCATTGACTGTTAGGTACAGTAATTCATCTAAGAAGTAATGGCACACCTAGCATTTGCTATGGAATGGTGGTACATAGGCCATCGCGCCCGCCTATGTACTACCATTGTTAACGCTACATCATCAGAGAAATCTGCCATCAAAAAATGGTGCCAAACGCACGGGTTGAAATTTAAAAATTCTAAATCTTGGCAGGATTATTTAGAATCTGTGTGGTGCGAGAAGTTTGGAATTAAGAACTCCGATGACATTTGGTATAGTCATAGTGAATTTCAAGCATATGGTAGCGACAGCAAGCTAATTGAGCTAGATAAGTTTTTGAAGACATTCCCAACCAGACCTTACGAATTAATAGTGTCTGGTATGTCTGAAAAAGAACTAAAGGCAATTTGCAAAGGCTCCAATCACAACATAATCAAAGACCTTGAAAAAGAAGGTAGGTTCTGCGTTAGCTTGAGCGATGTCAATACATTCATATACCTAACATTGAAAGCTGACATTAGATACAATATAAGTTGACAGATACACAATACATCATATCATTATGATATGAGTAACCCTTCTGCATTAGTTGTCATACCAACTACAGGCGCACAACATCTATCTACTGCTATTGGTAGTGTACTAACCCAAACACACTCTAATGTAGAGTGTCTTGTGGTAATAGATGGTCCTGATTTTATTTCAGCAGCAAAGTCTATAACAGATCAGTTTCCTACAGTAAAGATCATGACGCTTCCTTGGAACACAGGGGCCAATGGTTTTTATGGGCACAGGATATATGCTGCTACCAGTTTCATCAATAATCATGACTATTGGCTAGCATTAGATCAAGACAACTATTTCAAACCAACACATGTTGAAGAACAAATCAGCAACTGTGAAAATAATCAGTTGGATTGGAGTTACAGCCTACGCAGCATCTATGATAAAGATGGCAATTATCTATTAGATGACAATTGCGAAAGTTTAGGTAAGTGGCCAATATTCTTAGGAGATCAGCATCATCTAGTTGATACCAGTTGTTATTGCATACGACGAGAAGTCTTAACTAGGATAGGCGGTGCATGGTATGGGGGTTGGGGCGGAGATCGTCAATTTTATGCCACCATAAGTCATTACTTCCCTAAATTCTCCACAACAGGGTTGCATAGTGTATGTTATAGATTAGACGGCAATCCCAATAGCGTAAATGCAGACTTCTTTGTCAAAGGCAATGCAGAGATGGCTAGAAAGTACGGAGGAATCTTCCCATGGATTGCGAAACATTAACAGCCAAAATTAAAGAAGGTCACCTAGTAATAAACATAACCTATCGTCTAAGCTTTGACGACGATAGCAACTTAGTGTCAGCTGAACCAGAAGACAATTACAGATATGTATGGAGCGATAGCATGGACGACTTCCTAGCTAACTGTTTTGGCGAATATAAAGTCAACGCAACAGAGTTTACACTGACGTTTAGTGACAGCCGCGACTACATGCGTTATTGTTTGGCTATTGATAGTGAGTACTAAATGCCGTCTTGGCGTTAAATAACATCATGAAAGATTACATCAAATATTTTGCTTACGGCCACAATACCAACATTAGTGAATTCAAAAAGCGAGTACCCGGCGCTAGATTATTAGGTACCGGAACGCTGTTTGGGTGGAGACTGGAACTTAAACATTTTGCCAATATAGTGCGCGATGCTGATAGCAGTGTGCAAGGTGTTTTGTATAGCATGCTTCGTACACAACTAAAGAACTTAGATAAAGATGAAGATTATCACGATCACTATGACAGAACTAGAGTAACAGTTGATGTAAGTGGCGAACGAGTATCAGCTATCACTTATGTTATGACAAATGATTACGAACATGCTCAATTACCAAACTCTAAAAAATTGCCAACTGCAAAATATATAAATTGGATTGCACAGGGATACCGAGAGAACCTTATCGGGCTAGCTCAGTTGATCACAGCATTAGAAGATAGAATTAACGATGCATACAACAAAAACTCATGAAAGGTCTGATTGGGGTTATTCAAAGACCTTTTCATCCTACGACGATGCTAATTCTATTGATAGAATCGAACTTGGTTATATAGTTAAGTTACCAGATGCTGTTGTGAGACGCGCTCTAACAGAATGGTGCAAATCTAACTGCAAATCCAAATGGGGATGGTGGTTTGATGCTGACAATGGCTATATAGGATTTGAAAGTTTAGAAGAGAAGATGCAGTTCTGCCTCAGTACTGACTATATGAATTGACAAATTTATGCAGTAGTAGACATACTCTATTATAAAAATAGAGGATGAATCTATGAATCACACAGAGATGGTAGCAGAGTTCCATAAGACCTATTCAGCATATATTAGCGATAGGCCACAACTTCCTTCGCCAGAAGTTCGAGAATTGCGTTATAAGCTACTAAAGGAAGAATGGGAAGAATATGTAGAAGCTGAGTCCAATCATGATCTAGTGGAAATAGCAGATGCACTTGGTGATATGCTGTACATTATACACGGAACTGCAGTAAGCTATGGTATACCTATCAATGAGATATTTGAAGAGATACATCGCAGCAATATGAGCAAGTTGGGCGAAGACGGTAAGCCTATACGCAGAGAAGATGGCAAGGTTATGAAGGGGCCAAACTATTTTAAACCTGATATTGCTGGAATAATTAACTCAGTTGAACGATAATGGCTACCATAATATATTACCATGCGGTGTGCGAGCGCTGTATGGTAAAATGCGTTAAACATCACAAAGATAATGGCAACTGGGGTATGATATCTTGGTCTGAATGTCCAATATGCGGCAACGGAGATCCACAACTTGATACAGATGATTGTGGATTAACGGACGACGAGTTAGAGAGCAATCGCAGGTTCTTGATGTTTATGAAAGGTCAAGATCCAGATGAAACAATAGGTGAAACATGGGATTAGGCCCGCCAGTTTGTACTAAATGTAAGGTTATTGGCGTTGTAACACCAAAAGATGATCCTCGATACGGTGCTACAGTGCCGTGGGGTGCAAGTTATTGGCATTGTCCAATTTGCGATACGCCAAAATTAGACAATCATCTATGGGAGTATCCTCAAGAACAACAAGATGAGATTGAGGGCAATACACTATTTTTGAAATTTATGAAAGGTATAGAATGAATATAATCCTATGCGTACCGGGTAAGCAATTTTCAGATAATTGGATACACAGTTGGAACGACACTATATCTGCTATCAGCAAGGCGGGGCACACATGGGGTTATAGCATGGCGTATGATCCTGTTGTATATTATGCTCGTAACAGAGTGCTAGGTGGCAACAACACTGCAGGTAAATCGCAATATCCGTTTCAAGGTACAGCCAACTATGATTACATGATGTGGATAGATAGTGATATGGTATGGCGAGGAGAAGATGTACTGAAGTTAATCAACTTAGATAAGCCAATTGCGTCTGGTTGTTATGTTATGCAAAACAACAACCAATATCCTATCGTAGAGACTTTAGATTATGATAAGTTAGCTACGCAAGGTACATTTGAATTTATGAGTCGATCTGATCTAGCTGCTAAAACATCGCCCTTCAAAGCTAGCTATGTTGGATTTGGATTTGTAGCTATCAAGAAGGGTGTTTTTGAAACTATGGAATATCCTTGGTTCCGTCCGCGATGGGTTGATTATAATAACTTCAGCGATTTCACTGCAGAGGATGTTGGATTCTGTTGGACAGCTCAAGAAAAAGGACATGCTATTTGGGTTGATCCTTCTGTTAAAGTAGGACATGAAAAGTTCATGGTATTGGGATGATCAAAACAGTAAACAGATTCTTTTCTCTGAGTTATAGCAGTGATAAAGTAGCATTTTACTTAGAGATGCTCAATTTTACTGTGAGTGTGATAGCTAGTATGTGGTTAGCTATTACAGCCAATCATCCTGACATGCGTATTATCTATCCCATCTACTTAGTAGGTAGTGTAGCGCAGACTTATGCTAGCTATCGACGACAGGCTATTTGGGTTATGATGCTTACAGCATACTTTAGCTTCACTAATATACTTGGTTTAGTTAGAGCATTAAATTGGCTATAAATTTATAACTTTTAAAAATTATTCAAAGAGGAATATGCAATGGCAGAAAAGATAATGATAATTAGGCATGGAGAAAAACCTGCCAAACATCAAAAAGGCATACTGTCTACAGGTCAAAAAAGCCTAGACAGTCTTACAGTTCGAGGCTGGCAAAGAGCGGGAGCATTGGCACAGATATTTTCTCATTCCAACGGTGGTATAGAACCCCCAACTAAATTGTTTGCCTGTTATAAGTCGAAACATGCTCAACGAGCATTGGATACTATTACGCCATTGGGAGAATTGCTGGGCATACATGTTAACACAGATATACCAAGAGATTCTGAAAAAGAAATGGCTAGAGTTGCTATGAATTCAGAAGGTATTGTATTGATTGCATGGGAACATAAATGCATACACAAGATAGCCAATCACATAGTTGATAAAAGGCACGTTCCGCAAAAATGGCCAAATGATAGATTTGATATGATATATGTTTTTGATCGCCAATTAAACGGCGAATATGTTTTCTATCAAGTGCCTCAACTAGCACTCAAAGGTGACTCATCAACGATATTCAAAATATGATATCGTTGATGCAAGTCCCGTAGGTTACAAACTCCCACTCTTCTACTGTGTAAATTGCCATGTGTTATCTCCAATTTAGCTGATGGTGTCTTTCCCATTCTCTCTCTAGTGCTTCTAAATGTACTCTGTCTTGTGCCTGAGATAGGAATTCATACATAGCCTTCTGATGGCGTTCTATCTTTGCTTCTGTACTGAAATGGTACAAAATCTTCTTAATCCATGAAATCATTTCATAGTCTCCTTTGTGTTAGGGCTGCAATTTTTATGCAGCCCTTTGAGTAATAATTACTTGTTCCAGTTGTTAACAGAACCGGCCCAATTTGCCCAAGTCTTAGCAACTGTGTCGTTTAGCTGGCGAACCTGCTCAGCAAAGTTTGATAAACCATACTGCTTGGCTATCTTGGTGTTTGCCTCAGTTACAGCTTCTCCAAAGCTTACAAAATCCTTCAAAGTCTTGCTGCTAGCCTCTGTGAGGTTATAGGTTAGCTTGCGATTGAACTCGGTAGCGGCTTCGCCAATTGCCTTGAGATTGAAGACATCTTCCTGTGTCTCTGTTGTGGTATCTGTAGTCTTGGTCATGTTAAGTCTCCTCGATAATTGAGCAGTGGGTTCTTCCCACGCTTATAGTGTATGGTATTTATTGTTGCAGTGCAACATAAATTGTGCATCGCACATGCATTGACAGCATACCAGGTGTGTTGTAATATGTGTTATGGAACAGGAAGAGATTGAGAAACATATCTATCAACTTAATCAGAGCATAAGATCTCTGTACAAATTTGAAATAAACAAAAAAGCCAAGAACCATAGTAACTATTATGAATGGCAAACTTGTATAGATGAGTTAGGAGCAAAAGTCTTAATCTCTATGAAGAGTGGGCTTCCTCATAACGAGTGGATGATAATTTCACATCCAAATTATAAAGTATATTTTCATAGAACATGGCCTGATTATGATAAAACTGGCGCCGATAGAATACTTGGCAGTTTGAAATTTAGTTGGGTAGGAGATATGAATCTGATGAAGCAGCACAGCATTTTTATGCAACTAAAAAACTAAAAATATTTTTATAAATTGTTACGTTGTTTTAAGTGTACTCTAAAGCTACCTGCAGGACCATTCTTTCGACCTAGAGGTTCCCATTCTCTAATAGTTTTTGTAGCTCTGCACCAACTTTCAAATTCTCTAGCTATTTGGCCGCTTTTGCCAGTTATGACCACAACACTCTTGTCGCCATTCTTGTGATGCTGATCTATAAACTCTTTGAATCGCAGCCACGCTTCGTTTACAGGAAATCCGTGCAGATCCAGCTTGCGAGTAGTAACTTCGCTATAGGTATATTTTGGTATGAACGTGTCTCTGATATCTCGCAAATGAGATATATACCGTTGCCACATATCTCGATCTCTAGGATTAAGGGTATCTGAGGACTCGTTCATTGAATATACCTTGTGTTGCATCTATAAATAATAGATGCAGATGAGAGAATTAATCAAGATACTAGAACAAGTAAATGATAGCAGTAACAAAATAACACGTTCTGCATTCATATACCTGCCTCCAAAAACCCCCAAAGACAAATTCGCACAATGCAGTACCTGCCAATTGTTTTTACCAAATGCACAACGTTGCGGAATTTTTGGTAAGAGTGATGTTGTAAAGGCATCTGCATCTTGCGGATTATATCTACATGGCAAACCGCATGATGATCAACCAATACAAGACATTGTCACACCAGAACAAGCAGGATATGTTGATCATGCTGTTAGATGTGAAAATTGCAGTTGGTACAAAGATCGGCAATGCGATCTATTCAAACTGTTGAATAGCAAAATACCAGATGCATTTGATTGCGATCCAAACGTTGAACCACAGGCTTGTTGCAATGCCTGGCAAGAATGACATTTGTATAATTTCAATATTTGAACTATAATATAAGAGAGGACACGACACTCAACCCTCATAAAATATTCTGGTGTCATCTTAGGAGAACATAGATGGCAAAAATCATTATAACAACTGATTCAGGTAAGACTTTTACAGTTGACACCCTAGACAAATATTTGATGGATACAAGTGATCTTGGATTGCAGTCTACAATTGAGTTGTTTAAAATTATAGCAGAAGAAGTAGCAGCATTACATAATGCTGAAAAAGATTCTGTGGGAGTTAAGTGATGGCCAAGTACGTATCGACAAAAACTTACAAGCAGCTAGGACCAGTAGCATATAGGCAGTGGCGTGCAGACAGTCATTGTAATCAGATCCATGGATATGCACTCAGCTTCCATTTTGAGTTTGAATCAGATACACTTGATGTTAGAAACTGGGTAATGGATTTTGGTGGATTAAAGCCATTGAAGAGTTTGTTAGAAGATTGGTTTGACCATACTCTACTAGTAGCAGCCGATGATCCACAGCGCGAACACCTGCTCAATCTAGGCAAGCTTGGGCTAGCTAAAATTACAGAAGTAGAAAAGACTGGATGCGAAGGGCTAGCAGATTTCCTCTATGAATATGTAAACACTATATTTTTGCCAAATTACGGTGAGAAAGATCGCATATGGTGTAGCAGAGTTGAAGTAAGAGAGACTGATGCCAACATGGCCATGAGGATCGGCCATAGAGAAGATCGAGAATTTGATTAAATTAAACGTTTACCATCTAAAATACTGATAAAATAATATATGCCCGGCTAATATTATGCGCGGGTATATATTTCTGCGTCACTGTCTTAAATACAGTTGATGTCGAACGTGAAGGACTATAAAACGCCGCAATATTTATATAATTTTCCAATGATATCAACAAGATATTTTTGTAATATTGACAGGCAGTCCTGCGCAGTATAAAACGTAAAAAAAGGAAGATTTAAGCATGATAAAATTGATGAACGTTGCAGCCATCTGCACCTTATTATTAACTGCCGCTGCTAGTGCAGCTGGTTATGATAGCGAATTGGAGGCATTGAACAAGAGATTTGTCGTTACTGATCCAGAAATTGCAAATGCCGATGCGTCGTCTAAAAGACAGATGACTTGCATTGCTCTAAATGTTTATTTTGAATCTAGAGGTACAATTGAACGACAGCAAGAAGGTGTAGCTTGGGTAGTCAAGAATAGATCTAAGTCAAATAAGTTTGCAGGATCAAATATGTGTGATGTAGTATTTCAGAGAATGGGAGGATTTCCGCAATTTGCATGGATCGCACATCCAAGTAAGGGATATGAATCTGGATCTTGGAAGCAAGCCCAGGCTATTGCAAAAGGTGTATTTTATGATAGAATACCGGATCCAACCCACGGCGCATTAAGTTTTCATGAAGTTAATCTTCCTGCAAAGTTTAGGAAATATGACAGAGGCGGATTGAGAATTGGAAGCCACGTATTCTATAACATAGCTGCTAAATAGTTGGCAATTATCATCGAGGAATAAAGCCAATGAGCATTTATCAGCCAATACCAACTTATTACAGAGTTACCTGGACAGCAAATAGCCCAACCGACTATACTGGTACAGGAGGTGTAACTCCATTCGGCAGTGTGCAGATGAATAACACTGTAGCAATCACTAGCACTGCTAGCAATCCCACTATGACCAACGGCGACATTATCATGTGCAACGATACTATGATAGGTCCGTTCACTGGTTCTAGCGGTTTAAGTGATGTGATTAACGCTTTCAACGCTATGACACAGTTTACAGGTGTAATGGCATCACAAGACTTCACTGGTTATCTAACTCTGCAGAGCATTGATCCAGTGAGCGCATTTATCAGTCTCAGCAACTTCAGTGGTACACCGCTAACCACTTTGGGATTGCCAGATGGTGGATATGGTTTAGGTAATCCAATCTACGGCGGTAGTTTCTCAAGTCCAAATAATAATGATAATGTTGTTATTAACGGAACAACTGTTACCTTTGTTACCGGTTCACTGACTATAGCTGGTGTGATACGCACTATCAACAGTTACACGGCAAGCACCAATGTTGCTGCTATACAATTTGGTAACAGAATACAACTTAACAGTCTAGATGGAGATCCAATATACTTTGGTGCAGGATCATCCGGAACCAGTGCTGCTATAGGATTTGCCGATAATACAGCATACGGCGGCAACATGACTCTAGCACAAGCTGTTGCGATAGATCAAGGTAGGCTTCGTTGGAAAGGTATGGTAGATACCGTTGAAACCACTCTTACACCAGTCTATTGGGATTCTATTGCTATGACAGGTAGTACTACAGACGGCGACAGTTTACCAACTACGCTTAGTTGGACTATAGGTGTCAGTCATCCAGAACAGTTGGTAACAGCTACTCTTGCAGGCGAGCCAGAAACAGTTGGCACTATGCTGTATGGTACTGCTGCATTGACTCGTATGCTAGCTAGAGCATTAACTGGTACTTGGTCTGAGAATAGGAAGGTATATAACAATACTTTAACTGTAAGGGGTGCGTATGCTCTTAGAGAGAATCCCATAATCATACAGTTTGTCACAGCTGGTCCTCTTGATACTCCTGCCAATATACATAAAATAGAAGGCAACTTGGACGTTGAGTTGATACCAAATACTTGATGTATTGCTATCACATGTGGTATAATAGCATCATTGTGATTGGATAAATTTGATGTTAACAACCATTTTGATGTTCATAGCTGCTGTTTGTCTAAGTGCTATAGCTGGTTATTACAGCGTAGTAGGAATGACCAGCATCTTCAGTGGAGCACTAATTCCTATCATATTGATGACAGGAACACTAGAAGCTAGCAAACTGATAGTAGCTAGTTGGTTATCAAACAATTGGAACAAAACGCATCTAGTATTGAGGTCATATTTAACTGTAGCTGTTTTGATACTCATGTTTATAACCAGCATGGGTATATTTGGCTTCTTGAGTAAATCGCACCTAGAGCAAGCTGCTGCAGGTGCAGAGCAACAAGCTCAGATACAACGTATTAAGGAAGAAATTGATAGACAGAATTCTATAATATCTGCAGCCAAGCAGAAGTTGTCTAATCTAAGTGCCGACAGCTCAGCTGGCGATGTTGCTATCGATGAACGTATAGCACAGGCCAACAAGATAATTGACGATGCTAATCAACGTGCGCAACCTCAAATAGATGCTCAGCAGAAGATTATAGATCAAGAAAACTCTAAAATTGAATTGAGAGTTAAAAGTGTACAGACACAAATTGATGATATAGACAAGCAAGTTGCTACTTTAGATAGCATAGTCAAATCATTAGTAGATCAAGGTAAAACTGGACCTGCGCAATACAAGCAGCAGCAGCAAAAATCAGATAGAGACCGTCTAGCAAAGCAAAAAGCTGATTTGATAAAACAGATAGATGATATACGTAATGCTCCAGACGGCATAATCGATGCTGCAAAATCTGAAATCGCAAAGGTAAGATCCAGTGTTGATACTGAAGTTAAACAGGCTAAGGATACTATCAACAAAATGACTGCCCAACTTGGGCAGAATGTTGATACCAACAAAGTACAGGTTGAATCTGATCAACTCAATGCCAAGATAAAAGAAGCCAACGATCAGTTAGATCAGTTAACAACTACAAAGTTTAAGTTAGAGAGTGATAATCGCAAACTGGAAGTAGAAGTTGGACCAATCAAATACATAGCCCAGATGATCTACGGAGACAGCATAGATCAGAACCTATTAGAACGGGCAGTTCGCTGGGTTATTATGACACTGATATTTGTGTTTGATCCGCTTGCAGTGCTGATGTTGATAGCCGCTAATCAAAATATCGCCAGATGGAAAAAATCTAGATTAGGACCTAATGAAAATGACGTTGATTTAGATCAAATTAAAGATATAAAAGAATCACAGCAGTTTGGTAACTCTTTAGCAATTGAAATAAATCTCAAAGAAGTATCGTATGAAACTGATGCCATTTTGGTTAATGAGATTGAAAAAGCTTTATCTGATATACATGAATCTAATGTAGAAATATTGGAAGATCTAACACCAATGGAATTTCCAAGTATTTCAACTGACATACAGAATTCTGCTGTCGATACACAAATTCAGGATGACAAATCTTCAAAAATAGTGTTTAATGATTTTGATGAGGAGCAGTCGAAGTATGTTACGATTGAGCAGCAAGAACCAACTGCAGCTGACGGATTTAAATCTCCGGTTGAACAGCAAATTGTCGAAGAGCTTTCGGTAGTTGTTGCGGATACTGAACAAATACTTGCTAAATTACAGCAGGACCATGCTGATGAAAATTTACCACAATCAACCAATATTATTGAACAACAGACTGTTGAAGAACTATCTGTTGCTGTGGCAGACACTGAAAAATTACTTGCTAAACTACAGCAGGCACATGCAGATCGTATGAGGAAATATACTCCTTGACCTCTTTGATCAATAAATAGAAATTATAGGAAAATGAATATGGCAGGACAGAACAAGATCCTACGTCAATGCAGCTTCTGCGGCAAAAACCAGCTACAAGTGCAGAAACTAATCAATGGCAATGATGTGTATATTTGCAATGAATGTGTAGATCTTTGTCACAGCATATTGTCGCAGGATGACGACTCAAAGCCGTCAAAGACTGACAAACGTATGATACCAGAGGTTATCAAATCCTATTTGGATGAAAGAGTAATAGGCCAAGATACAGCAAAGACTATATTGAGTGTAGCAATTTACAACCACCTACAAAGGGTAGAGAATCCTATTGTAGACGGAGTAGAATTAGATAAGAGCAACCTATTGTTCATTGGACCCAGTGGTAGTGGTAAGACTTATTTGATACAAAATGTCAGTAAGCTACTTGATATTCCTTTTGTAATTATCGATGCTACCAGTCTAACTGAAAGTGGTTATGTTGGATTAGATGTTGAGGATTGTATAGCACGTTTATATCAAGCATCAGGTGGGGATATTGATAAAACTCAGCGTGGCATTGTTTATATAGACGAGATTGACAAGAAAGGTCGTAAAGGAGAGAACGCTAGTATTACTCGCGATGTAAGCGGCGAGGGTGTGCAGCAAGCTCTTCTGAAAATGATCGAAGGTTGCGAAGTCAAAGTGCCTCCGCAGGGAGGTCGCAAGAATCCTCACGGCGAATATGTAACAGTGGATACCAAAAACATCTTGTTTATATTGGGCGGAGCGTTTGTTGGTATTGAAGATGTTGTTAGCAAGCGTCTAGATACCAATAACACTGGTATAGGATTTATGGCCACAATGCCTGGTGATAAACCAGACCCAGAACAAGTTCGCAAGATGATGAGGTCTGTAAAACATGAGGATGTAGCTAAGTTTGGTTTGATTCCAGAATTAATTGGACGTCTACCAATTATTGTTCCGTTTGATCACCTAAAAGAAGAGGATTTGATCAGAATTCTAACAGAGCCTAAGAATGCTGTAGTCAAGCAATTCCAAAAACAATTTGAACTTGATAATGTTAGGTTAGAGTTTAGGGATGCTGCATTGAAAGCGATAGCAGAACAAGCTATCGAAAAGAAAACTGGTGCTCGAGGATTGCGTAGCATCATAGAGAACATCCTGTTGCCCGCGCAGTTTGAATTACCGTCTCTGCAGGACAAGGGTGTAAGTACCGTGGTGGTCACGGAAAGCTGCGTCACTGATGGTCAGGACCCAGTTAAAATTTACAGGAGTGAAACAGAAGTTGCCAATAATTAATGGTGTTGCGAATCCTAGAGACCGCAGGCAGGCTGGAGATCTAATAAAGGATCAATATGCTGCAAATTATAACATACGACATCCGCAAGTTCGGTTAGTTGGAGATGATGGTTCTAATCATGGTGTCATAGATACAAAACAAGCTATTGCTATGGCTCAGTTAGAAGATTTGGATCTAGTGCTAGTAAATACTTCTGCAAATCCTCCTGTCGCAAGGATATGCGACTATAACAAGTTCATCTATGAGCAAAAGCGACACAAGAAAGAGCAAGATCGCAAGCTCAGAGAGCATGCCATCGTTGTCAAAGAAATACAGTTGCGACCCAGCATCAGCAATCATGATCTAGATATCAAGCTACAGCATGCTCGAGAATGGTTGGCAGACAATTGCAAGATCAAGATTGTGGTCAAATTCAGAGGGCGTGAGATGGCCTACAAATCCAAAGGATTTGAGATGATCAACAACTTTGTTGACAAGCTCGGTTGCAAGATTGAAAAGGCACCCGATATGAATAACAATACTTTGATAGCTATGGTAGCACCTGGTGCCAAAACTACCAAATAAATTTGACAATCACTTGTTAGAAATGGTATACATAAACGATCCAATTAGGAATGAGGAATCATGAGCGACGATATTTTCTTTGGCAAACGCGGCATATCAGTTAAGGTTTTTAATAATAACATTAACGGTGCCCTAACGCAGCTTAAACGCAAGGTTAATGCCGAAGGCATCAATAAGGAACTACGCAAGCGAGAATGCTTTGAACCAAACACTGCAAAACGTAGGCGCAAGTTGGCTGAAGCACAGATACGTTGGAAGAAGAAGTACGATCAAATTATGGAAGTACCTAAGCCCAAACGCAAGCTGAAGAAGAGGCAGTTGAAACAGCAGCAGGCGTCTGCAAATAATTCTTCTACAACTGTTCAGACATAATATCTAGTATCACAACAAAGTTTGTATCATGCTTATGTGGACGAGATAAACTCGTCCACATTTTCTTATCTAGGTCTTGACAATTGTTACTTCAATGACTACATATATTGTGTAGGATGCCAATAGGGTCCTACATTAACTTTCTTGCTTAACAAAGGAGAAACACTATGTACGATAACACACTTGATTCAATCATCAATCATCAACCAGCACCTCCGCACGCTCAATCGCAACTTTATTGGTTTTGAACCAACTCTAAGGCGTTTGACGCTAAGCGACTCGTTAGAAAACTCTGGAGGATATCCTCCTTATAATCTTGAAGTGATTGCAGATAATCACTATAGGATTACACTTGCGGTTGCTGGATTCAAGATGGAAGAGCTTGATATCACATTAGCCGACAACAAGCTAACCATTAGTGGTACCACATCTCAACGTAGCGACAACGATGTTAGAACATTTGTACACAAGGGTATAGCAGAACGTAGCTTTACTAGAAGCTTTATCCTAGCTGATCATGTGAACATCACTGGTGCTGAGTTGGAAAATGGTCTACTCACTATCGATCTAGAACAGGAAATACCAGAGGCATTGAAGCCTCGAAAGATTGCGATCAAACACAAAGACGTTATTGACGCAACACCTGTTAAATCGTCAAAGGCTTGATTGACACGCACCCATATGATGCCTACAATTAGGCATATGAAATAAAGGATGGAGCCATGGTAGAGACCAAGAATGATGTAGTTGTAGCTGTCATTGAAAAGGTTGCCATGGCTCCTCCTAGAATGTGGAATGTGGTATTATTCAATGATGAAAAGACCACAATGGAATTTGTAGTTCTTGTTCTGATGCAGATCTTCTATAAGAGTTTTGAAGAAGCTCAAGATATCATGATGAGTATACATGAGAATGGCAAGGGAGTTGCTGGCACTTATTCACTTGAGGTAGCATCTGCTAAACGAGACGACACTCTCAGCGTAGCAAGAACTAATGGATTTCCACTCGTAGCAGAAATTGAGCCTAACGAATGATCAACGATTTTGACAAATTAAAATCTCAGCTCAATGAAGGTTGGGCTAGAGTAGAGTTTACCAAAGTAGATGGCTCTAATCGCAGCATGCTCTGTACTCGAAATTTTGCTGAAATACCAGAGTCTCAAGTTCCTCATGGTACAGGAAAGAAACCAAATGATTCTGTGCTAGGCGTGTTTGACCTAGAGAAGCAAGCTTGGCGTAGCATTCGAATTGATAACATACAGAGCTGGCAACCCGAACGCAACCTTTGAGGTCTATTATGGGGCACTATGATGATCAATATGAAGAAGATTATCGCTTAGAACGTGAAAGACGAGAGCGAATAGAAAAGGCTAAGATAGCCAAAGGATATGAAAAGGTTCCTGAACCTCTAAGAGATTTTCTAAAACAAGAATGGATTCATGCGGATCAATTAAAGACGTTGAGGCGTTGGTTGAATACGTGTCCTTACTGTAAATTAGTAGACGATTGAGCACGCGATATAGCAGGAGAATTTTATGGATAACCCAATTTTGAGAATGGACCTACCAGCCGGTATGGTTCTGATAGAATGCTTTCCAGATCTAGCACCCAATCATGTAGCGCAGATACTAGATCAAGCCAACAGAGGATTATACGACGGTACGGTTTTCCATAGAGTGATATCTGGATTTATGGCACAGGGCGGATGGACAAAACAGCAATTGCCGCAACTTCAGGCAGAGTTCAATGACTATCCTCATGTTGAGGGTACTTGCAGCATGGCTCGTACCAATGACCCTAATAGTGCTAGTGATCAATTCTTCATCTGTTTCAATGACTGCAGATTCCTTGATCGGAATTATACAGTTTGGGGTAAAGTCATATATGGCATGAAGCATATACACGATGGTATTGCTAAGGGTGAACCGCCGGCGGAACCCACTCCAATTGTTCGCATGCGTCATGTAGGTACCATTAATTGATATGTTATTATTATAACAATAAATAATTTGCTATGAAAGCAATTGAGAGAATACATTTAGAAATAACGAGCAGATGCACGTTAGCTTGTCCACAATGTCCTCGCACCGAATTTAAGGATTTAAATATTATATCTGATATGCCTATAGAGACAGCAGCAGCGGCATGTAAAGGATATAATCATATGTACATAGTTGGAAATCATGGAGATCCTATATATCATCCTAAGTTTCATGAACTAATGTCTAGATTAAGGGAGGATAATCCTCTTTTGACATTTTATTTTCATACTAACGGAAGTTTCAGAAGTGAAAAATGGTGGATAAAAACAGCTAATATACTCAATCATCTAGATGAGATAGTTTTCAGTATAGATGGTTTACCTGGTAATGATCTGTATAGAGTTAATTCTAGATGGTCCTCTATAGAATTGGGTATCAAAACTTTACGTAAGCATAATACAAAATTAAAGATGACTTGGAAGTGGATACATTTCAAATATAATCAAAATGATGTAGAATCTGCTATAGATATTGCTAAAGATCTAGGTTTTGATCAATTCTGTTTCGTTGAGAGCGACAGGACTCAGGACGGACATTGGTTAACACCGGAGATTTCCTGGAAATCAGTGAAGGATAAGTTATATGCCAGTTGTAGAAGCTAAATGCGCAAGAGGAGATTCTTCACCTTTTGTTAATCCGGATGGGTATTATTTTCCTTGCTGTTGGGTAATGAATATTCCTGAAGTTATAACTCTAAAAGAGTTTCTCGGCGATACATTTGAAGAGTTAAACATTAACAATTCTAGCTTAGAAGAGGCTATGAATAGCAATGCTATGAAAAGAATAAGAGATAGCTGGGAAGATGGTAGTTTTCAACCATGTGTATGGTATTGCAAACAAAAAAATAATTTGTATAATGTACAAAATGAGCGAGAGTTTTTTATAGATTTGAAAAAATGGTCTAACCTAGAAGATTATAAAAATCTTAATTCCGGCTCTTGAAATTCACTAATAAGTTTATTATATCTAATTATGTAACAGTGCTTGAATAAGGCTGTTGCAAGCGATCTTGCTTCAAAAGGAGACAAACATGGGTAAAGTGATAGGAATAGACCTTGGAACTACTAATAGCTGCGTTGCTGTTATGGAAGGCAGTAAAGCTAAAATTATAGAGAATGCTGAAGGCGCAAGAACTACTCCCAGTATAGTGGCATACTTAGACAACGAAAAGCTTGTTGGTGTAGCAGCAAAACGTCAAGCAGTTACTAATCCTCAAGGGACTGTATATGAGTCAAAACGACTAATTGGTCGCAGATATGATGACCCAGTTGTAGCTAAAGATAAAACTACATTATCGTATGAAATAACCTCTGGTCCAAATGGTGATGCATGGATACAGGTTAATGATAAGAAAATAAGTCCGCAAGAGGTTGGTGCAGCAATACTTAAGAAAATGAAGGATTCGGCAGAAGAATATTTAGGGCAACCTGTTACACAAGCCGTAATTACGGTACCGGCATATTTCAATGATGCACAGCGACAAGCTACTAAAGATGCAGGTAAGATTGCAGGGTTAGAGGTATTGCGTATTATCAATGAACCAACCGCTGCAGCTATGGCATTTGCTGTTGATAAGAATGGCAATGGTAAAGTAGTTGTCGTAGACGCAGGCGGCGGCACACATGACGTTTCTGTGTTAGATATAAGTGACGGTGTGATCGAGGTACTTAGTACCAATGGCGACACCCACTTAGGTGGAACTGATTTTGACGAAGCGATATTTAGATACCTAGTTGATAATTTTAAAAAAGAACAAGGTGTAGATTTATCCAAAGATAAGATGGCAGTACAGAGACTTAAAGAAGCTGCTGAAAAAGCTAAGATTGAATTATCATCTACGGTAGAAACTGAAATTAACTTACCTTATATAACTGCAGATAGTAATGGTCCAAAACATTTAGTTACAAAATTGACTAGAGCTAAATTTGATCGGTTGACTGAAGACCTTGTTAAGAGGATCATATCACCTTGCAAACTAGCATTGAAAGATGCTAACTTGACTGTGAATGATATCAAAGAAGTCTTATTAGTTGGAGGATCTACTAGAATACCTGCAGTTAGATCTGCTATTAAGGAATATTTTGGTAAAGATCCAAACACAAGTGTAAATCCAGACGAGGTTGTTGCTCTAGGTGCTGCTGTACAGGGCGGTGTTCTAAAGGGCGAAGTCAAGGACGTACTCTTGCTAGATGTTACTCCGCTGTCATTGGGTATCGAAACTCTAGGTGGGGTGTTCACTCGATTGATCGAGCGCAATACCACAATACCTGCCAAGAAGAGTCAAACCTTCAGCACCGCAGAAGACAATCAGCCTGCTGTGACCATTAGAGTGTTCCAGGGTGAACGCGAGATGGCTGCAGACAACAAGCTGCTGGGTAATTTTGATCTAACTGGCATTGCTCCTGCTCGCAGAGGTGTTCCACAGATTGAAGTGACCTTCGACATCGACGCCAACGGCATCGTCAATGTCACCGCCAAGGACAAGGCGACTAACAAGGAACAGCAGATCCGCATCCAGGCCAACGGCGGTCTGAGCGATGCTGACATTGACAAGATGGTTAAGGATGCAGAAGCTCACGCTGCAGAAGACAAGGCCAAGCGTGCCCTAATCGAAGCTAGAAACCACGCAGAAGCTATGATCAACTCTGTCAACAAGAGCATTGAAGAAGCTGGTGATAAGGTTGAGCAGTCAGTGATAGACGATTGTAAGGCCAAGATTGACAGTCTCAATGCAGTAGTTACTGGCGATGATGTGGATGCTATCAGAACAGCTACAAACGAGTTAATTCAGGCTAGCATGAAGATTGGAGAAGCGATGTATAAGAATACAGATCAGCCAATCGAGCCAGATTCAACCGAAACAACTGCTTGACAGTGATATAATTTCATAGGGTATGTAACCCATACCCTATGAAATCTTTCATTTAACTTAATTTTAAATTGATAATATCAGCAGTTTGCTGATTCAATACAACCTCGTAATGATTTACCTTGAGGTCTATTAGTTCTATATCTTGTCTAGCTCGTTGACTAGACACAGTAACTACTCCGTCGTTAGTCCCAATTATCCACGGGACACTACCTGATATAGTTACTACATTGCACCAAGGCCATTTTATTGCTACTTTGCTGGCATAGCTAAATGGCCAGCTAGTTGGTCCAACGTCGTGCAATAGCTGGTACCACGGTAATATAGCTTTGGCATAAAATGGAATATGATGACCACCATACGGTGTTGAAAGTGTAACTCCGCCAGTTACCTTAGTTCCAAAATAATCTGCTAGATGCAGCGCATATATTCCGCCTAGGCTATGTGCTATAAATTGCATGTCTTTTAGATTTGATAAATCGCTCTTCATCATTTCTAGATTATTCTCAAATCCTCGATGACTGTCGTATGAAACCAGTATGCCATCTCCGCATTTGCTGCGTATGTAATTCCAACTGTTAACGGTGGCATTGGCACCGTGAATATAAACTTTTGCCATTTGTGATATTTAGCGGTTGACAATTGATATTTAGGTGTTATTGTTCAAACAATGAGGAGTAACTACATGAAAAATCCTGTAGCCAAAGACCTGCGCACTCCAAAATATAAGCCTCGCATTGTACGTAACAAAAAAAGCATATACTCGCAAATCCAAGCACAAGGTAAACCGCAATGGTTAAGAAAAAGAATTCACATTTATCAAATGTAATTTTGATGATATGTTACAAAGCAATGGTGCTATTATTGCCATTAGCTATGATGCTCACAATGGTCTTTATTAGACTTAGTATGGAGGATGATCTAGCTACGTTTACTGTAGCTCTCCTCACGGCTGGCATTCTCGTTCAAATTTACGAACATCTTCTGTTAGAAGAGTTTGAATATCGCAGAAAGTTTGTGGGTAATTAATTTTGGTTGACACGCTTCTTATAGATGCTATATTGCTCACATAGGAGGCGTTATGGACATCAGTTTTATCACACAAGACCTGCGTGATCTGCGTGCTCATTTTAACCAGCATGGTTTTGATCTGCGACTGGTTGGTGGTGTCGTGCGTGACACGCTGGCGGGACTGCCTCCCAAGGATCTGGACCTGGCTACGGATGCCAAACCCCATGAGCAAGTTGAAATCTACAACGCTCACGGTTATCGCTGGATTGGCACGGGCATGGATCACGGCACGATTACGGTCATGCTGGGTGACGAGCCGCATGAGATCACCAGCCTGCGCGTTGACGTTGAGACGGATGGCAGGCATGCCAAGGTTGCATTTACGAGCGATTGGGAAGCTGACCTGGGTCGCAGGGACCTGACGATCAATGCTATGGCTATGACGTTTGACGGCAGACTGATTGATCCGTTTGGTGGTGCTGACGATCTAGCCAACGGTGTTGTGAGATTTGTTGGCAACGCCGAAGCTAGGATCCGAGAAGACTATCTGAGGATCCTGCGGTTCTATCGCTTCTACGGCAGGTTTGGCCGCGGCGGCATTGATAGCCAAACGCGACAAGCTATTGCGTCCAATGTGTACGGTCTGCAACAGATCAGCAGGGAGCGCATCTGGAGCGAATTTCAAAAGATTCTGCCGCAAGCTGCATCTCCTGCTATCATGATTGATATGGTACAAGGTGTGGGCATTAATCATCACATTGATCTGCCCTATAACAATGTCAGTTGGCCCAGATGGTGGCTGCACAAGGCTCTGACCATCACGAACGATCCTGCTGTACTGATGGCAGCATGGTGCTGTTATGATCCGGTGAACGTGGAAAGTGTTGCTAAAAGTTGGAAATGGAGCAATGCGGACCGTGATCATGCAATGTGGCTGTGTAATAATGTCAGGTGCAAACGCGACCTGCGTTGGCTGATTGCTGTTGAGGGTGCTCCCAGGGAGTGGGTTGCTGAACTGGCTGCTCTGGAGGAGCGCGACGGTTGGGAACAGAATGCCCTGGTTCAATGGGTCTTTGCTCCGTTCCCTGTTAACGGTAACGATCTGATTGCAGCAGGTGTCAAACCCGGTGCAGCTATGGGCAAGATGCTGCGCATGCTGAAAGAGTCTTGGGCTCACAGCAGCTACTCTGCTACCAAAGAAGAGCTGCTGAAACTGATCTAGTGAGTGGGATCAAATCCCACTCACTTTTATACCAATTTAACTTATTTTTATCGTTGATATATACTATAACTTTGTTGAGTAATATATGCTATCAGTTGGAGATAACAAATGAACATAGCTATCAGCGGATACGGATACGTTGGTAAGGCCACAGAGATAACCTTGACGCAGCATTGGGAAACTGGTGCACCGCTAGATATCTGCGTACAAGATCCCGCGTTAGGCAAACAAGTAGACGATTGGAATAGTATTGGTTATCACATGGTTTGCGTTCCAACTCCTTCTGCTACAGTTCATGAAGGACATGCAAGTCACAATATATCTGCAGTAATTGATGCGGTGGAATTAGCTAAACGCTTGGGATTCTCTGGCATAACAGTCTTTAGGAGCACTATGAGTCCAATTGATCTCGAAGCTGTGATGTGCATAGTTGGTGTAAACAAATGTATCAGCTGGCCAGAATTTCTAAGACAGTCTAGCTGGGAAAAAGATGCTAGATATCCAAATCTAAGCATTATGGGCGGAGAGCCGGCAAGCAAACTGATTGGCCATTTATCAAAACTTTCAATTACCGAGCTAGGAGATGCTCGTACAGCATGTATGGCCAAGTTGGCTATCAACAGCTACTTGGCAACTAGAACAGTCATTGCACATGATTTGCGAAAAGCTTGCGATGCATTAGCAATAGATTATGATGACATAACTCGTGCTATTGGAGAAGACTCTAGGATAGGTAGTAGCCATTGGCAACAGCCAGGACCAGATGGTAGTTGGGGATTTGGTGGAGCATGTTTCCCAAAAGATACACAGGCTATGGCTGCTATGATGGATAGTTTTGGTCTCGGCGATAACTTTGCAAAGTGGGCTACAGATCATAATTCTACAATTCGAACAAAGTGATATTGAATGATTTCCTTTCCTTTGGTATAATTTTTAATATTCTGGAGAGGAACACTCACATGGCAGATTGGTTATACGAAGCAACTAGCACACAGGCTCAGCTAGATGATACAAGAGTCATGCTAGAGAAATTACAAGCAGAGAATAAGAATCTCCGTAGATTTCTAATGGCTATTGTGGAAGAAAAACCTGAAAAAGATAGCAAGCTAATCAAAGAACAACGAGATAGATTTGTTCAGATAGCTAAAACTGCACTAGGTTAATATTATGGACTTCTCAAACGTTTGTTGGTTAGTAGATGAAATACTGACAGAGCGTAGATATGATTGTGGTTATCCCACTATAGATATAGCTGCTGCTGAGCTAGGGTGTCAGGTATACAAGACCAAATATGTACCGTTCAGTACTGAGCCAGATTCAAACATTCCGTTTGCTGATGGGGCTTGTGTTGTTACTCACGGTACTGTGCAATTCTGTAGGCAAATAGATAGACATTATGGACGCAAATGGTGTCCTGGTACCTACTTCAATCGCAATGTAAAATCGTTTAGTATATTTGCTAGCCATTTTGGCGAACTAATGCTCAACAATGATTTTTATATTATGCCTTATGCTGAATTTGTGCGAAGAGGATTAAATCGCAATCAAAGTGTTTTTATCAAGCCAGATAGTGGTATGAAGGAATTTACCGGAAAGGTAATATCATACCATAACTTTGATGACGAGATCAGCAGTATGAACCAGATTGAAATCGTCAACCCAGAAACTCTTTGTGTGATAGCAGAACCTAAACCTATCGAAGCTGAGTTCCGTTATGTGATTGCAGACGGCAAAGTCATAACAGGGTCAGAATATCGTTGGGATAATGTGTTGGATGTGCGTAGGGATACATTACCACTATGTGACGAGTTAGCACGGCATGTTGCCCAAATGGAATGGCAAGCTGATCGCGTATATGTATGTGACATAGCATTAAGCCGCGGCGTACCAAAAATAGTTGAGCTTAACGCTTTCTCTAGCAGCGGTCTATATGCATGCAACACACATGCTATTGTTGAAGCTGTTAGTGCGTCTGCGATACGCGAACATCGCGGCGATTGACATCGTGATGTTATATATTACAATTATCATAGGAGAAAAATTGTGATCGTTTTTTTGCTATTGATAATAATCATACTTCTACTTCAAGATTGAAAATAAAGGATACACCTAAGATGTTATCTATACTTTGGAAATCAATAGGCGCTGTGTTTGTGATGTTTATGTTGCTGAGCACACCTGCAATGGCCAGTTGTGACGGAATGAGTGTTAGCGGTTTAAGCGACAGTGCTATTATTGAACTCAAAAAGAAGTGTGTGGAGATCCAAAATCAAGCTAGTTCTGCACCTACAGTTACAGCTAATCAATTGGAAGAATATGCTGATTTGGGTAAAAAGTACGGAGTTGCACTTAGCGAAGTAGCTAAGAGTGTGGGAACAACTGTAAATGATTTAGCTCAAACACCAGTTGGTATGTTCATGTTGGCATTGGTAGGCTGGAAGGTGATAGGGCACGACCTACTAGGTGTTGTTGGCGGAACCATTTGGTTTACTGTGATGATACCTCTATGGGTATATTTCTTCGTTAGGCTAGTACTTAAAGATCGCAAGGTTGAAGAGACATATGATAATACAACTGGTAAATTATCTAAGAAAATTCAATACCCAATCAATTATGAGAATGGCCCTGGTCCTATAGCATTTGTGATGCTGCTGGTATTGTTTTCAATCTGTGTAGCTGGATTTACGATGATCTTCTGAGGTTTACTATGAAACAGTTGGTTGCAAACATAGTGTATTGGGATGATGATCATCGCAGACGAGCTATGAAGAGTTTTACATCATTCCTTGTAGAGATGCAAGGCATCATTAACGACGGGAAATTTATATGTGGTGAATGCAGCGGTCGTGGCAGTATGATACCAGATGACGAATACGCAGATCCGGTTGAGGGTTATAAATTTGCCAGAAGGATTAATTGCCCAACTTGCAATGGTTCAAAATATGTGACAGAAAAATTCTGGCGCGACTATTTCAAGCAAGAAAAAGCCAAATGGTCTGAGAGAGAAGCTGAAAGAAAACATACAGAACTGATTCGCAAACAGGCGTTGAAGAAACTAACCAAAGAAGAACGCGAAGTGTTGGGACTCTGAGCAATACCATAAATATGGTATGAGCAACGATCTTAGTTTTAGTGGTAGCTGCGAACATAGTTTGATAGCTAGCAAAGTTTGGCTATTCAAACACCTTCCAAACATTACCTATAAAAAAGTTTATGTGTTAGGCAGTTGGTATGGCAATATGGGATTGATTCTAGGCCTATTGGGTTTAGACTTCAAAAGTATCGTAAATGTAGAAACTAATGAAAAATATTGCAAGGATAACAAGAAGATCTATCAGCTTGCAGGATTTGATATACCGTATCGTATATTGCATGCAGATTGCAATAAAATCAACTATGATGATGCAGATTTAGTTATAAACACCAGCACCAATGATATCAAAACTCACGAATGGTTGCGCAATGTGCCCAAAGGCTGCACGGTTGCCATACAGTGCAGGAATGAGCAACCCTATGCTAAATCTATGGATAGACCTAATGATTTTGAAGATTTCTTAAAGCTATATGATCTCGGCAAAGTTATCTATAAGGGCAAGATGAATATGCGAGACGCTGATAATCCTCCGTATTCTAGATACATGCTGATTGGTACTAAATGACCCATTGATAATTTATTAGTTTATAGTATAATTAGTGATGAAATCCTGGGAAGAAATATCAGCTATAGGTATAAATTTTAGCTTGGCCCATGACAAATATTCTCAAAATGAATATGAGATACTAGACTGGTGTGAGGAAAACGGAGTCTGGATATACTTTTTTAGTTTTGGAGAGTATCATGTTTTTTGGTTTACGACTGAGCAGGACAAAATTGAATTCAAAATGAGATGGGAATAACACAATCAGATTGTGGTTGACAGTATCTATATAGATGCTAGTTTATAAACATGATGGAGATTTTTGATGACATCGGTTGATAGTGCATTTACCATTACAGCTTCTGGTCGTGCATTCAAAGTGCTGAGCGACGGACTTTATTCTGACAAGATTTCTGCTGTGATCCGAGAGCTCAGTTGCAATGCCTATGACAGTCACGTAGCAGCAAACAAAGTAGATGTACCATTTGAAATTCATTTGCCTAGCGATAACGAACCTTGGTTCAGCGTACAAGATTATGGTCTTGGTATTAGCGACGCAGATATTCACAGCATTTACACTAGGTATTTTACCAGCACCAAAGTTGGTAATAGCAATCAGATAGGTGAGCTTGGCCTCGGTAGCAAAAGTCCATTTAGTCTAGTTCGAGAATTTGAAGTTACCAGTATTCATAACGGTACTTGTAGCAGGTATCGAATGTATTTTGATGACAGCGATACTCCGCGAGTACAGTTAGTAGAACAGAAGCCAACTACTGACGGCAACGGCCTGCAGGTCAAATTCACTGTACCCAATTACCATGATAGATTAGAATTTGAATCCAAAGCAATTAATGTTCTGCGATGGTTCAAAACTACACCCATAGTCAAGCTTGAACAGGCGATTGTAGAGATTGAAAATCTCACAGTCAACATCAACTCCAATGGTTGGGGATTGCAGCCCAATGTTTCTAGATATGCAATGCCCTATGCACTTATGGGTAACGTAGCATATCTATTGGAAAAGAGCAGCATCAAGGGCAATGACGATCATGCGTTCAGTGTATTGCGCCTGCCGCTGATTGTGCGGTTTGATATTGGTGAGCTAGAAGTGGCTGCTAGCAGAGAAGGGTTAGGCTACGATGATCGCACTTGCAATAACCTAAAAACTCGGTTGATTGCTGTCTATAATGATATCCACCAGCAGTATGCTGATAAAATTAGTTCAGCTGATACAGAATGGGATGCTCGTTCAATCTGGAACCAATATCTTGGCGAAAATGTTGACTTCCGTTGGGAGTTGCATGAAATTTTTTCTAATCGTGTTTTTAAGTGGCGCGGGGTTGAAATCAAAAACAAGTACAAGATTATAGATCTCACTAAGTTTTATTCAGCTGCTAGCATAAACAAGAATAACACCGTACGATGGATTCATCGCGGCGATATTGCCATGCATCGTGTGCGCCAGAATGACTTCAAAAAGCATAGTGTGAGTTGCACCAATGACGTTAAGATCGTCTTTGATGATTTGCCTCGTAATGGGGCCAAGAGAGTAAAGCATTGGCTATCCAACTGCAAAGAAAATATAAAGGTATATCTCTATTCGCAACCAGATGTTTATAGTAAGCCAGCAGACGGTTGGCCAGCTCTGTATCAAGATTTGGGGTGTCCAGAGATCATTTGGACTAGTGAACTTGAAGCTCCGCCTGTTACAAAACGCAACAGGAAGCCGGTCAAGATGTTAAAGTTTGGTACCGATGTCTGGCGTCATGTTTGGCAGGAGGTTGACATTGACCTATCCAAAGGCGGATTTTATATTGACAAGGATCGCAATGATCCGATAATAGAAGATGGTTTTAAGGTCTCACTTAGCTCAGTTGTATCTAAGGCCAAAGAGCTTGGATTGTTGACGGAATTTCCTGACATTTACTCGAGCAATAAATCTACTTTGAAAAAGATCAGTAAGATGAAAAATTGGGTAAACATTATCTCATATTTGAGGGAAAAGTTCTCTGAATTAATTTCAAGTGAAGACTATTGGGCTGATCATATTGCTACATCTGAACTGCTCAACAATATTAGAAGTAGCATGCCTGTTCGAGATTTCTTCCTTTATCGCTGGGATCTACGAGATGAAAATAGTGCTATGAAGAAGTTGTTGACCATCTATCATGAATGGTCGTCAAAGATTAATACAGGTCAAATGGAAAAAAATTGTTAACTTCTCTAGAAGTTTGGATATTGATTTGAATGTTCAACAGGGCAAAACAGATACCAGGATATCGGATGCGTTTGCTGAATTCAAGCACCGTTATCCTATGTTGAAGATGTTAAATTATTCAAGCTTCAATTCATCGTTTAATGTAGTCAACGATTATATCAACATAGTTGATATGTCTTGGGTTTATTTTGAACTCAGCCGTCCAATGCCAACCGTTGAAGAAGATGATTAATATTAGTTGTTAATTAATTTGGTAATCGCTTAGATTCTAAGTATACTGAATTTAGGATTCTAGTAAATAGGTGATTACCAAATGGAATTAACACAGGATCAGATCAAGAAACTACAGTCTGCTCGTATACATTTCTGTATTCCGGCATACGGTGGGCAGATAAATGAAGGTACTTTCATCAGCATGTTGAAGTACATGGCTACCGCTCAACGTTTTGGCCTTAACTTTACTATAGATACTATGGTCAACGAGAGCTTGGTGTGCCGCGCTCGCAATAGTTTAGTTGCCAAGATGTTGTATTTTGAGCCCAAGAGCACACACCTAATGTTTGTTGATGCTGACATTGGATTTGAACCAGAAGAGATCTTCAAGCTTATATTAGCTGATAAGGATGTAGTAGGCGGATTGTATCCCAAGAAGGCTCTACCGATCAACTATGTAGTCAACAAGATCCCCGGAGCGCAGAAGCAAGGTAACCTAGTTCAGGTGTCAAACCTCGGAACTGGTTTTATGATGATACGTCGCAGTGTTTTGGAAAGCATGATTGCCAAGCATCCAGAATTGCACTATGTTGATGCTATCGGTCTTGATCCAAAGTATGATCCGTTCAAGTATGCTCTTTTCGATACAGAGATTGATCCCAACACCAAAGAATATATGTCGGAAGATTATACATTCTGCAAGCGATGGAGAGACATGGGCGGAAGTATATGGGCAGATCTCAGTATCACCCTCAACCACATTGGATATTTTACCTTCCGCGGAGACGCAACTCAGTTGCAACCCCACCTTTGATGTTAATGCGGGCGGCAATCAATTGCCGCCCGCATTCTTATCTTCTGCTGCACCATTTTAAAATATAGGTTGACAGCGCCCATGTAGATGCTATCGTGCAGCATAGACATTGAGGAGTTATGCAAATGGCTAGCAGCTACATTCTCGGTAATAAAACTGAAACTTATGTGGTTCGTGTTAGCGATACAGGTCGCGGTAAAAGGACAATTGAAAACCGTGAATTTGCTGATTACCACAAAGCCCTGCACTTCTGCAACGCTATGGAAGCCAAGTATGGCTCCAAATATATCGTAGACTTTGACACCAAATTCAAGTGAAATATTGCTAAAATATCTAATGATTTCAATTGGATCTTTTTGGTTGACAGCCCCTGTATAGATGCTATTATACGGGTATAGAGCAAGGAGTTAACACATGTACAATGTGGATAAGATTGGACTCAACCTTGGTGACAGGGTTCGCTGGGAAAGCGCTGAGGGCACTCTCCGAGGAGAGGTTGTTGGCATGAGTTTGGCTAAGAATGCCGCCGGAAAGGTTATCCCTTGGATCACTGTGGAATACATCCGCAACAACCGAAATGTACAGACTATTCTTTGTGGTACAGAAGGTTACCTCAAGATGATGAAATTTACTGTGATTTTTCGTGATAAAAATAATCTTTTTGCTGCCTGAAAACGGTTGACAGCGCCTATATAGGTGCTATTATGCGGGTACAGAGCAAGGAGCTAGCACAGCATGCAAGTTACCGAACGCATCGAACAGGTCCGCAAGCGTTGCACTGAAGTTATCGCCAATATCAAAACCTTGTATGGTATTGATTGTTCTAATGTACAGATCCGTTTTGACCTCCGAGGCAGGGTTGCAGGCATGGCAGGTTGCCGCTTCAACTTTTTTGGAGGCAGCACGTTTGATCATTTTGTCCGTTTCAATGTTGATATGATTGCTAATGATAGCTATGATCATATCATCAATGATACTGTCCCACATGAATTTGCTCATATTGTTTGTTATATGAATCCCCTGCTGGGTCGCAATCATGACGCAGGATGGAAGAAGGTTTGTATGGCGTTGGGCGGTTCAGGCGAGCGCTGCCACAGTGAGAAGGTTTCTTACGCCAAAGGCAAGACCTTCCAGTATCTCACTACAGTTGGACGTTTGGTTACGGTGAGCGAGAATAGGCACCGTAAGATTCAGTCGGGTGTAACCTATCGTGTCTAGCGCGGTGGTGGCGCTATTAACAAGATGTGCAAGTGGTCAATATTTGGACAGCCTCTCAACGTTGCCATTGCCGAAGCTCCTGCTGCACCAGTTGCCAAGAAGGTCGTTCAGCCAGCGCCTCGTACTGAACAAGTCAAGGCGAGCGGTGTTAGCAAGGCCACTCGAGTGCGTGAGTTTATTGCACAGGCCAAGAAGAGCAACCAAACTCAGCAGCATGTTGTGGCGATTTGCATTTCGCAGCTTGGTATGACCCGGGCGCTTGCTGCTACCTACGTTAAGAATAACTGGGACAAGGTTTGAGCTATTAACTATAGCGGCAATGTGCCTTTGACACATTTGCATCTGTGTGTTAATATCAAAATGCGGCAATAACACATCTAACAACAAATGGAGATAAAATTTTTAAGACTATTTTCGCTACGGTATCACTGATGGTAATTGCAACGGCAGGTGCATCGGCTTCCAATACGCATGTACAAAAGGCAACCAGTTGTCCGCTACATACTCAGTTTGATAAGGCTACTGTCACTTGCGTACCTATTGGATCAGTAGATACTGATGATGATACTGTGCAGGACATTTACGTGTACGGTAATAGGCACGGCGACAATACCAATACTGTTTCTAACGGGGGCAATGTTAGCTCTGGTGGTAACGGCGGCAATGGCAATTCCGGAGGCAACGGGGGTAATGGAGGCAATAGCAATTCCGGAGGTAATGGCGGAGACGGAGGTAATGGCGGAGACGGAGGTAACGGCGGAAATGGCGGTAACGGGGGCGACGGCCACGGGCAGGGCGATTGCAACGGCCACGGTGACAACGATGGTAATAGTCATGATGGTAGCCATGGTGATGGTCACGGCGAGGGCAGCGGCCACGGCAACGGCCATAGCGGGCATCGCTAATAAGCTATAAACTTTATGATAAGGTGGGGAAATCCCACCTTATCATTTTATACAAATTACCGAGGCAATGTTTAAAATGGACAATCAACTGTGCGACAAAGTTATCCTTAGGATTGCCGAGCAAGTGTTAAATTTAGATACTCTAGACACACGCAACAGCGATGATCTCGATTTTCGAGATTTGGCTGTGTGGAATATCCGCGCTGCTCTTGAAGCAGCATATGATGCTGGGTATCGTGCTGCACAACGCAATACTTCCAATGAGTTCGATAGTGATTGAGTTTTGGAACCTATCCTCTGAACAGATAGACAGTGGATTAGACTTTATGTATGATTCTAGTCTGCGCGCCATGCATCCAGATGATCCTATTCTCGCACTATCATTTGATAGCAGATTTCAAAAGTTAGCACATATGTGGTTAGAATGCGGTCGAGACATGACTTTGATGCGGTTGAGATACGCAGATGAAATAGAACGTTTGCTACAATATCCTTGGCAAGTATAAGTTAAAACACATGTCAGGATATCCCTGGGAGTTTGATTATAAGGCGTGGCAGGACGAGAGCATTAAGCTTTCTAATCGACTTATTTCCGTATCTGATATAACTATCCGGAAAGATCTCCAAAAGATGTATCTAGCTGTTTATGATCTAGCAGTAGATATAACTCGTGAGGAAGTAGAATGCAGGCGCAAACGTCGCCAAAGTTACAAGCATCAAGAGATGCTAAAAAAATTTGCCGAGATGAAACAGAACTTAATTGAGCACATCACTTGGGCGCTGCTGATGTGAGATGCGTTAACCTATGTAGGCAACGCCCCAGCTGTCGTTGGCATCAAACGTCACCGTGCCTCCGGTTGCCACGACCTGAAGGTTATCACCTGCATTGAGCTTGACGATGCCGCTCACGCCCCAGTGACTGGGTCCGCTGAGGCTGCCGTTCAGGGTTTCCCAGTAGAGCACGGTGGTGCCGTTGGCAGTATTTGTTTGACCGTTCTTCTTCATGCAGGCACTAGCACTGCTTCCGCCGGATATGCGCAGGTTCATGAATGCGCTGTACAGTCCAGCCACTGGTGCGGTGAACACACCAGTGCTGTTGTTGTAGGCGCTGCCTTGGTTGTAGTCCACGTACTGGTTGGTTATGGTTGTGGCGGCGGTGAAATTATTGCTGGTGGTGGCTGTGATCCTGACAGCGGGGCGAGTAGGCAGCGTTATACCGTATGATCCTATCTGTGCCCATTGCGTGAAGCTGCTGGTGCCTCTAAACTGGAACACACCTCCGGCTGACCCACCAGTGCCTAGATCCATGTACATGGTGCTGTAGGTCACGCTGTTGTCACGCACGGCCATGTTGCCATTCATCAGCAGTGCAACGTTGCCTGCCGCGGCTGATCCCGCTGAAAACGCCACCGACGCGTTGCCCACCATGGTGGCCTGGCTGGTCACCGTGCCCGTCACGGCCAGCGTGCCCGTTACCGTGAGGTTTGCGTTGCCGTCCAAGGTCATCTTGGTGGCACCCGGCTGGTACCAGCGGAAGGTGCCGTTGCTGTTGTCTATCTCCCAGTTCTGTGCCGCGTTGCCGTTGGCGAACACCACCCTAGGCGTCTGGCTGCTACCGATGCCGGTGTTGCCTGCATACACCCCCGCCACCGTGGTGCTCTCGTTGAATGGGCCCGAGAATGATCCGTATCCACCGGCGTTGATGTTGCCTGCTATGCCGACGCCCCCGGCCACTATCAGGGCTCCTGTGGTGGTGCTGGTGCTGGTGTTGGTGCTGTTGACGGTGACGTTCTGTCCGAAGCGTCCGTAGGTGTTGCTGACCAGACCGTTGACGACCTGCACCCCGTTGCTGGTGCTGCCCGAGTGGTACACGTTGCCGCCCACGTAGAGATCGCCACTGACACCCAAGCCGCCCGTGACCACGACCGCGGCATTGGCGGTGCTGGTAGCAGCAGCGTTGCCGCCAATGGTGATGTTGGCCATGAGGGCGGTGCTGCCCAGCTGCGTGATGCTAGCATAGCTGCCAATGGTACCGCGTGCTGTAGCCGTTCCTGAGCCAGCGTACACCCTGAGCTTCACGCTTTGGTTGGCGGTGGGTGTATATACCAGTTTGAGGCTGGTGTTGGTGCTTTCGTTGGTGTTCCGGTTGATGGGTTCAGACAGGCCTGCCACTGATCCGCTGGCGACTAATGATGTGTTGCTGGTGGCGTCCACCCATTGATACAACAGATAACCACCACTGAGATCGCTGAATGTGCCCCAGTTTATGTTGGCAAACAGCTCATAGGTCTTGCCGCCAGTGAGGGTAAACACACCTGTGCTGGTGTTATAGGCTATGCCGTTGGCATATATCTGTGTGTCAAATATGATGTCGGTGTTGATGCCAATGCCTGCGTCGTCCGCGCTGTTGTAGACCTGGCATAGATCAGCCACGTAACCTGTTACCGAACGTGTGCGTGTCCAAGCATTGCTGCTGGCGCTCCACTGGTAGGTGATGTTGTTGACCGTGGCCAGCTGACCATCCGAGGGGGGATAGGGGAAACTCATCAGTACAGCCTCTCTATGCTAATCATGTTGTTGTTGTAACCGGGGCCTATCTGCAGCGTGATGCGATAGCTCCTGAAGTTGGTGGTATCACTCAGTATGTATGTGGATATGTCGCCGGCACCGGTAAAGTTCCAGCCAAACGATGATGTGGCAACGGAGGTTGTAACGGCTTGGGAACCAGAGCTTCCGCCACTGCCGCCATTGACAGCATAATTACCGCCTATATAGTATGTATTAGATCCTGACACCGTTGACAGGCTCAAGCCTCTGTTGCCACCGGTGGTTACCGTGGCCTTGAGGTTGTCCATGACCACATATACACCAGCGTTCGCGAATCCACTGGCGATGGTAGCAGTTGGTGCGCTGAAGGTCGGTCCGTCATAGTCCAACCAGAAGCTGCTGTTGCCGTCCGTGGTCCAGCGATACATCACGTCAGTGCTTGAATTATACCATATGTCGCCTATGGTGGGGTTGGCTGGTGCCGTTGCGCTGGTGGTGCTGCGCACGCCGCCGGCCACTATGCTGCCGGTGCCAACTAAGTTGCCCATCACGCTCACCACACCCGTGCCTGCGGGATCCAGCGTGATGTTGGCATTGCCTGATGATTGCACGGAACCGGTGCTTATGGTTAGGTTGCCTACGGTGACGTTACCACTGAGGTAACCTGCCACGTTGGTGTTGCCGTAGCTGCTCGCTGGCGTGCTGAATGCCAACGCGCCGTTACCGTTAGTGGTCAGCACCTGCCCGGTGGTGCCACCCGTGATGGTCACGTTGGCAATGTTGCCCAGATTGGCGGCACCCGTCACGACGAGGTTACCGATGGATATGTTACCGCTGAGATAGCCGGCCACGTTGGTGTTGCCGTAGTTGCTGCCACCGCCTGCCCCTGTTGGTCCCGTGGCACCTTGCAATGCCGGAACGTATGCTCCTATGACCTGTATGTCGAACCATGGGTAGCTGCCGGCCAGTGCGAAATCACCATTGCCGCCAGCCTGTATGGTAGCGCTCGCGCTGACCAACCTATAGCTGACCACCGTGCTGACATTTGGTGTGAAAACATACTCGCTGATGCCACCTGAGGCACCATTTGATGCGGCATCGGCGGGATTGTAGCTTTCTGATAGGCTGCCGACGTATGCACCTGCCGTCTCGTTATACCAACCGAATGCTGGTCGGGAACCTGTCCAGCTTGGTACCAATGCCGTTAGCCTGTAGGTGCTGTTGGCTGCCAGCGTGATGTTGCCGGTGCTGGTGTTGAGGCTGATGTCGCTTGACGCATATGCATCTACCTGCGTGAACACTATGCGTGTGCCTGCTGACATGCCGGTCTGTGCGGCGCTGCGGCTGCCACGCATGAAGCTGGCCGCAGGTAGCGCACCAGTGGGTCCGGTAACACCCGTGGCACCTTGGTAACCGCCGGTCAGCTGCACCCAGGTGACGCCTGTGGTGCCATTGTTATCACTGAAGCTGTTGAAGCTGCCTGTGCTGGCGAATGCTCGCAGGGTATAGGTGGCACTACCAGATGTGGTGAGGATTATCCTACCATTACCGGTGCCTGCCTGTGAAGCCGCGGTGCTGTTGTAATAGCTCAGAACCTGGCTGTTGGGAACCAACGTGCCCGTTGGATCATACAGCGCGAACTCTCCTGCGAACGCTGCGCTGGAGCTCTGCGCACGCATCCAATAGCTGACGTCCCAGGTCCCTGCGCTGGGCAGGGTGAACGTAACTACCGTGACCGGGGTGCTGCTTGTCACCGATATTGATGAGGTGGCTTGATAGGCATTGCCGGTCACGGGCGGGCTGTTTGGTGTTGCACCGGTTGGACCAGTTGCACCGTAACCAGTGGCTCCTGTTGGACCTATGCTGCCACTGGCTCCGGTTGGACCCGTGACCGTGCTGGGCGCGCCGGCGGCTCCTGTTGGACCCGTGCTGCCTTTGATGCCACTTGCACCGGTCGGTCCGGTCACGTTGCTGGCCGCACCCGTGGCACCTGTCGCACCCGTGGGTCCGGTGCCTCCGACTATGGGTTGACCGCCCACCGTTATGCTGTTGGCGTTTATGTTATATGCTGAGACGTTACCACTGACACCCAACCCACCGTTTATGGTCACGGCGTTGGCCGTGCCTGGCGCGTTGAACTGTGCCACGATGTATGTGCTGTCGGCACCTCCGCTGATGATGCGCGTGACGGTCCCTGCGATGCTGGTTCCAATGACGAGGTTGCCACCCTGCCCCGGATAGCTGGGATCTCCCTGCACGTATAGATACCCGTCGTCCTGCAGCAGGGCGTTGCCTAGGCTGTTGCTCTGAGTGCCGTCCCAACCGCTGCCGGCGATGCCTAGATCTATGTAATGGCTGGTGTCCGTGCCGTTGTCGGCGGTGACCACCCAGTCGCCGCTGGCTGTGTTGCCGCTGTTGATGTTCTGCAGGTTGTTCTGCACGTAATCGTTGATGCTGGCCGAGCTCTGTATGACGGGGTTGGCCACGGTGCTGTAGCCAACCTGTATGCCGGCGTAGAGGGCACCCAGACCGTTCTCATCCCCGTAGAACTTGCCGCTGTTGCCTGTTATCTGGGTGACGCTGCCGCTGAGGTTGATGTCGCCCTGCACGTAGAGGTTATCCAGTATCAGCGTGTTACCGGTGACGATTAGGTTCGCGAACTCCACGGCATCGCCGGTGTTGAGGCTCTGGTTGAATGGATTGTTGGCACCCGTGGGCCCCGCGGGTCCGGTGTGGCCTGTTGGTCCAGTGACCGTGCTAGTGGAACCAGTTGGTCCCGTGGCGCCGTCCATGCCATCGGCACCCGTCGGTCCTGTGGGCCCTGTGCTGCCAAGGTCGCTACCGCCCACCAGCGCGTTGCTGCCGTCGCTCCAATTGATGGTGCCTCCTGGTGGCAGGGTGAGGTTACCATCCGCGCCAAAAAGCCATGTGGATCTATCGTAAACGTATGTTCCAGTTGGCGGTACGCTGCCATAGGGTGGGTGGATCTCCCACTGGGCCAAGGGATTCCAGTATGGGCCCATGTTGATGTACAGCGACTGGCCAAATCCTGGCACGAATATGCCCCATTGACCAGCGCTGTATTCTATGTGGGGATCACTGGCGGGATTGTAACCTGCTGGCATCCAGATATCAGCCTGTGGATCATAGGTGTAGGTGAGGTTCACAGCTACGAAATCTGCGCCGGTTATCACTATGGTCTGAGGACGGCAGCCCGGCGTGACATACACACCATCATTGATGGCCTCATGCACCGTGCTGGTCAGCGGCAGCGTGAGGTTACCATCTGTGCCAAATGTCCAGGCATGCGTGCCGCTGTCAGTGGTAGCGTTGCTGTAGAGTATGACCTCACCCTGGCTGCCCACGACGAGATTGGTAGTATCAGCCTGGATGTAGCTGTCGTTGGGCAGACCCAGCACGCCCGCGTCTCTGAAGCGCCAGATGTGATCAAAGGCAGTGATCACCACTTGGCCATAGCTGCTGGCGGCGGAGCCTCCAATGATGTACACGAAACCCGCATCTCCATCGGGGCTGTCTCCACCTTTGATGGTCACGTCACCACCGAAGTCTCCGCCAAACCCTGCGCTGAGGTACAGATGCCCACCTGTGCCGCTGCCGGGATCAACAGGTGTGCCGGCTGTGATGTCTAGGTCAAGCCCAGTGCCACCAATGGTGGCCGTGGTTGGCAGAGTGAGATTGCCATCTAGTCCAAACGTCCAAGTGTAAGCAGAATCAAGCAGATTAGTTGTTAGTTCAACATCAAATCCAATCCTGACATTTGTTTTTGGGTTACCGCTTACTACATCTAAACTGTATAAGTTCAAAGTGCTTTCCGAAGAGGAAATGCTTGCCCAGTTATTCCCCTCCCAGGTAAAATTGATAGCACCGTTGCCACCATTAACGCCGTCTGGCATGGTCAGCACGCCGTCTGAGCCAAAGGTCCATGGTTGATTACCGGCAGCCAGCAGAGTGATGTTGCCATTGTAGGTCTGCACGTAGCCATCGTCTGGCAGCGTGAGGTTACCATCCCCGCTGAGTATCCAGTCTGCGCCATCGGCACTGAGCTTGAGGACCGATGCACTGGCTATGCTCGCAGGCACCTCAGGCGCTTGCCCCTGCACCGTGACCGTCCATTCACTGCCATTGTTGTGGATGCTGCTCACATACAGGGTGAAGTTGAATCCAGCTATGCCCGTGACGCTTGGACCATACACGAAGGCATCGCCGTTGACGTATCCAGGATTGCTGGGCCAAGTCTGGGTGTTGTTGCTGAAGGCATGCACATGCCCATAGTCATCCACGGCAAAGCTCACGCTATAGGTCCAGGCATTGCCCGTGAGGTTCAGCACCGTGTGGCCGGGATGCGGGCGGAAGTACGTGGGTGTGAGATCTGCTGTGAACGTCACAGGCAGGCTGCTGGGCACCGAGAAGCCCCCGTTCCCAGCAAAGTACCAGTTCTGGCCGTTGGTGGACAGCGCTATGTCCTGGTTGGTGGTGGTACCTATCGCGGTGCCGGTGAAGGTTATGTCGCCTGTGTTGGCATTGCCGGTTACAGTATGGCCACCAGGAGTAACATTATCTGCAATCCTCAGAACGCCGTCGGCACCAACTACTATTTCTCCAAACGGTCCAACATATGCGTTAGCATCTGTATTCAAAGTTTGGCTAGTATATACACGCATGGTCATAGTAGATCTTTGCTCTCAATTTGTCTTATATTTACCAAATTTCCAAACAGGCAACTAGATGGTCAGAGCAAGTGACCCACACCGAACGATCAATTAAGTTGCTAGTTTCAATCAATATTCAATGATGTGTTGCTGTTGAACTTGTTGAACAGCATTTGATCTTCGCTGCCCCAAAGGCTGTTAAAATTGCTATAATCGTTGTTCAATCCTGTATCATACAATGTTGTTTGGCTATTGTATGTTAACCAAGATTGCAATTGGGCTGGTGCAGCGTGGGGATTAATTTGCAGGAACAATGCACCTAGGCCGCACACCTGAGGACTAGCCATACTTGTGCCATCTAGATTGGCTTGCAACCAGCTTGTATCTAAAAAGTATGGTGCTGGTTCATATCCGTCGTTGGTAATCTCATTTGCCCGACTCATGCTGCTGGTAATTCCTGTACCAGGACTGTATATGCTAACTCCGGGTCCGCCCTCGCTGAAAAACACTTTTTGATCTTGAGATTGACTATATGAATTGATATCAATAGCACCAACTATGTTGGCATTTGTGCTATATGGACTGCTACCTTGGTTATAGAAATTTATGTCGTCATAAATGTCTGTGAAATAATTCTGATAGTCTGGTCCCAGTGGCGCATCAATTTTTATGCCATCGTTTCCTGCAGCAATACAAACGTGTATTCCTGCAGCTATCATTTCGTCAATTGCTATATCTGTAGCTGGATCTCTAATAGGGAATGTGCCTATTGATTGTGATCCCATGCCATATTCAGTATGTATGTCACTGACCAACTGTGATCCACTCCATGGTGTTCCGCGATAGTTGCCGCCAGTTATAATTGTTTCTGAGTCTGTTATATAATAGCTGCCTGTTATGCCCCAACTCATGTTGACTATAGTTGGACGCTTGTAACCAGTAGTGGGATCAATTGGTTTGTTATTGTGCCAGCCTATCATAATGTCAAATATGTCGCTGTAAGGCAAACCTGATGTGTCGATAGGTGAAACTAAATCTTCTAGCTTGATGCTGTAAATCTGAGCATTCTTTGCCCATCCAAATGTCTTGCCAGCGGCTATGCCTGTGACATGTGTACCGTGACCAAATACGTCGCTATAATGACCAGATGGCATAGTACCCGATACACCGCTTGCAGCATACCAATCTATTTGTTGTACTCTGCTGTTGCCATTTGCATCTTTGAATTCTGGGTGATTAACTTCAAGGCCAGTATCTACTACTAGAACATCTACACCTGTGCCGTCTAGGGTATAATTGTATTGTCCTATCACTGAATAACTAACACCGTAGTTATTAACTGCGCTGTTTACTCTGCTCAGTCCCCAATTGACATTGTTGCCTACACTGTTTGTAGTTTTATCAAAATTATTGTATTGTGTAGCATAGGGTTTTATTACAGCATTGTTCTTGTGCTGAATAGGTATAGTAACGCTATGTACTCTAGCATCTCCGCGTAGGGTTGCTGCCTCGCTGCTGGTTATTGCATAATGTCTGAGCCTATTAACATTAGGTCTTTGTTTTAACACCCTCACTGCCCTCGATGGAATAGCATCCGTGCTCTTATGTGCAGTTTCCATCTTGTCCCAAAATGCATTGTGATCTACATCTGCTTTTAAGGCTACTATATACTCTTGCCCATCTGGATGTGCGGCAACAGTTTTGGTAATTACCTTGGGTAGTGATTTGTTTTTTGATCTACCTTGCATGCGTTTGGCTTTCTATCGTTTTAGGATTTCTTAACGGCTGGTTTCTTTGGTTTAAATTCTGCCATGCTGGTTAATGCATGCAGGTTACCAACTACTGTGCCATTCAACACAACCTGAGGTACTGTGGTAGCACCTGGCACTGCTTCTAATAGCTGAGCTTTGGTCCAGTTGTGTGATTTGATATCGCGCACTTCAACTGCAACTTTGTTAGACGTTAGTAGTCTCCTAGCTATGCTGGTATGTGCATTTTGACCGTTGGTCCATATCACAGCGGTGTTGCCAACGCTAACGGTATTACCAAAATGCAGTGTATTGCTACTTTGGTGTATGGTGTTTGATGTTGCTGTTACGTTTGAATTTGACATGTTTGATCCTTTTAGAATCCATTAGTTAATGGGTTATGGAATAGCTGGTTAGACGGTATGCTGCTGACAGAACCTAGAGATGGTGTAGAGAATTGCAAAGTCAAACCGCTGCCTCCTTGATTGTTACCATACTCTATCCTTATTGGGTATAGCTGACCCTGTTCCATTGACATTTGATTTGATGTATTTGAATCAACACCGTGTATACCACCTAATGTTAGGAAAGAATTTCCTGTAGTATAACCAGATTCAGCTGGCGGGCCAAACCATACATAACTGGCATCATCTGATGAAAGAGTCCATGTATATGTTTCAGTAGTTGTTGGCATGAAGTAACCTTCAAACAAGTAACTGGTTGTAGCTGGTACTGTGTCTTGGGCAAAATTTATAGTAGTGGTACTGTATGCTTCCCTTAGCAATCCAAAATTGTTATCAAACCAAGTTGGATCATCAGTATTACTCTCTAGTGTACCGTTTGGATCTCCCCAATATGCATTGTAAACATTACAATGTAGCCCAGCGCCAAATATAAATCTCGTGCAATCATATCCATAGCTAGTTGATTGCCTAACATAATTCCATAACCTAAAAACTGCTATCTGCCCTTGATAATCATTGCCATTTGTAATATGGGTTATACTTCCTAAGCCTAGAGCATAATGCAATCCGTGTCCCGAACCCCATGGAGTTGACCTTTGGCCTACGACGCTAGTGGTTTGTACATCATTTAATTGTAGAACTACTTGATTGGTACTGGAATCATAGCTCATAGACATGAAGTTCCAGTCATTCAAAGTAACTGTATTTGTAGTAGAGACATTATCACCGTTACCCAGTGTACCATTAAATACTACGCCAACAATGTTACCACTTGGTCCTATCTCCACAGTACTTACATACCATCCTGACAATAAATCATTCTGTCCTAACTCTTGTACCAATACGGTATTGTTGGCAGTTGGATAGAACCAAATCTCCATGGTGAACGATCCGCCATTATCGCTTATAGACCAAAGATTTGAATTATTGAGATCTGGTGTAATCCAATAGCTAGAACCGTCAAACCCTACACTGTAACCACTAGAATTATCTAGCCATGTTTGTGGGAAAGTTTGAGCTGCACCAGATAGACCCATTGGATAATTGCTACCCAACGGTGTTGTATAGCTTATTACAGGCCAGTTGGTTAAGTCGTTTTCATATGGGCCTATGTTGGCATCCCAATACCAAAAACCTCTTAGCGACTTTGATAATGCAGTTCCTGCAAAGCTAGATAAAATGCTCATTATAGTCCTGCTAATCCTGTTCCGCTTATCATCCAAGTATTAGTTTCAATTTGCAATAGAGTAGCCATTGAATAAGCAGGCAAGCTAAATCCATTTGCATTTAGACCTATACCGCTGCCTATCAGCGTAGTAACTCCGTTGTTTTCTGCCACTATGTTGATACCTTGTGAACCATTTGTGACTATCACAATGCTAGCACCAATTGGGAAATTTACAGATGTATGTGTTGGTACATAGATTGTATCTACAAATGAAGGATTTGTGCAATATATGTGCCTTCCGCGATCTTCATAGTTAAGAGTATAATTACCATTTACTGAATTCTGCGGTATATCTCTAAGGAAACTTTCATTACTTTCATTCTGTAAATCAAACGCATAAGGCGTTCTCAACGAAGTATTACCATTGTTATCGTTATCGTGATCTACAAAATAAAAATTGTTGCTCCAGGTACTAATAAAAAGGTCGCCGTTAATGTCATGATAACCGTTGTAACTATAGCTTCCAATCTCAACGCCGCAGCCGTTGTATTGATATGTGCCCATATGCCAGTTGTTGGTTGACGGATCTATTTGTATGTAACCATATCCAAAATTATCTTCTTCGAGATTTGGATCGCCATTTACAAGTCCTACGTTGAAACTATCTGCTATACTTAGGAAGTTTGTCAAACCTGGCAATACACTGCTATTGCTCAACAATAGATTGTTAGCAGATCCAACTTCTCCCCAAGCCATATCTTTATAGTCCCAAGGACCTTCCCATCCATATTGTGCAAGACTCAAATTCCATGTTACACCGTCAGTTGAGGTATATAAAACAGGACTGTTGTCACCTACACCAACAAACGTGCCGCCGCCAAAATGCAAGTAATCTAGCGGATCGCCGTGTGTCCAAGTTATCAGTCCGCTGTCTGTTACATATGAACCGCCCCAACTGGTACTATCTAACCCCTGTGTCATAGCCGAATCTGTATAGAGCGCACTGGTGTTGGTGTTGATGTAATACGTACCGTTGAGATTGCTGGGATCTGCACCGGTTATGGTAAGCTTCTCTCCGTTATAATAAGCGTTATTTCCAGATATTGTTATTATAGTAGGATTGCCTACTGATATAGAACTTATTGTGACCGGATAGGGATTAGGCACAACACCTGTAAAAGTCTGTCCCTGATTGGTCGTCTTGAGAACTCTACCATTATGAAGGCTTATAAGAGCTACGCTTTCGGCACCAACTGTGCCGGCTGCTATTCCGTTTACTATATCTTGATCGGTTTCAAATCCGTTACCATCTGGCCAAACAGTTGCGGTAGCATTGTCAGCATTTACAATATTCCAAGTTCCCATAGTTGGGTCAGTTGTACTATTGAAATAAAGGTTATTGTTATCGCCACCGCCGTAGCATACCCAACCATGACCATCAAAGTAATCTCTGTATGTACCTGGTATGGTAGTTATGAGATTTGATGCGCTCAATGTAGCACTTAACTCTGTTACGTAATATGCACCGGCAGGTATCGCGTCTGATATGCTGTTCCACATATAATGCTGGCCAAACAACCATCCAGTTCCGTTGAAGCTAACATCTTCCATAGATATACCATCTACACTGTCGCTGTTGTTGCGCTCGTTGGTAATCATGTTGGTGATGTTGGTTAGATCAACATTACCCCACGTCCAATTGATACCATCTGAACTATACACAAAGCAAGGATAATACCAATTGTTTGGATTATCAGTAGATGGATAGTAAAATCCAACTGCTATAAAATGTCCGCCAAGATAGCGAATTTTCTGCCACTGTATATTTTCACCGTTTGGTCCCAGTCTAACTACCAAACTGGGAGACTGCTTAGCAGCTTGATTGGCTGTGCTGCTGTACCAAATATCAGAACTATCAAAATTGTAATTATATACAACATACGCAATCATACTGCCGCCTGCAGCTATACGATATGCATACATGTCTATGTCGTTAGTAAAATAGGTATAATCAGTTGTTCCAAATCCCGGTGTCCAATTTAGTCCGTCTAAGCTTATGCTAACAGCAATTGGCCATTCGTCTTCAAATAGCATAATCCATTGATTTTCACTGCCACCGCTGCTAGACCCACCTGATGCATATGCCAGTGAGTTCCATGCTGTTACACCATCGCCGTATTTGACCTTGCCAGTATCAAGTTCCAAACCTGGTTCACCCTGTGCTAGCGTTGGATTGGTGTTGGTCCAGCTTGCTGCGAGGTCCCTGCGTAATTGAATCTTTGTTGCCATTGTATGTGTTCTCCGCTGGATTATTTAGTATTTGCTATATTGGTTATGTCCATGATTGGTCTATAGGTGATCTCACCCAAGAGTTAGTTCCCACACAAACATAGACATATGTGCTATCTGAAGCCACTTGCCCTGGCAATCCTGCACTTGATGGATGAGCAGGTACACTAGCTGCTACACCAGGCCATGCTGTTACGCTTGCTCCAGTTGGGCCTGTTACGCTTGCTCCAGTTGGGCCTATTGGCCCAGTTGGGCCTATTGGCCCAGTGGGACCTTCTGTGTTGGAATACACAAGGTCTACCCAATGTGTGACACCGTCGCCATATTTTATCTTGTTGGTATCAATCTCTACTCCGGGTTCGCCCTCTGTTAATATAGGGTTAGCTATGACCCAGTTTGATGCCGTATCGCGTCTCAGTTGAATCCTATTTGCCATGTGTCATGCTCCGCCGCCGTTTATAGCGTTGTCGTTTAATCCATATACGGTTGTTGATGCACCGCCGTTGAATACTGTATCATTTATTCCAAATCTCATGCTTGCTGTACCACCGTCTGCATATAAAGTCGATAACTCATAAACAGCACTTGCACCGCCGCCATCCATGTTGATATTAACCACTTGGAATGCAGTTGTTTGTTTAGTGCCGTCTGGGAAGGCTAAACTACCTTGATTGTTAAACTGCCAATAGTTCTGCTCGTGTAGTGATTGATAACGTGTAGATACTCTTACACCATTTGGATCTATCTCAATAAATGCATTGCTGTTCCAAACTAACGCTATACTGCCGTCGTATCCGTTCGTGCTATCAACTGTAATAGACAATTCTGTACCAGCAGGAGTTGACATATTTGTATCTGTAAATACAAATTCTCCCAAATCTGCTCCAGCTAATGCTACCCAACTGGTGTCTACATAAGTCTCTATTTGATCGTTTGTGATGTTGTATATAAGGTCACCTGGTTTACCAGCTATACCAGGAAGTTCATCATCAGTAAAAGTAGCTAAACCTAGCGGACTAGATTTAATATTAACTCTATTACCCGCTGTTAAATTGATATCCGTTGGACTTTCAATATTTGAAATACCAAGCTGAGTGCTCTTCAAACTACCTGGTATAGTTAAATTACCAGAGCTGTCAAATTCAAGAGCATTGCAACTTTCATTATTGGTTGTTATTAGATACAATGATCTATTTTGGAAGGTTCCTACATATCCGCCATCTAGTCCTGCGTATTCTGGCGGTATTCCGTAGTCATTTGCAAAGTCTACGAATCCCATAATCATAGACGTTTGGCCATCAAAATCTGGTATAGCTATCTTAGCACCAACAGGTGTTGTTAACGCACCATTTTCAAAACTCCAAGTGCCGCCGTAATTTCCTGATATTACCCACAATCTGTTGCTATAGTTCTCAGTTACACTAATTGCCGTTGGGTTGAGGGTGCTGGGATATTGATTAATTGATTGGGGTCCGTGAGTTGCAGATATAGTCGTTGGTGTAAACAATATACCCGATTGATCGTTAAAGTAACTTGCATCAACATAACTGTAAGGACCATAAGTTCCTAGCAATGACCCGTCGGTAGGTAACTGAACTGTTATAACATCTGCATTGTTTGAAGTAGGATTGCTAGTATCATTGTCATAACTGACATTTGTAAAAGTAAAGCCAGTGATAGCTATTCTATCCTGGAACACACTACCCATTCTATGACCAAAAAATGCATTTGAACTTTCACCGTTGCTGGTTTCAGATCCAAATGATCTTTGCCATACTATGGATCCACTATTGGTAACCTTTGCAATCATGAGATTATAAGAAACACGATCGCTAGTTTCGCCTGTTACATAAACATTGCCTTCTGTATCAAAGTTTAGGTCAAGTCCATATGTATTGCCATTTATGTCAATGCTTAACTGCCAATTGATTGAACCGTCTGGATTGTGCTGAGTTAATACTGTGCATTCATAATCATCATTATCAACTAATGTGTATACCCAGTTGCCATTTACGGCTACCATGCTGCCGTTAACGTTAGCATTAGATACGGTAACTAACTGTAACGGACCATCCCATAGTTGATTACCGTTGTTGTCATATTTGACTAGTATAGGTACATTCCATCCTACACTGACGTTTGAATATGTTGATATGACATACACATTACCTGTTGTATCAACATCTACACCGTTGCTATTTCCCGGTAAATCAATAACATCGTTCCAATTTATAGTGTTAGTTGACACATTTATAGATACAATTGCTGGGCTGTTGTCATACTCGCCTGCTACATAAACATTGCCTGCATTATCGCAAGCCATGTCGTATCCAGTAAAGTTTTCAATACCAAAACTGTACTGTTGATGTATATCGCCTTGAGGATCAAACGAACCAACATAGAATCCCAACGATGCATCATTGTTTGCTAAGAAATAGATATTACCGTTTGAATCGATATCTATGCAATCATTGGTTACACAAGCTGGCAGATTCTGTCCATCTCTCCAACGCTTGCTGTACATTAAATCGCCCTGCGGATCATATTTGAGCAAGAAGCTGTCAGCTTCTTCAAGTGACAGGTCAACTATAGTACCTACAACATATAGATAGCCGCTTGCATCATATACAACGCTAGAACCAAAATTCTCATTTATTTCAAATCCAATGTCGCCGTAAACATTCCACCAATAATTTGCAGGAGATGTAACACCTATCTGTATGTTGGCAATTACATTGCTGGATAATGTAATTGGAGAATCTGGATGTAGTGTGCTAATTGTAGTGTCGTTGAATGTAATGTTACCAGTCGTTGCTATAACATTGCTGTTGAGCGTTAAACTACCTTGAGCATTTATGCCCAAGGGTTGTCCGCCTAGGTATATGGTTTGACCGCTGATCCACAAACTGCGCCATTGATTTGTAGCACTACCTAGATCAATAGCAGCATTGCTGCTAGGCATGAAGGTTGAACTGACCTGTATGTTGCTGCTGTCGGTTGTTCCCATAACATTACCAGTGAAGGTAAAGTTGCCAATATTACCGCTACCCCCAACCAGTGCATTGCTACCGTCGCTCCAATTGATAGTACCACCCGCGGGCAGTGTTAGATTACCATTTGAATCAAATTGCCATACCTGCGATATCCCTGTGTTTCCAGATTGTATATCGATAACAAATAACGGATCTGATTCTATGTACGCATCAAATCCAGTATAGGCAGAGTGTGTATAAGATGTGTCATCCTCAACATAACCGCCTATATCACTGTTATACACGTAGGTATACGCATATACGTTACCGCCGCCTTTGTTGGTAGTTTGTACAACATTGTTGTTATATACTGTATTGATTAGCTGTCCGGAACTGGTACTGATCACAGTTTGGTTGGTATCAACATATAGACCATTTATGTTGGTATTGTCGTTAAGTACACCAATGCCTGCTGTATAGGTAGAAGTAGTACCACCCAAAACTATGTTACCGTTACCATCTACTCCGATAGTGTATTGGCTGTTAACACCAGGATCAATAGCAACCATCCCAGCATATCCTGGTAGATATACATTCTCTACACCAGTATAGATCAAAGTATTGCCAGCGCTATTAACTATAGCTCTAGATTCGGCTGTGCCGGCACCCATATAGATTTGGCTACCGTTGATATTGTTGAAGCCATCTCGAGAAATTTCTGTACCAAATTCAGCTGCGTTTGTTATACCTATACCGCCGCTGTTTAGCTGTGCGGTATCTGGCATTAGGAACTGATTGTTGTTGAAAGAATAATTTCCTAAACTGGTTGGACCTTGATTTGAGAATGTTATTCCTCCCGGAGTGACATTATCTTGTATCCTAAGCGTATTAGAATCATCTACGACAATTTCCCCAAATGGACCAACATATACATTGGCGTCTATAGATGATGTGATGCTTCTAAACTTGCGCATTTGGATTACACCTTGTGATATTCTTTGATCATGTTATACGTTATTTAGCTGGTATAGATTTTACATAAACCATGCAATAAATATGGTATGAAGAAATACAGAAGCATTTGGATAAGTGACTTGCATCTAGGAACAAACGGTTGCAAAGCAGACGATCTGTGTAAATTTCTCAAACAACATGAATGTGAACACTTATATCTAGTAGGAGATATAGTAGACGGTTGGAAGCTTAATCGAGGATGGTATTGGCCACAAAGTCATAGCAATGTTGTTAGACGACTGCTTACCAAAGCCAAAAGAAGTACCAATATAACTTATATAACTGGAAATCACGACGAGTTTCTCAGAGATTGGACGAGATTTGGGTTGTATTTGGGTAATGTTAAGATAGTTAATGAGGCAGAACATATAGGCGTCGATGGAAAACGTTATCTAGTTACTCACGGCGATATGTTTGATGCTGTTACTAGGAATTACAAATGGGTTAGTTTGTTAGGAGATTTAGCTTACGAGTTATTAATAAAAGCTAACTCTGTATTGAACAAGACTTGCAAATGGTTTGGTTACGGTTATTGGAGTTTTAGCAGATATATAAAGGTTAATGTTAAACAAGCTACTAGTTTCATATTTAAATTTGAAAAACATTTAGCAGAATATGCAGCCAAAGGACAATATCACGGAGTGTTCTGCGGACATATACATATGCCAGAGATCAGAAAGATAGACAACATTGTATATCTAAACGACGGATGTTGGGTAGAAAATTGCTCTGCTATAGTTGAAAACTTTGACGGCACTTTTGAATTGCTTATACAAGGAACAGATGGTGAAATGTATGTAGAGCGCAGATACGATGTAAGTAGTGGAGAGATAGCATGAAAATTTGCTTGGTTACTGATACTTGGGATAACGTCAACGGAGTCTGTACTACTCTCAAAAATACTGTGAGAGAATTAACAGCTATGGGACATGATGTGCTGGTAATAGAACCAAGCCAGTTTAAAACTATCAAAATGCCTAGATATCCTGAAGTTAAACTGAGCATAAACATATGGTCTGTTGGAAAAAAGATAAAGAATTTCAAACCAGATAGCATACATATTGCAACAGAAGGTCCATTAGGTATAGCAGCATGTTGGTATTGTAACGTGAAGAAAAATAGTATTCCTCACAACACCAGTTATCATACTAAATTTCCAGA